CGCAGTCACTCCATATTATATCGCGCGCGTATGCGCGTATGCGTGCGCGTCGCGTGCGTGCGCGTGCGTTAATTGCGCGGGCGAGTATTACACTCTATTCTATAGTCCCATGTACCAACATCCAACCCACCGCCAGCCCCTGCCGCCCATCCCTGCCAACCACCATGCAGCACCACGCAAGCCAAGCAAGCACCAGCCAACAGCTACTTACAGCACACCACAACAGCCGCGCGGGGAAAGTGTTCCCGGCTTCGCTCTGTTCAGGCGGAAACAATCGGCAAAATCTCCACCCGCGCCCCATTGCACACCAACGGCAAGCCGCAGCAGGCCGGGCGTGTCACTCAAAAAATCGTGAAAAGTTCGGAAACTTGCAAGAAAACGAATGTAAACTTGCAAAAATGGGGCGATGTCGTTTACTTTATAGGGCATAATGTAAACGACATGCCCCCGAAAATGAAAGAATCGTGTCAGAATGGAAGACCACCCCCCCATTTTACAAGACCAGGACGCGCCCAAAATCGGAGAACGCTATAAGCACTTCCCCCTCTGACCATGTTCCGCGAAACGACACAAAAAACGGGCGTAATGGTTGAATGGATGATCGCCGCATCTATGATGCAAGTGTGGAATGGTGCAACCGGTGGGATAATCTGGAGTCCATATAAGCCTGAATATGTTTTTGCGACGTCGGCTATGGCCGGCGCTTTCTTTTTACCTGAATAGACATGGGGGAGGGGGGTATTTTCCAAACCTGAGTTAAAATTTTGGAACGGATATGGGGCATATCTCAAAAATAAAATTTGCGCGGTTGCCTTACGGCAACATATCGGGTGTCCTACGGACACGGGGCACATATTGCATGGGTATGAATCAAGTGTGCATCGGCTGATGGGCGGCGTGCGGCGGGATGGTATGCGTAAATGGATGGGTTGACATAAGAATGTAAAAAAACATTTGTTGGCATGAGTATGATGAAAAATAGAGGGGGCGATAAATCAATGGACATTCGAAAAATGCGCAAGGAAGATTTCGAGAAAGTTCCGAAACGGGAAAGTTTTGACAGTAAAGAACCTGCGTTTGATAGTCTGGTCATCATTCCAATGGAGGACAGTTTGGGACGTGAAACATGGGGGCGGATGGACTTTGTAGGATGTGTGGGACCTGAACCGGTCGTGCGGCTGTCTGGTGCGTCAGAAACATTAGATTTGGAAGGACATGGCGGACATGGAGAGTGGATGGGACCGTGTGATTATCGGAAGATGGCGCTGCCGGCGTGGTCGATAGACTGTCTGCCGTGCGGGTATCTGCGGATATTCTGCAAAGGGCAGATCAAGGCAGGGGATTCGCTGACATCGTTTGAGATTTTCTCAAAGGAAAGGCGGCGGTGAGATATGGCATGGGAATTTTTTAACTGCGACTGGTGCGGGAAGAAAGTGCGGCGGATGCAAAGATACAGACCGAAAGAATACCAGCATAAGTTCTGCTCCTGCGAGTGTGCAGCGAAGTGGCGAGTAGCGCATGGGTGCCATGGCCAGCTGCCGTCAAGCAATGAAACCAAAAGGCCAGGGGCGCTGCCGCACACGGATTGCGACATCCAAATCACAAAGAAGATTGACCTGTTCCCGGAGTTTCGGCCGGAAGTTGGGGCGCTGTATCGTGCGGAACGGTATGCCGGGTATGCGGGCATCAAACAAATCGGATATGTCATTCAGGTCAATGGGCATCGGGTCAACATTCGTGAGAACGAATGCGTAGAAGTGTGAAACGACAATAGGAGGAAAAACAGTTGCGAGAAATTACGTTCAGAGGCAAGTCAGTAAACAATGGTGAGTGGGTATATGGCTATCTGATTGGCCGCGCGAATGACACAGGGCGCGCGTGTGAAGGGAAATTCTTCATCGATAATGGGGAGCCGTTCAATAAAGCCGTGGAGGTCATTCCAAAAACAGTCGGACAGTATATCGGTTTGGTTGACGGGAACGGGGAGAAGATCTTCGAGGGTGACATCTTGAGTGTCGAGAGTTCTACACATCGGTACTCTGTTGAGTTTGATGTGGTTGACCTATCGTTTACCATCCGTGACTGCGCGGACAGACGGTTTACCGTGAACATTGTGGTATACGACCAGAATGAACTTCATCGGTGCGGCACGATCTACGACCAGGAGGAATCCGCATGAAATTCAGTGAGAAGATTTACGTAAGGACAGTCGCTCTGCTTGTGATATTGATTATAGCAATGCTAGTGGTCGAGGTCGCGCTTGCGGTGGAAGGTGAATGTGAGAAGAACACCACCAAAACAGAAACCGTAGTGGAACACAGTCAGCAACGATTTCAACGGGTCATCAAAGACAATTATTCCGCTCTTATCGTGTACGTCGATACCGAAACAAACGTGATGTATCTGCGTCGGATCGGTGACGGTGGCATTTGCGTGATGGTCGATGCTGAAGGGAAACCGCTCCTGTGGGATGGAGGAACGACGAAATGAACAGGATAGCATTTGCGGACAAAACTGGAATCTTCGCATGGTCAGATGTTCGAAACTGCCGCGATACTCTTCCACAGCGCGATGCTGCTTCCCGATTCATTGCGCTTGTCTTTTCAAAGTTCAACACAGATGCGATTTCGCTCAACGGACGCATGACCGGAGCGACGTGTGAATTTGAACTGAATAGGGACATTCCAAATGACTGGGTATCTACGTCCAAAAATGAAGACGGTACAGTACGGCTCGAAATTCAGGCACATTTGTGTGTGGTTCCAGAACAACTTAGCCGAGGTCTTACCGTCATGCGATTCCCTGTATGGAGTAGAGAACCGATTGGCATCCCATTATGGAAGGGACAAGCTGTGATACCAAGGGTTGAACAACATGGAATGCAAGAAGAATGACTGCTTTAACTGCCCGTATCCGGATTGCATCAATGACTATGTGAAGAAAACATACCCAAGGAAAAAACAGTGGATAGAACACCAAACTGAGTATGTTTCGAAGCGAGCGAAACGTCGAGCTGCTGAAGGTTTATGCACAAAATGCGGGAAGCGTCCTCCACGACCCGGATACCGAACGTGCGGCGAATGCGCCATGAAATCACGTCGGGCGTCGAACGAACATAAGTGGCGGAACGGCACTACCCCCAAAGTTCTTATGGACGGCGTGACGCTATGCAAAAAGTGCGGGAAGAACCCACCAGTCATAGGTTATGCAGTCTGTGATCGATGTTTGGCATTGTGTAGAAAGGCACTTGACAAAACACCAAGCCATAACGGGAAGGCACCGGACAACGGATTTGCGCGGGCGCTACGCGCCGATTATCTGCTGAACAAAAAGGAGAAGAAATGAGAGTTGAAATTTTTACTGCAAGCGATGCGAGGGAACTTACAAGGGAGTTAAATGCAGCACTTGAGAGCTACAACAATGAGGAAGTCGAAATCCAATATCAGCACTGCGCTACAAAAACTGGATACGGCTGGTCACAATTCTTCTCCGCAATGGTCATTTTCAAGTGAGGGTGTTCATCATGAAGCAATACTGCCGCTACTGCGTAAATGCTTATCTTCAAGGTGATGACATGATTTGGTGCGAGCCAAAAGACGAAATTCGAATTGACCGTCAGATAACGCGGCTGAACCGCTGCCCGAACTTCGAATTTTGCTCGATAGACGTTCTTAACCCAGAACGGGAGTACAAGCCGGTTGAGAAACGGAGGGCGGCGCAGAAAGAGGAACCGGACATGGAGCAAATGACTATGTTTGGCGGAAGGGAATAGGAGGAACGGAAATGAGTAAACCCAAATACATGGAAGGCGATTGCATTCGATCACTGGACGATTTGGTGCTGCAAGAAAACATCTATTGGAACGGGAGAATTTGGAATCGAAAGTGGTTCATGAATCTTCAGATTCAAGTGCTTCTGACTCTAATCAAGCACAAGACACTACAGTACGCTGTGAGGCGGGACGGCAGCACAATGGGAGAGTTTGTCGAGCCGGTATTGTGGCATAAACTCAACGAACGCCCACTGACGGATGCGGAAAAATCTGAATTTTCCGAGCATGGCTATTCGGATTTTGAAATCCCGGAGTATATGTTCGACTGCCCTATGCCTGATGATGAGCAGGAAATCCTAATCGCAACCGAGTGGGGAGTGGACAAAGATGTGTGCCGCGTCGATACCGACGATTGGGGAAACCATTCGTTTGGATTGGAGGGACACGGCGATTGGGACGACGTGATCGCGTGGGCGGAAAAGCCGAAGTACGATTCGGAGGGGAACTGAAAATGAAGCAACAAGATATTTTGCAGGAACTGAGGCGGCATGGCGGCTCGCTGGCAGTAGCTGCAGCCAATGAAATTGAGACGCTTGCGGCTAAAAATGCGGAACTAGAAAAATCGTTAGGTGCCTTGACAACGGCATATAACAAGCTGCTGGACCACATGCCAGAGTGGATTGATGTCAAAGAAAGTCTGCCTAAAGCAACCGACAAGTATGGATGGGTCCCCTGCATCGTAACGGTCTTGGAGTCTCGGTATCCGACCTCAACATACGATGACGTAGATTCGCCGTATGACCAAGAGTTTGTTTCATCTGCTCTTTTCGATGCCAATCAAAAAATATGGCACGTCGGTAGAGAGGAAGCGGGAATGACCCTTAATGCGTTGATGGACATTGAAGACTCGCCGCTTAATGGAAGTTTCGTCACCCAATGGCTGCCGATGCCTCTATCAGCTGGGAGGGCCAAATAATGCCCATCATGAATTACACGACGAAGGTCGATGTGTTTGCGACGCTTGGTGAGATTCAGGGGCAGCTCGTCAAACATGGTGCGAAGAAAATCATGCAGGATTACGACAAGGACGGGCATCTCCCAGCCACGTTCATGGTAGTTGCGCCCGGAAGCTGGACAGATCAGGTATGGGACGATATCAACCGAATGCGGACGCTCAATACAACGCAGAGTCAGCGCAGAAAAGAGAACCATGTTTGCCCCCTTCAGCTGGATATCGTTGACAGGCTTATCAATCGGTATAGCAATTTGGGGGATCTGGTGCTTGACCCGTTTGGTGGACTTGGAACGGTTGCGCTGGAAGCCATCAAGGCCGGCAGACGTGGCTACACCATTGAGCTCAATAATGACTACTTCCGCGATGCGGTCGGCTACCTGAAGGAGTTCGACGAGTCTCAGCAGAACGACAATCTGTGCCTGTTCGATGTAATCTGAACTGAGTATTAGGCTGCAAATCACGCTGGTTGATTTCAATTCATAACAGCATAATGTTGTTTGAGGGTGCCCATTGCACCCTCATTTTTTTACTTTCTAGGGTTTACATAATCATGTAAAAAAACATTTGCTGCCATGAGTAAACTTAGAATTAGGAGGGTGAAGCGATGAACGATAGAACGAGCAAAGTCCGGATGCGTTACACGGGGAAGACCGGATACCATGGGCTAAAGCATTGGAAAGTCTATGAAATCAGCATTGTCAGCATGTACGGAAAGTTTTGGGTAGAGGTTGGGAGTGAAGCTATTGCCTATGTTTCGCTTGCGATGCTCTGCCGAAACTGGGTGGACGTTTAGAAAGGGGAATGTTATGAACGACTGCGAGAGAATCGTTGCGTATTGTAGGGAACACGGCTCCATCACACAGATGGAAGCGACCAGAGAACTGGGCAACACGCGACTTGGAGCACGCATTTGGGACTTGAAAAACAAATTCGGCTATGAGGTTGAAGATATATGGGAAACGGCCACAGACCGTTTTGGAGACCCAACACGATACAAGCGTTACTTCGTCAAGGATAAGACACAATGAGCGATACATGCAAAGGATGCAAGTGGTGGGAACCGTTTAACTGGGTATGCTGCAACGGAGACAGCCCCCATTGTGCAGATTTCGTCAACTGTGGATGCAAATATTTTGAACGAGAGGACGATAAGAAATGTCAGAACGAAAAGGAACAACGCCATTAACCGCGCGAGAGGAACCGGAAATCGACCGGAAAACCTGCATGGGATGTGACTCATGGGATAAATTCACCTGTTTCAACGCGGCAAGCCAGTTCTTCAGCGGAGCGGTTGACTGCGGGTGCAGATATTACGGGACGGAGGTCGTGAAGAAATGACACAGAGAGAATTTGTGCTGAAAATGGAACCGGGAGCGGAAAACAAAAGCTGCTACGGTGGAATACGTTATTGCCCACACGCATATAGAGATATTCTTCCTGTTCCGCTTGAAATGTGTAGTTTTCCGCTTGAAATGTGTAGTGGAACGTCTAAAGCAAGTGCAGAACTCTGTGAGAAATGCTGGAATCAGGAAATGGTTCTCCCTGCACCAGCTAAAAAGCCAATGGCGCAGGTCAACGCATTCATGAATCAGGACGCAGACGAAAAACCGGCTGAAAATTTCGTAGATCATCCGACGCACTATTGCCAAGGCTCCATTGAGTGCATCGACGCCCTGAATGCGATGGTTGAAGGATGGTCCGACCCGGTATCGGCGGTATTGGCGTGGCAGACAGTCAAGTACATCTGGTGGCATCTGTTCAAGGGGAAACCGGTGGAAGACCTCAAAAAAGCACAGTTCTACCTTGAACGGTTGGTACAGCAATATGAGTGTAAGAAAAAAGACTGACCGTCGATTGACGATCATCCGTCCATGCGGAACATGCGGCCAGATGGTAGTTACGAGCGCAGGTTCACCGTTTATGAGAATGATCGAACGAGATGGCAAAAAAGAAGCAGTCACTTACTATTGCTGCCAAAGCTGCTACAAAGCAAGCTACAAACACATCGAATGGTACGACGGAAAAACTGATGAACGCCGCGCGGAACGTGAAAAAAATCGGGACAGACGCGAATATAATCGTAGTTATTACGCTGAACACGCGGAAGAAATCAACGCCAAGAAACGAGCGTACTACGAAGCGCATCCAGGGCTGTCCGTTCAAAATAGCCAATATTACAGAGCGAAGCAAAAGCTTCTTGATGCAGAAGCTAGAGAAGGAGGACCGGTAGCATGAGAAAATTCCTTTTCTGTGTCTGCGTGATCCTCGTCCTCACATCAATCACAATGATGATTTTTCAGCGCGATATCGAGCAAGCGCTTGCCAACAAAGCAGAATCAAAAATTAACACTGAAATGCCTATTACTGCCCAAGAAAACCTGAATGAGCAGGAAAACCCAGAGGACACTGCACCGCTGACACAAGAGGAACAGCAGGAAACTGATACCGAAACAGAACCTGACTATTCACAATTCTGCAACCCACCCCATACCAAAGACGGCATTGGAGGTGCCGGCGGATTTATCGTTGATGACCCGCAATGTCTTGAACTGCTTGCACGGGCAATTTACGCCGAGGCTGGTGGGGATGACTGCAGCGACGAAACCCGCATCATGGTCGGAAATGTCATCCTCAATCGGATGCGATGCGAATGGTATCCAGACACAATGGAAGCGGTGCTGACCCAGAAAAGGCAATACAACACGTTCTACTGGACTGGCGTTATTTGGAAAGAGCGTGCGTCGAATCCAAGCGAAAAAGAAGCTGTAGAACGAGCGTACAAATGCGCGGAACGCGTACTGCTCGGAGAACGGCTACTCCCAGAAGACGTGGTTTTTCAGTCAGAGTACATTCAAGGGACAGAAATCGTAGCATATCAGGACGGGATATACTTTTGCCGATAGGAGGGCGTAGAAATATGGCCGCAGTCATTCAAGCACCGTGTAAAGGGTGCGAAAAACGCGAAATTGGATGTCATGGATGGTGCAAAGCATATTTGGCCTATCAGGACGAAAACAACATGTACAAGGCAATGAGCGCAAACAAAAGGAAGTCGCTGTCTCCAACGAAGTCATTCACAAAAAGACAGCGTGAACTCATCAGAAAGGGGATGAAATGCGTCAGATGAACGGAAAAACATACTTGCTTTTTGCGATGCTTTCCGCAATCGCAAGCATCGCAGGTGGTACGTTGTTCATTCAGTTTTCACGCTTCGGACAGACGGCAAAGGAACGATTTGGGAATCTCTTGATTGGAGCGTGCGCGATTCTTGTAGGAGCTGTACTTTGCACGCTGACCGCTCTTGAAGCGTTTGGTGCGGTTTAGAGGACGTTTTCGTGCCAGAACGTGAAAACACACACTAGGAACGTACAAACAGCGTGTGCGGCGTCTGTGTGCGCGACACGCGAACCTAAATGAAATGGGAGAGTGGAAAATGTTAAACAGAATCATTGTGCAAGGAAGAATTGTAAAGAAGCCAGAAATGCGTGTGACACAGAGTGGAAAATCTGTGGCAAGTTTTACGCTTGCTGTTGAACGCGACTATGCAGCTCAAGGACAAGAGCGTGAAACAGACTTCCTCGATGTGAACGCATGGAATCAGACGGCAGAGTTTGTAGGAAAGTATCTTGACAAAGGAAGCATGGCTGTGGTTGATGGTAAGCTTCAAATCCGTAATTGGACAGACAAAGAGGGCAATAAACGCCGCAACGCAGAAATTGTAGCTGAACGGGTCTATTTCTGTGGGAGCAAGCAGGCAGACGGTACGTCGAAACCAACCTATACAGTACCGGCACCGGCATCTGATGTTCCGGACGGATTCGCGATGCTGGATGAGAATGCAGATGATCTGCCATTTTGATGGAGGTTGCAAATGACTTTGAAGTTTGAAACAAGAATTTTTGCCGATGAAATTTTGGGGAATTTTGCTGATCCAGAAGCGCCGATGATTGACTTGGGTATCCTGACTGAGGAAGACCTTGGGTGCATTATGGACATTGCAGCCCGAAAAGGGTATTGGGTGTTTACAAAGCCAATATCTGTTGCGCCGGAGGTTCGAACCTATGGATAACGTTCAATGGATTAAGCTCAAAGTCGGAATGTTTGATGGTGAGAGCTTCAAGAAAATCAAAAAAGCCAAAATCGGCGGCGAGAGTTTCCGCGATAAACTGACGGCCGTGTGGTTCGAACTGATGGACTTCGCTGGAAAATGCAACCACTCCGGTTTCCTCATAAACTCAAGGGAAATTCCGTTTCAGTCAATCAGCGATATAGCAGTCATGATCGACCGAACCACAGAAGAATTGGACCTCTGCATGAAATTCTTCATCAACGAAGGAATGGTTGAAATCATTGACGATATATACCTCCTGTCGAATTGGATGATGTATCAGAATGAAGATAAACTGGCAAAAATCCGAGAACAAAAAAGAATTAGCCAAGCAAAATGGCGGATGTCAAAGAAACTGAAATCAGAAGATACAAGCGATAATGCAAAGTCAGATGTAGAATCTACAGGAACATCTACAGCACATCTACCCTCTTATTCTATTTCTAATTCTAGTTCTACTTCTGGTAATAAAGGAAAAGAAGGAAAAGGGGGTACGGGGGAAAGGGGAGGAAAAACGCAGCCGGTTTCCAATGAGATCAGCGCTGCTATGTCTAAGCTTCCTTCGATGGTCCAAGAGCAAATGCAGGAGTGGCTTGAATACAAAACTGAGCGAAAAGAATTCTATACCCCGCGTGGCTTGCAGTCTTTGATGACAGTTGTGAAAAAGAGAGTAGACCAATACGGATCGCAGGCGGTCAATGATGTAATTGAGCGCACCATGTCTTCAAATTATCGCGGGGTAGTGTGGGAATGGCTTGAAAGAAAACCGCAGCCGACAAAACAATCTCTGCGAGACAATGCGCCGCTCGATTACGGTTCACCGGAGGACTTCTACAAATGACCGCAAGCTTGGAAGAACTGATGGCGATTCGCGCGCAAAAGAAAGCAGAGTCATCGTATGTTCCGGACAGAGACCCATCGGGCTTTTCGAATGTTCTTCGGGCCGTCGCAAAAAAGGTCCCTGTCGAAACCGATGGAACGGAAATTGGGGAAGACGGATTCCTCCATTGCAAGAAGTGTGGTGGACGTCGGCAGCGCGAAGTTAACCTTCCGGACGGGAACAAGATGACGGTTTCGTGTGGCTGCAGGTGCATGAAAGAAGATTGGGATGCGAAAGAGGAGAAGCGCAAGGCAGAGGAAGAAACAATGCGAATCGATAGCTTGCGCACGATGGCTTTTCCGGATTCTGATTCAGCAATGATCCAATGCACGTTCGACAAAGATGACGGCGCACGGCCGGATGTTACTGCCGGTATGAAGAACTACTGCGAGAATTTTCCCTATCTCCGAAGATTGGGAAAAGGAATTCTTCTTTATGGAACGGTCGGAACAGGAAAGAGTTTCTTCGCCGCCTGCATCGTGAATGACCTTGTATCAAAGGGATATCGCTGCATGATGACGACCTTTCCACGGCTTACAAACCAAATCAGCGCATTGTGGGACGGGAAGCAGGAATTCATCGATGACTTAACCAGACACGACCTCATTGCGATTGATGACCTTGGCATTGAGCGTGACACAGAGTACATGAATGAGCATATCACGATGATTGTTGATGCGCTTTACCGGGCGAAGGTGCCGCTGGTCATCACCAGCAATTACACCCCAAAGCAGATGAAGGGCGAAGGCGAAATCCGGCGTCAGCGCATTTACGACAGGTTGATTGAACAGTGCCATCCGGTAGAAATGTCTGGGGAAAGCCGACGGGTAATAAAAGGCCGCAAGGACTACCTTGAAATGAAAAAGCTTCTGGGGGTGTGAAAAGTGTTTGAAGATGTACAGCGGGAAACTGCAACCGGTATGTGCGCATGGTGTGGCGCGGAAATATATCCGGATGACGATATCTGGTACGACGGATTTTTAACGTACATTCACGATGAGTGCGTTGAAAAAATCGAGGCCATGCCAGACGAAGCACCGATAGCTGCGTTTATCCGGGAAGATTACCGGCAAACGACCATGCGGAAGATCATAGATGATCGCTGGGCGAGGGAAGAGCATGAAGTTTGAAATCGTAAGAGCGTTGGACGGGAAAGGCATGATGGAGACGGATTATGAATCCTGCATCCCATCTGATGAAACAATCCGCAGCATGATAAAAGCTGGCTACAAGGCATACAAAGACGGTCGGGTATACCGGCCGAAAGATGGAGGGAAAAATGGTACAGTTAGGACAAACGGTAAAAAAGGTCGTTAGCTTTGCCCCAGAACGAAATATAAATCAGTTCAACAGTGAAAAGAAGACGCTCTACGGAAAGGTCATTTTTGTTCATCCAAAGAGAAGATTCTACACCGTGGAATTCTCACTCTGGAATGGGAGTAAAATCCGCTCATGCTATACGGAGGGATTGTAATGGGAAACGGACTCACATACGCGCAGAAACTTGCGATTGCAAGGCAAACTGAACTGACCATTGGTGTTGACACCGGTTTTCAAAAGGCGGCAGACTTCTTTTCTATCGCGCTTTATGAAGAAGGGTTTGGAGAACAACGGCAAGAAAAAATCGCCAGACGCGTTATGGAACTCGATCAAGAATATGGGGATGCGTGGACTGGACGCGTGGAAGCAGATTACAAGCAGGAACAGATAGACCGTATCTTGAAAAAAGCATACGGGAAGAATTTCACCCCGTTCTCTGAACGGAATCCGTATATAAAGAAATTCAACTATGCAGGGAGAGGAAAACGTTAATGCAAAAAGACAAAATAACAGTGGTCGAGATGGCCATGAAACAAATTGATGCAGAAGCAAACCTAAATGGGACTGGATGCGCGTACTGGCGCGGATTCTTGCAGGGCGCACTCATGCAGCAGCACGAAGACATGCACGGTATTCAAGAACAGCTTGCGGCGAGATTTCTTGAAAACGCAAAATTCGAGGACAATCGTGTGCGCTATGTGAGAGAACCGTCCGCGAAGACTCCAACGTATGCGCACCAGGACGATGCCGGCATGGATTTATATGCGTCGAAGGGAAATTATATTCCGGCCGGCGGAAGATGCACTTTCCACACCGGCATCCATGTCGAAATCCCGAAGGGGTACTTCGGCGCAATCAGAGCCAAGAGCGGCCTGCTTCGGAATCATGGAATCATATGCTCAGGAACAATCGACGTGGGATATACCGGCGAGATCATGGTGACGCTGGTCAACACGAGCGACGAAATGTACTGCGTATCGGAAGGGGACAAGATTGCGCAGTTGATTATCATTCCATATGAGCGTGTCGAACTGGTTGAGGTCGAATCTCTTGAAAAGACAGAACGCGGAGATAATGGCTTCGGGAGCAGTGGAAAATGAAATGGGAGGGAATGGACGGATTTGAGCGAAGCCGACAGTTCAAACGCCTGAGAAAACTCTTTTTTGAAGCGCTTGAGAAAACGTGGAACGAGGATTTTGCAGAGTATCAAACTGTATTCGAACCTTTGATGCCGGATGCAGTCGACAACAACAAAGTTCACAGCGGATACGGGAAAACAATGCAGATCATCCCAGATGGCGAGTGGTCGTTGATTTGCGCACTGCGTGGGAGAAAATCGAATGGGCGATAGCTATCTAAAGCGAGCAACAGATTTCTTTGAAAGTTACTTTGAGATCCCGAAGTTCTACTACACAGAGAGAAAGCGGTTAATCCGGGAAGAAGCTATATACGACCTCATGCGGAAACTCGTCGAAACGGACGTTTTTCAGGACGAAGAAGACGTTCGGAAAGAGGCGTTGACGGACTACGATGTGATGCTTCCACCTACAGAATAAGCGAATGGGACTGCGGATGCAGCCCCATTTTTGTGCTCAATTTCGTGCCGATTTTCGTGCCGATTTTGAGGCAAAAAACGCTTACAGAACTAAAAAATCAATGCAAGTAAATGAAAAACTGCTTTCAATGGAAAAGCCAGCAAGGCGTTGATATACAAGGAAAAACCCGTAATACTTAAAGATTACGGGTTTTTCCTTTTGGCAGGGGATGAGGGATTCGAACCCCTGACACTACAAGCAAAACGGTAAATATATATGAGGATTTTTGAAGCGTGCAAAAATCCGTGCCGATTTTGCATACGTTAGACCTGGATGTTTTTGTAAAAATCCTTCATCTTTTCGGAATGCTGATCGATGTCTTTTTGAGATTCATGTAGATAGTGCGCATGAACTGTCTCTATATTTGTCCAACCGCCAAAACTCATTGTACGAAGTTCAGGCCAGCCAAGATGGTAGCCAAGCGATGCAAATGATCTGCGCAATCCATGGACGGAAACGAGCGGTAGATTATTTGTTTTGCAGATTTTATTGATTTGTTTCCCAATAGCTTGAGGCGATAGCTGAACAATATATTCGTCAGCGTCAATGTCAGGAATGATTTCGAGAAGACGCGGAATTACAACGGGGACTTCTCTTTTGGAGGCATATGTTTTGTTAGTGTCCTTCTCAACCAACCGATTGTTGGAATCAAGAACACGCGCTCCAGATACGTTGATTGTAGCCCTTCCATCCTTTGAGATTACGATATCTTTCCGCTTCAGGTCAACGAGTTCTGAAAGTCTCAGCGAATGCAAGGCTAATAATGCTGCGAGTTCGCAAGTCTTCCCATGAATCAATGGAATAAAAATTTGTATTTGTTCAAAGTCCAAATAAGGAAGACCGCCCTTGCTGAATTTTGGTAGTTCGACTTTTGGAGGGGTTATTCCAGCATACCGCATAGCAGCAGAAATGACGTTCCATCGGTTAAAGACAGTCTTCGCAGAAACGTGTTTCGCTTCCTCGTTGACAACCGATTGCCAATCGATGCTGGCGGAAATATCCGTGTTCATGTATTGCTGGAAACCGTGCCGAAGAACGATATCGTAGCCGCGATATGTGGCCGGCGATATTATCTTGGATTTCCCTTCCATCATTTTTTGTATAGCTTGCTTTACCGTAAGTTTTGGGGCAAGCTTTTTCTTTTCAATGAACCCTGCACGAACAGCTTTTGCCTTTGCAATGCACAGCGCTTTTGTTGGCTCTGTGATACTCTGCTTCTCCGCATCCAAATAAATTCTCCAGTTACCACTAGCAAGCTTGCGGGGAGAAGGAACTTTGATTTCGTCTTTTTTCTTCCGTTCCTTTATCTGTTTTTCTCCACACCAGTTACAGAACATAGAGTTGGATTCAATTTCACGACCACAGGATTTACACTTCATGATGAGTGGCCTCCTGCAATTTCTCCAAGGCATCATTACGTTCCTTCATAACACGAAGAAATTCCTGCTTCAAAGCATAAAAAGTATCTGCACAGACTCCGATGCTTGGAGCAATCTTGATGTTTTCATCAAGCGCGTCCAGAACTGCTTGATCGCGCTCATTGATATTGTTTCCCAAACGAATAACCTCCATGGAATTAAAAAAGTACAGAACACAATCAATCTTGATGAGAAATTCAAGGAGCTCTTAGAGAAAGTGAGCGACAAAGATGGATTACTTAGATTCCTTCAGTTTTGCATTCTGCGTCTGAATAAAGACGAGCCAGTTCAAGCAATTTGGAGCGAGTGGTTGCAGACAACTGGCTAAAAATACGAACCATCTCCATGGCCTCGGTGTCGTTACTGACATCGGGGTCTTTTTTTTGCGCGGGTAAACCGCCAATTAACTCCTGCTCGGAGACACCAAAATATTCACAAAGTTGAATAAGCGTCCGTGGTTGCGGCGTTGTCCGTCCATCAATCCAGTTGCGGATTGTGGTTTGTGAGCAATGCAGGTCATTCGCCAGTTTATAAGCGGACAGACTGCGCTCACGCATGAGTGTTTTGAGTTTTTGTGAAAAATCCATAAAAATATACCTCCAATTTTGGATAAGCAATTTGCTCCAATAGGGTTGCAAATGATTCAATAATGGTGTAAAATATGGAGCATGAGGCAAGCCGATATTCCAGTTGGGTATAGAAATACCCAAGATGGATGAGTAGCTTGATTCTGTATTGGACGTTCAGAATTTTACTACTCCAACTTGCTAATGTCAATCCCCAATGGAGGTGAAATTGTGAACTTTTCTGAAACATTACAAAAAATGATGCAAACGAAGGGTGTGACCAGATACAGATTGGCTAAAGATCTTGGAATCAGCCAGTCAACTGTTACGAACTGGCTGGAAGGACGAACGCCGCATCCTTTCATGATGGATAAGGTTTACGCTTATTTTGGAAGATCAACGTTTGATGCCAATGATGAGCGGGCAAAGCATCGGAGGCAACAAACATGAACGACCTCGTATTCTTAGCACCAAACACGGAAGAACCGTTCACAACATCAGAAGTCATCGCTGAATGCGCCGGGGTTCAACACCATACTGTGACGCGACTGATTCAGCAACATGAAGCTGATTTCAAAGAGTTTGGCTCACTTCGATTTGAAATCGAAGTGAGAAAACGAGAAGTCGGTGCGACAACGGCAAAGAAATATAAGCTGAATGAGCAGCAAGCGACGCTGCTGCTAACGTTTCTTCGCAACACTTCGGCCGTTATCAAATTCAAGAAAGAATTGGTTCGGCAGTTCTACGCCATGCGGGAAGAGCTGATGAACGTGCGGGCAACCCGTGCGGCGCGAAAACCAATCAGACTTGAAATGACCGACGCGATTAAGGCACTTCCGGATAGTCCACACAAGAAACTGAAGTATGGTCAGTACACAGATCTGGCATATCGAATGGCGATTGGAAAGTCAGCACGGCAAGTCCGCGAAGAACGTGGAGCAGACAAAAACACGAACGCAAGCGACTACATGACGTCGGATGAATTGCAAGCGATATCTGCAATGGAAAATCGGGTGTCGGTTCTTCTGCAGGTTGGAATGGACTACCAGCAGATCAAGGAACTTTTGGCGAATACGCAGCGCAAGGAGGAAATATGCCACGCTTGAAAAAGAAAGAGCCTGATTTCATAAGGGTCACTCGTTTGATAAGAGGATATGCGCCTGTATCAAAGGTCGCGGAAATGATTGGGAGATCTGTGCCAACTGCGCGTAAAAAGATAAACGACCCTCGACAGTTTACGCTCGGAGAATTACAGATGATTTCCATGAGGGCGCATATTCCTTGGGAAGACATGAATCAGGCGGTGAAGCCATGAGCCTAATCCGGAAACATTTTGAAGACCGGGACAGCTGGCTGATTGGCCGGCAGGAACTCGGAATCGGTGGTTCTGACGCTGCAGCGGTTTGCGGACTCTCACCGTGGACATCTCCAGTGGAACTCTGGAGAATAAAAACGGGGCAAAAAAAGCAAAAGGACATATCCGCGAATGCTGCGGTTGAACGCGGCGTTCGGATGGAGCCAGCGCTTCGAGAGTTGTATGCAGCCATGAATCCGCAAATGCAGGTCGAGCACTTTCCATACGACATTCTGGCTCAGAGTGAGCGGCCCTGGCTTACGGCGACCCTTGACGGAGACCTGACGGACGAAAACGGACGCCGAGGTATCTTGGAAATCAAAACCGGACAGCTCATGAAAAAAGCTGACTATGAGAAGTGGGCCGATGGAAATGTGCCGATTTACTACCTCGCCCAAACACAATGGCAGCTATTGGCTACTGGATGGGATTTTGTTGATCTGTTTGCCGCGCTTCAGGACATCCGTGGTGACTGGTCAATGAGAACACGCCGAATCGAACGGGCAGAGTGCGAAGAAGACCTCGCATGGCTGCTGGACAAAGCAGATACGTTCTGGGGGTACATCCAAAAGCGGCAGATGCCGCCGATGACTTTGAGAATATGAAAGGAAGGAACACATTGATCGTTGAAGTCAAATTTTACAGAGAAAGTGCGAAAGCATACGTCGGACGCGGGTACAGCTATGAAACGGACATGGCGCTGAACGTTGGAGATCGTGTGCTTGTGCCGGCTGGAAAGGGAAAGAACAGAGCAATAGTCGTGGCGGTGAATGTGCCGCGAATTGCCGTCAATCCTGATTACTTCCCATTGAAGCACATTACGGAATACGACATGCCGGAGGTGAACGCTTGATGGAAACAACGGAAATCAGGATGATAACCGACCTCGACAAAGCACTTCCACAGAGTATCGCATTCAACTTCGAGGAAGTGAAAACATGGCTGACCGAGAATCTTGCATCTTACAAGAGCATGGTCGTCACCGAAGACGAAATTGGAGCGGCAAAGGCTGATAAAGCCAAGATTTCAAAACTGTCAAAGACCATATCAGAACAGCGAATCACAATCAAGAAACGCTATCTGGAGCCGTACAACGACTTCGAGGCGAAAATGAAAGAACTGTCCGGTATGTGCGACGAGGCTGCGAAGAACATTGATGTACAGGTCAAGGCTTTTGATGAAAAACGGAAAACAGAGAAGCGGGAAGAACTCAAAGCATTCTTTGAATCGCTCAATCAGCAAGCGTGGCTTCAATTTGAACGGATTGAAAACCCGCGCTGGATGAATGCCACTTATGATATGGAAACGGCGAAATCGGACATCCAGCAAGCTGTGAGCGCCATTGCAGAGAACGTTGCAACCATCACAGAAACTGGCGGAGAGTTCGAGAGTGAAATCTTCCTGGAATATCAGAAAACGCTTGACCTTGGAGCGGCCATGCGGCGCGGCGGAGAACTGAATAGGCTGAAAAAGGAGCGGGAAGCACGCAGAGCTGCCGAAGAAGCAGCCGAACGCGCAAGACGTGAGACGATTGCGGTGTGCGAAGCTGCTGTGGAAAAGGCACAGCGCGAGCAGGCTGAAAGGGACGCACAACGGAAAATCGAAGAAGAAACTGCGCGCCGGGCGGAAGAAATGCTGAATTCGTCAAATCTTTCTCACGTCGAGGGGATGGAAAACGCGCAAGCAGAACCGGTTTCTGTGCTCGATTTCAGAGTGTACGTTACCAATGAGCAGAAAATCAAACTTCGGGACTGGCTGAACGCCAACGGCATCCGATTCTGCCGTGTACCGAAATTCGGAGACTGATATACGAAAGGAATGTGAAATATGAACGCAACAACTAGACTTACGCCGCCTGCACAGAAGCAGACGTTCTCAAACGCTATCACGTCCAATGCGATGCAAGGACTTATTCAGAAGTCGCTGAAAGACGATAAAGTAGCAGCAAGATTCACGTCCACATTGATTTCTGCTGTCAACGCATCCGAGCAGCTTAAAATGTGTGACCCAGGAACAATCGTCGCAGCCGCACTTCGTGGTGAAGGTATGGGGCTGACCCTTGGCATGGGATATTATCTTGTGCCGTATGGACAGACGTGCAGTTTTATCCTTGGTTATAAAGGCATGCTCCAACTGGCTCTTTCTACGGGGGTCTACAACGATATCGATTGCATCGATATCCGCGAGGGTGAATATAAGGGTCGTGACCGCAGAACTGGGAAGCCGTCGTTTGACTTCAACGTATACGACACGGATGAAGAACGTGAAAGCGCAAAAATCACCGGCTATTACGCATACTTCGAGTTGAAGGACGGACTCTTCAGAAGTGAATACTGGTCTATGGAAAAACTCCTGAATCATGCAGAAAAATACGCGCAGGCGTTCAAACGTGACAAATATGACCAGTTTATCGCTGGTGAAATGACGGCGGAAGAGGAAGAAAAGATGCGCAAATCGACGCCATGGTACGATGTTGGCGGCGGTCAGGAAAGAATGTGCAAGAAAACAGTCCTACGGAGCCTCCTGAACTCTGGCTATGCGCCTCTCTCAAATGAAGTTCGATATGCGATGGACAATGATTCCGAATCAGGCATCGTTCCCGATATGCCGATTATCAACGTTGACAAGTCAACTGGAGAAGTGACTGGCGCGGTTTCGACAACTCCTGCTATCACTGCTGCATCGGACGATGACTTCTTCGATGAAGCTGCCGTGAGCGCTGAACTTGATCGAAGAAATGATGCCAAGCAGGAAGAAGTACAGGCTCCAGCACCCGTCAAGCGGAAAAAGGCAGCAACCGAAAGCAAACCAGAAGCAGTAGCAACGTCCTACACGGACGATGGCTTTTTCGGTGGTGGTGAGTAATGAGGCCAATCATAAATGGCGGGGTCACACAGGACCCAAAAGACCCAAAACGGCAGTCATGCGAAACCATGCTTATTTGGGGAAAGGTTACGCGGGACGCAAAGCTCGAATACACAAAGGGTTCAAACAACAAACCCCCGATGCCAAAAGTCACATTTGGCGTAGCATACGAGGAAAAAAAGTTCATGAACGTCCTCGCATTAGGGGAATCTCCTCAAACCAATATCGCGCAGCGCGTTCGGAAGGGCGATCAGGTTTTAATAGCTGGAAGATGGTCAAGCAAAGAATACAAAAACAGCGCCGGTGAGGAAAAAACATGGGCAGAACTGAGAATTGAACAGATTGTTATTCAGAGCGACGACTATCGAGAAGAAATGATCGACTGCCTCTGGACTGCGTTCGCAAACGCGATGGCAAAAGGCTATATGCACGACAGGACAGAATTCATGCGGGCATTCAACACCGGCTTCGTAGATGCGTTTTGGGAGCTTTGTCAGTCCATGCAGGGAGAAGAACCGCAGGAAACGGATGACGGAGAAGCGGCTGGTGGCGATGACTACGAATTGACAATCTGAGGTGATCTTATGAAAGAAATTAAAATCATACTCAGAACACCACCACGCACGAAGAAAAACAGCAGCCAAATCATATTCAATAAAAAAACCGGAAAACGAATGGTTATACCGTCTCAGCAGTACAAGGAATATGAGCAAGCGTGCTTGTGGCAAATCAGAAAACCATCGGTGGCGATTGACTTTCCTGTAAATGTGAAGTGCGTTTACTTCATGCCGACACGGAGAAAGGTTGACCTGTGCAACCTGATTGAAGCTACGATGGACATCCTTGTGAGGGCTGGGGTCCTGAATGATGACAACAGTGAAATTGCGGTATCACATGATGGAAGCCGGGTTTTCTACGACAAAGAAAATCCTAGAGCAGAAATAACGATAACGGAACTAATCGACTGAATCGGAGGCAGAAACAATGGAATCTATGCGTGAAGATGTATTCAGATTGGCGGTAGCACCATGGAAAAGCATTTACAGGTCAGACACGCCGGAGAGGGTAACGAAAGAAACGCAGGACGAAATTGATTTCTGCCTTTATCACTGTCCTTATGCGGACACTGAGTGCTGCAATTGCCTTGACGGCGGCACAAAAGAGAAGCAAGGAAGGCCGAACGTAGGCGGAGAGTTTGATTTGGAACGGCTGAAGGAAATGCTACGCTTGAAAATACCGCAGGCAAAGATCTGTAGGGAACTTGGCGTAACTCGGCAGACCGTATACAACTACAAAAAAAACTGGGGGTGATTTAGGTGATTCATCTTGGCGATATTTGCAAAATCAACGGCGCGGAAATCGAACCGGTTGACTGCATAATTGGTGGTTCACCTTGTTAGACAGGACTTATCAATAGCTGGAAAGCGCAAAGGACTTGCAGGCGAACGTTCTGGCCTTTTCATGGAACAAATCAGAATTATCAAGGAGATGCGAGAACATGACAGAAAGACCGGACGGACAGGTGAGTTTGTTCGACCAAGATACATGGTATGGGAAAATGTGGCAGGAACATTCAGCTCAAACAAAGGCCGTGACTTCGCGGCAGTCCTCGAAGAAGCAATCCGCGTCGCAGAGCCGGAAGCTCCCGATATTCAAGTGCCTGACAAGGGATGGCCGACTTGGGGGGGGTACAGGGACGTGGACGGACGATGGAGCGTGGCTTGGCGCGTGCTCGACGCGCAATGGTGGGGAGTCCCCCAACGCCGCCGTAGAATCGCGCTTGTCGCAGATTTTGGAGGAACGACCGCACACGAAATACTCTTTAACACCAAAGGCGTGTATGGGCATCCTGAGACGGGCAGAGAAGCGGGGGAAAGACCTTCCAGAGGCACTGAAAGCGGCACTCACGAATCAGGCGAATGGGCAAGATGCCTGACCCCGTATGATACGCAGACAAATCGTGTATACGGCGCGGACGGAATTTGGCCTACGCTTCCAGCGCAGGAAAATAGCGGTCAGAACAGACAAAGCGTTTTCTGTGTACCTATCAACGACAAGGCAACTCGATTCTCTGGCGGTGGTGACACCAGAAAAGACGATGGTGCGGGAAACGGACTCGGAGTGGGACACGACGGAGAACCCTCCCCGACGCTCACGGCTGCCGACAGGCATGGCGTGTATTGCGCGGGATTCAAGCTTGGCAATAGCGAAAATGCGCGGAGCATCGGATATCAAGAAGAACAGTCACCGACGCTCAACGCAGAGTGCGGTGGAAATAAGCCAGCAGTTGTGTATAGTCTCGATTCTTTTGCATCCAACAGCATGAAATCTCCAAACCCAAAGAGCGGGTGCAGAGAGGTAGACACGGCGAGGACGCTTGATACCACTTCGCCTGACCCGTCGAAGAATCAAGGTGGAATTGCGATTCTGGATATGAGCCACGCAAACGACGTGATTCGTGAATGTGGGGATGTCGTTCCGACACTGCAAAGCAGAATGGAAACCGTTGGGAATCAAGTGCCACTGACTTATGCCTGGGAGCGTTCCGACAGTTTTGCGGAATCGGATATTTCGTGTACGCAGAGCGCACGGCAAGGCAAGTCTGCGACAGATTTAAGCGTACAGCACGGAATCGTGCGCCGCCTGACACCGATGGAATGCGAACGGCTGCAAAATTTCCCTGATGGTTGGACAGACATCGGCGCATGGACAGATGAAAAGGGGAAACTCCATAAGGAATCCTCAGACAGCGCGCGGTATCGAGCACTCGGAAACTCTATCGCGCTACCGCCTTGGAAATGGGTTCTGAAACAACTTTGCGCACAGTATGAACGTGATGCAACGTTAGGAAGCTTATTCGACGGCTTGGGCGGATTCCCTTTGATCTGGATGCAGCTCAACGGCTGGAAAAGTGTCAAGTGGGCAAGCGAAATTGAACCGTTCTGCATTGCGGTCACGAAACGGCACTTCGGAGATGAAAAAAATCCCGGCGATGCTTGGAAGTATTTGATTGGAGCGCAGAAAGATGGCTAAGCACATTCATGCTGGGAACTTAACTGCATATTTGGATATGGCGTTGATTGAAAACAAATCTTCGCCGACGGCCGGATATGCGCTGCTGAAACTGCACCAAATCATCAATGAACATCCTGACTATTTCGGCTGTATCACGCTGGGAGAGTGCGACGGCTGCCGGTGGAATTGCCGGCACCAGAAATGTTCGTGCTGCCGACGGAATCCAGGCTTAAAAGATTGCTATGAGGTGAAAGAATGAGAACGGACGATATTATCCGTGGACTACGTTGCTGCGATGACACGACAGGGGATCTTGACTGCGAATCGATGTGTCCGTTCGTGAATGTGGAAGGGTGCAGAATCAAACTGTATGAAGCTGCCGCAGAACAACTTGAGTTACTTGCATCAGAAGTAAAACGATTGGAATCTCTTGTACAGCCAATAGGCAAAAACCCGTGCGATGGATGTGACCATGGATGGGGGTCAGTGGTAGGATACAAAAACGGGAAAGTGGAGTCAAAGAGCTGTATGGAAGAATGCCAGCTGCTGAAAGAGTATCTGGAGAAACAGAAGGAGGGACAGCCATGCTGCCCATGATGGAAGCAGGGTGCTATAACTGCCCGGTAAAAAACTGCACTGCGGCATATCGCGGGAGCGAATGCGCCGCGAACCGTGCAAAGTTAGGAATCGATACCGACCCGCTAACTAATGGAGAATACATCAGGCAGGCAGACGACAATCAGCTTGCGGACATTCTGTACGGAGCTATTTCTGGGATAGTAAAAGAGATGCTTTGCCGTTTCGGAATAACCGATTGGGAATGCCCGGACATCCGAGATAAATACGTCGAGTGGCTGCGAAGCCCATGTGACAAGGAGGCCAAATGAAAACACTGAACGGCGGACAAACGCTTACAATTCCATGCAAAATCGGTGACTACTGTCTATTCGACACAGGACTGTGTATCAAAAAAATGAGAGTCAGGGGCTTCTACTTTGGCTATCCTGATGGGCTACGCATTGACCTCGGCGACATCGAGCCAATCGCGTCTCATCACTCAATCGTCGGCTATGTTGCAGCCGAAGACGATATCATGCAGAGCGAAGAAGCAATCAGAATAAGAAAGCAGGTGATGTATCCATGAAAACTGAAATTACGAAAATCAAAGGTGACTGGATGGAGGTCGCTTCAGATTGCCGGTCAACGGTTGGAAAGCCGCCGCTCGACCATGAGCCGAGTACGGAATTCAAACGGAAGATCCTGATTGCGGAGCATTCTACAATCAGAGACATTTCCGTCAAATGGATATGGAAGGGAATCAAAAGTTGGATTGCTACGCATTGGAGCCGCCACAAATGGGAGTGTTTCATCAGAACACAGCGCTCAGACCGGACGGGCATTGACCGCGACAAACTGCCGCAGGACGCGCCGGTTGACTTCGTAGGAGAAGCAAATGTACAGGCGCAAATTGACACCATGCGAAAACGTTTGTGTCGTAAAGCCGCTCCGGAGACGCGACAGTACGCCGAGGACTTCAAGGCAGCACTCCACGAGATCGAACCTGAAATTGCGGATGTGCTGGTGTGTAACTGTGTCTATCGAGGATTTTGCCCAGAAATGAATCCGTGCGGATTCTGGGATTGGTTCTCTAGGGACATGACGAAGGATGAACTTGTTTCGTGGGAGAGACGTTATGGAAAGTATAATCAGTGGCTCCAAAGAACCAAAAATTGATTTAACAGGATACTCCTTCGGTGAGTTCAAAGTACTAGAAGAAGGTGAACCCAAAATCAGGAATGACGGCCATAAGGTAAGACAGTGGAAGTGCTTGTGCTCATGCGGAAACATACGTTACTTATCCACGCAGGAGATAAAAACGAAAAAACGTAAGAGCTGCGGGTGCAAGCACAACGAATACAGAAGGAAAAATGCAACGATACATGGAGACAGTCATAAACGCCTGCATAACATTTGGAGTGGAATGCGCGCAAGGTGTTACTGCGAAACGGAATATCATTACAAATGGTATGGGGCGCGAGGAATCAAGATGGATGATAAATGGAGAAATGATTACTGCGCGTTCAAAAAATGGGCACTTAACGCGGGGTATTCTCCTGAATTGTCTATCGACAGAATCGATAACGATGGTGATTATACGCCAGATAATTGCAGATGGGTTGACCATAAGACGCAATGCAACAATACCAGAAGAAACCACTATATTGAAGCATTTGGGGAAAAGTTGACTATGTCCCAGTGGGCAGATAAGACGGGAATCCCATACGCTACGATTAAAAGAAGGATTAAACGAGGCTGGAAACCAGAATGTGCCGTTACAAAACCGATTCGGAAACTAAAGAATAGAACGGCAGATATGGTTGCCACGACACACATTCAAGACCGCTACGATGCGTACAACAAATTCTTCTATGAACGGAGGAACGCTGAATGAGCATTCTCATTGAAACTTGCCCTAAATGCGGTGCAGAACTGCAGAATATCGTGATCGCTACGTTCCCGCCTATCCCGCAGAAGAAGTGTTTCAACTGCGGATGGAGCTGGGAAGGGAAGCCTGAGAAGGTTGAGTACAGGCCGTTTGAGGAAGCCACTGAAGAGAAAGACCAATGTCGGTAAATGTGCAGTTTGTCTGCCCGGTGTGCGGGAAACGTGTGACGCGAATCAGGGAACCTGGACAAAAAAGTTATTTCTGCAGTCAGACTTGCTTCAATTTCGCGCGGCGCAACGGAATGTGGAGCCAGTGGAAAGAAACCAGCTCGCCGGGCGACTTGGCACATGAGAAGGTCACGATAAAAATTACGCATGATATCCCGATTTTTCAGCAGATGCGGCCGAAAATCGGTGCGCTGTATGCAGCGGAAAAATACGACGGAAAGTACCATGGATACGTTATCACTGTCAACGGGTACAGGGTCAACATTCGGTGGAACGAATGCGTGGAGGTGAAGAAATGAGCCAAGCAGTGCTCATCAGCATCAGACCAAAGTGGTGCGAGAAGATCATAAGCGGAGAGAAAACGATTGAGGTGCGCAAGACGCGCCCGAAGATGGATACGCCGTTTAAGTGCTACATCTACTGCACAAAACCGGAGGAAAAGCTAATCACCATTATGAAAGACGGCGATGAGAATTATGGAGAGACGTATCACGGCAAGCCGGTTTTTATAAAGACGGAAAAAGCGCCGACCACTGGCTTACTGGATAAGCGGCAAAAGGTCATCGGCGAGTTTGTATGCGACGACATTTATGAAAGGATCGTCAGAGTAGGAGGAAGCTGTGAACCGCCGAAATATTGCATCTGCGATTGGAACATGGACTGCACACCACTTGATACGCTTCTTGCGGATGCCTGCCTGACAAAAGACGAGCTGGAGAAGTATCTGGACGGCGGCGTCGGCTACGGCTGGCATATCTCCAACCTGAAAATCTACGATACGCCGAAGGAACTGATAGAATTTCACACTTGGAAAAAATGCAAATCATGCAACAAGAGTGGGTACGAAAGCACAGCCTGTATCTATGATGAAAATTGCATAATTCCAGCGGCGATTACTAAAGCACCACAAAGATGGTGCTATGTGGAGGAATTGCCATGACCGGGATATCAACGCCGCGAAGAATATCTTGAGTGAAGGATTACGCCTATTGGCGTAGAAAGGAATCCTTATGGAGAACAACCATAGGACGGGACACGCCCAAATTAACGCTCGTAGAGATTGCGTAGACCTCGCAAGTGCAGGCAGCGGTCGTAGAAGCGAGAATCCCCCGGCTTTAGCCGTGGGGAGTGTCAACAACGTCAACGGGTACAGGGTCAACATTCGGTGGAACGAATGCGTGGAGGTGAAGAAATGAGCCAAGCAGTGCTCATCAGCATCAGACCAAAGTGGTGCTCGAAGATTGCCAATGGTGAAAAGACAATCGAAGTTCGTAAAAGACAGCCCCAGTTGGACGTGCCATTTAAGGTGTACATCTACTGCACACATGGACCTGACATGCTTTGGATATTGAATCAAGAAGACAGAAAACTGTTTACTGAAAAACCAACAGACGTTTTTACTGCGAAGGATGTGGGCGGCCTATATCCGGGAAATGGCAAGGTCATTGGGGAGTTTGTCTGCGACAGGGTAACGAACATTTTTTCAAACAGCAGATTTTGGCTAAACGAAGATGATGTCCGGCACACTTGCCTGACTGCCGATGAAATTCGGACGTATGCAAACGGCGCACATGGATTATACGGATGGCATATTTCAGACTTCAAACTCTACGATAAGCCGCTGCCGCTCAACACCTTCAAAAAGTGGTTTCGGGAGTGCGCGTATTCAGATCTCGGTTTTGCCATCCCGGACTGCGAGAAATGCACGGACTCTGGATGCTTTGTGCAGAAGCCGCCACAGTCATGGTGCTTCGTGGAGGAGCTGCAATGAGCGGATTTTGCAATGGAAAAAACGTTGCATGCGCGCATGCGACGAACTACGGAGACTGCCAAATCGCGGCGTGCTGCAAGCACCATGAACCAAAAAACGAATTATGCAATAGTCAGCTCATACGTTGCCCAAACGGGCATATCGTCGGAGTTTGCGGCGTGAACGGGACAGTAGAAATTAAACACAAGGGCCGAACAATAGTTGTAAGCTCATCAAATGCAAACGTGCAAATAACCTGCGAACAATGCGGCAAGATGGTCACAGTCTATCTGGACTGCGGAAAAACTGATGTGGAGGAGTGTATATGATAATTAAATCCGGAGATTATGTAGAAAGTCTGCATGGGAATGTCGGTGTAGTAAAAACAGTTGGGAAAACAGTGCCTGTTGACGGCAAGGAGCAATTCTCCTTCGATTGGGAAATCACGCGCCCGTCCATCAGAAGCGGAGACCGTGGCTTCTTTGCTGGAAGCGAATCCGATTTGTGGCTGCACTACCGTCAAATTGGCATGTATCACAACCCGTTCCAGAAAGAGAGAATGACAAAGCAGAGAATGGCAAAGCAGAGAATCGAACCGATTGAAATCGGAAAGATTGAAAAAGCAAGAGCAACGAAGGTGACGATTTCGACAGATGGGGCTGTAAAAACTGAACGCGGTGAATTTGATATACTGAAACGCACAAAATTAACCGTCACAGATCTTGCAGTCAAAATCAACGAAATCATCAACTATCTGAATGCGGAGGAATGTTAATGGAGCATATTGTACAGTTTGGCATCAGCATCGATGACGAGGCAATCAAGCGTACCATAATGGAAAGCGGCGTTAAGACTATCGAAGCGCAGATCAAACAGGCAATCATCAATAAAGTTTTCACAGCATACCGATACGGAAATGCGAATCCTGCCAGTGATCCGTTATCTACATGGGCGCAGAATCTCGTAGCGGACACGCTTGCAGAGAACCGAGATGCGATTATCAACCAAGCGGCAGCAATTCTCGCAGACAAGATGGGGCGGAGCGTGAAAGTCCGCGAGGCTATCATCGCAAAGGCGGCGGAATGAGTGTCATACTCAGGAGAATCGACAGCAAGATATTCTATCCCGTGACGTATATCCTTGATGAATACCATGTTTCGGGCGATCTTATTGATATCGATGAAATGAAATTCATCATTACCGATGAATCAAATTCCGTGATATATCTTGAAAAGGAAAACGAATGGCGCAACAGGTTTTACCCCGGAAAGTGGATTAGAATTTTCCCACTGGTCGGAATCCTTGAACTCGAATCGGATGAACCGATTGATGTACCGGGATTCAGAAGATTTCCTTGGGGAGAGGAAAAAAGGTGGTTGCTCCGTAATGAGCAAATGGAAAAGAAATTGGCATGGCTGATTCAAGAGGAACGGAGAATATCAGCATCGGAGGGGGGAAAAAATGGAGGATTTCATGTGTGCGCGTATCTGCGATAATCTGCAACTTGAACTTCACAAGGACGTGCTGCGGGCAATAATCGAGCAGGATGAGTTCTACCGAGTATTGGGGAACTTCTCCGTGGAGATCATGGGCGTTGCACCTGATACCGGCGCTTTCATCCTCAAATTCCACGACAAGGACAAGCAGCACGCGAAAACGGTCTGCGATAGCGAAGTCGTGGAAGTAACACCGTCGGATATGCTTAACCTCGATTTGCAGAACCGTCTCCGGAATGTCGGCCCGTATCAGGTGGAATCCAGCAATCCAAACTGGACAAGGGAGGGAAACAAACCAGTGGTAACAATCTATGGTTATAGCGACGATACGGTCGAAATCGAAAACAGCAACTACAATGATGGTAGTATTGACTGCTTCGGCAAGGATGTACGGTTGTGGTTTAGAGACGGAACAATCATCCGCATCGGTTACTGCAAGCAAAATCTCGGCGTTTGGTACATCGTTAGAGAACACGTCGGAACGGCAGAGCAGACACTTTTGGTCTGCGAGGACGAAGACGCAGATCCGTACAGCGATGTCTTTTGCATCAACGCGGAAATCGAACGGCATGAGGTGCTGGGAGGGAACTTTGGAGAGATTAACATTACGGAGCAGTGAAACAAGCCACGAAAACGGCGTATGCTGCACACATTTCAAAAGCCAGGAATGTCTCGAAGTCGGAGGGAACTGCGCGTATGGCTGCAAGTGGGAAGAGGCTGCATGGGAGAAACTTGCAAGCTATGAAGATTCCATGCTGCCTCCAGAAGGCTGCAAAGCGGCGGCAGAAGCCAATACCATCTTGGAGACCTGCGGATTATCACTGGATCACATCATCAATCTGATAAAGGCCGATAAAGCAGGCATGAACATTATTCTTCCGTGCAAACCGGGCGATAAATTGTTTGTTCTGACCTCTGACAGTTTGACCGGCATCGAAGAAACAAAATGCAAACGCATCATGATCTGCCGCGCTTCCGATGGATTGTATGCGAAGGTCGTTGCGCCGTGCGTCTATGATGATTGGGGAAGCGCACATTGGGAGTTCACAGAGGAAGATTTCGGAACAAAAGTGTTCTTAAATCAGGAAGACGCCGAAAAGGCCAGGAGGAAAAATGAACTGTGGAGTAAAAGAATGTCCTTTTGTTCGGAGCGGTGAGTGCGAAGTACCGCCGTGCGGAACGTGCTTCCTGCCGTGCGAAGCGAGGGAAGACCATGATTGACTTAAAGCCATGTCCCTTTTGCGGCGGGAAGGCCGTCGTGATAAGTGAACCATACACGCACAATCGATTCCTTGTAGCCTGCAAAAATCGCGGGGACGTGTGCAAATGCGAACCGTGTACAAACTGGTTTGATACACGGGAAGAAGCTGCGGAAGTGTGGAATAGGAGGGAAAATGAACGATCTTAAAGGCTGCCCGTTCTGCGGTGGAGAAGTCGAGGAACGGGGTGGAACCTGCAACTATGGAAAAAAGGTCATGATGCTGGATGTAAAATGCCAGAAGTGCGAAACGACATTTAAGTTTAAGCACAAATGGTCGCTTAACCCATACGTCGAAACCGTGGATGCGTGGAACCGGAGGTACGATGATGGAACAAATTCGTAGTTGCCCGTTCTGCGGCGGGCGCGGCCGGGTGAGTTTCAAGGATGCTCGCTTCGCAGGTCAGAATTACAGAGGCGACAAGAAAATTGTGTACCGCGTACAAATCATTTGCAACCGGTGCGCCAGCCGGGGCAAGCCTATCAGAACGGAGCCGTTGATTAACCCTAATCCGTATGGCTGTGCATGGGGACCGACATATGACGCGAAATCTCCAGTATGCCAAAGGCAGACGGAGCTTTTCGCACCATACGTTGAAGCGGCTATCCGTGCGTGGAATGAGAGGTATGTAGATGGAGCAACCGAGTAACTGCCCATTTTGCCACAAGTGCTCTGTGGATTGGCCGGTGTATCTTGATGAGATACACCAGTTTAACGGAAGAATATCCACAGAATTGATGTATCAGTGCCGCTGTACATACTGCGGGGCAAACGGACCGATAAAGGGTACAAAGCGGGCAGCTATCAAAGCTTGGAATAGGAGGAACGAAAATGGTTGAAAATCGAGTGTGTTTTACCGTCCGAGGAGAGTTCGGAGCGCAGATGAGCTTCGAGTCAAAAAACACGATCCCGTATGAAGCTCTGTGCAAGTGTGTCAATAAAGATACGCTGATAGAGCTGATGTGCCTTGACATTGCCGGCTATACCGGAGAAGATATTCAGTTCATCACGCCGGAAGAATATGACGAGCGATTTGGAGATGACGAAGATGGTTGACTGCTGTGCGACCTGCGCATTCCACGAATGCCAGAAGGGGTATCTCTATCCGCATCGGTGTAAAAAGCACAAAGGCGAACGGTTCTCGGAAGTCGAGTGGCGACGCATCGTGTACAGCCTGTATAAATGCGGCGAGTTCAAAAGCATTGACGCTGTCAGTGATGTATCGGACAGAGAACGTGAACATGAACGATGCCACTAAAACTGTCAGGGAGGACGAAATGATGGACCTGGAATCAGTTTTCAATGAAATCAAGGCAATGTCGCAGGAACAATTCGACGCTCTCACGGAGGAAGTGCGTGCAATGTCAGAACCACCATATGATGAGACTGTCAATGAAGAACTTGCAGTTGCGCCGATGAATCAGGCTGATATCAGCGAGCATAGCCGGTACAAGGAACTGAAAGTGAACCCATGCGCATACGGCGTCCATTTTTCTGCCGTCATGGATGACGAAGACGGTAGCATTGTCGTTTTCGGAGAAGGTGGATGGGCGATGGGGTACATCGACTACCCGATGGGCACGGCCAACTGGATCGTCACGGACGAGTGCAAGCCGGGTGTGCAGCGGTATTGGAAGACGTGCTCGAAATGTGGACAGAAAAAATGGTTCTTCAACTATATCGACGCACGGAATCTGAAACAAAGGTATCCGCTCTGCGAGTGCGGGGCGAAGATTATCGGTGTGGAAGAAATGTTTGAATTTGAATGACACTTGTGTGTGAAAGGATACAACCATGATAATTTATACCGGAGAACGCGGTAGCGGGAAAACCACTATGCTCATCGAGATGTCTGAAAAAACGGGTGCGACCATCGTTGTGGCTACATACCCGATGGTCAAGTATATCCAGAAGACTGCGGGTCAAATGGGTAAGAAGATTCCCGTTCCTATCACGGTGACGAACTACATTCACCTTCTTGCAAACGGTGGTCTCAGTAAAAGTAAGAAGTATCTCGTGGACGAACTTCAGATGATACTCCATGGCATGAACATCGAAGTTGCTACATGCGACAATGATTGTTTGAGAGCGCTGGGAAATCTGTCGAGTGCGAAATCTCAGCCAGATCGATACATCAACGCTACACAACTGATTGCCACGCTGGAAGGTGCAATCGAGAGGGCAGAACGCGAAGAACCAGCAGGAATCGAGAAACTTTTGGCTGTAATGTCGATGAAATATGCGAAACGGCTGCTGGAAGAAGCGTCTAAAACGGAGGCGGAACGTGGATAAATACGTTAATGCAACGCACATCATTGAGGGAATCAACAAAGCACTTGACTCCCTACGGCGAGAAGATGGAAACCTGCCGGACACGGAGGATGTCGATGAATTGCTCAGTTTTAAGAGAAAACTGGAACTTGCGCCGGAAGCCCCGATTAAGGACTATCGGCCAGAGAATGCGCCATTTGTGACGTTCAACGGCAAACCCGTTGGACTTCTGAAAAGCATACGGCCCGATATTACTGAAATTGTAATTTCGACCAGCTACTGCGGATGCGAGTTTGTAAACGGTGAACTTGCATCGGTAGAAATTCTGAAAGAACCTTTGGATAAATGGGAGGAACGATATGGTAAAGCTATCGACGATTCAAAAGCACAATAACCCGCACGCCATCCTTCGGAGTGATAACGAAGGACCCGGAGGTGGCTATCACGATTACACTGTGATGGATGTGGACAGAAAAAGTGTGATTGCACAGATAAAATTTCAGAAAGGCGCACGAAATGACTCGAATGCGCGTCATGGTGTTTTGGATGCTGACCTTTTGGAAATCGTGCGTAATAGGCTGACTGCCTTCAACAAGGGCGAATTTGCCACGAGGGAGAACGCCTGCGCAATCACACATATTGAAGAAGCCCTCATGTGGATGGCGAAACGCGCCGATGATCGGGCGGAACGCGGCGTACTGGGGACGTATAACAAATGAGAGAAGATGGATTTAAGACTATTTTCGTGTGCAACACAATAACAGGCTCCGTATGTGAGGAGCAGTGTGGCGTTGACATCGACGAGAAGTGCATCAAGAATATTTTGGAACGCGTTAAAGCACGTGGAGAGGAATATGCTGTGTTTATGCTTCCGGGCGTTGTAAAACATGGTGACATTGTGAGATATGCCAATGCTGTTGCAGATTTGAGACGTCTTCAAGATCCTCGAATCCAAGAAATTGTGTATAGAACGCAAAAAGCGATTGAAATCCTGACGGACGGGATGGAGAAAACGTATGGCGAAGCATAACCAACAATGGCTCGATGCCAGATGGAAGCAAAAGAAACGCCAGAGGGACGCTGAAAGCAAGCGACGGGAATGGGAACTGTCAGAATTTGCACGGCAGGCGGACGAAGCGCTTGAGCATATGCGGCAATTCTCCGATTGGGCGGAGCCGATGATAGAAAGACTTGATTTTTTGAAGGAAATCGGGCCGGGAGTCAACTTCGCGGAGATACTGGAAGGAACCAAGTACAGATTCGTTTCGCAAAAGTACAACGGCGATGGGACATATGATGTCACGTTCGAGGTAGACGTGCTGAGCAATGACAGTAAACACGAAAAGATCGGCGTGCTGACGGCAACTGCTTTGCGCGTGTCGTATATCGCGGGGAGGTTAGAAGTTCATGGGCGATAATGAGAAATTTGAAGACCTCTACTCAAACGTAGAACAGCGCATCCGAAATCTTGAAAAGAAACGCGACGATGCAATGAACGAAACACCACAGAAGATTTACGCGAAAATCGGCGAACTGATTGGGACACTCACTTTAGATGGCGAAGAGTATCCGGTGAAGGGACTATCGGATAAAACCGCGCAGATTCTTCACAGAACGGTTTGCCAAAACTGCGGTGCGCCGCACTCACCATGGGAAGCCCAATGCGAGTATTGCGGTGGGTATGTTGATGTGGAAATGAATCAAATTGAGATAAAACCGCAAACTGGAGACTATTCGTTCATACGTTGGGACGGAGAAAGGTGGATATAAACACCCGCAAGACTCCTGGACCGTATTTACGCAGAGAGAATATCGGAAGAAGACATCGTTGGATACAAGGAGGAAACACTATGAAAAACACGACGTTAGTATGCAGTAAGCGTTATAAGCGTGGAGCAATTAAATGCAGCGTTGAACTCATGCCGGGTAAAGGCGGCGGAGAGGGAACAAAACCCGCTATTAGAGAAATCAACCAGGGAACTATGCAATGGCTCAAAGAGCAAGAAGTGGAGGCTGACAATGAAGTGGATAAGTAACGCGCGCATCGGTGAAGATGCAAAGAACGGGACTATATTCAAACTCGAAGGTACAGAAGTTATAATCCACCATTATGCAGAATGTGGGGGATTGTGGTTTCTTGCATACAAACCGCTCGATATACCGCTTTATCCACTTGGCACGGAAGACTTTGAAAATGCCAAGAAAAAGGCACTGGACTACATCCTAAATCAGTTCGGAAAATTAACTGCGCGTGTGAAGATTGACACGGATTTTCTGAACGCTTCAATGAAAGAATCTGACCGTTTTAGCCGGTACTAAAACAAAAACATGCAACATCTCTTGCATTTTTGATGATTATATGGTATAATTAAGCAAAATAAACAGAGGTGCTTACGCGCTGTTCCGGTGCTTTTCCTATGGGAAAGGTATCGGGACAGCGCTTTTTGCGTTTTTTGGAGGTAAAATGAGCGAAAATGTCAGCGAACTGGAACAGCAAGAATATTATGCGCAGCTTGCAAAAAAGACCTCGGAAAGTCTTGCATATTTCTACTGCTGCGTCAAGTATGATGTTCCGTTTGCGCGCGACTGCGTGCCGCGCGATGAAGGGCGCGACAAGTGGCTTTCGTACCTCGATAACCTCCATATCAAGAAACTGGACGCCAGCAAGAGCGGCGAGCGTTACGGCTTCCTCGATGGCTTGACCGACATCACGAAGATATTCGGGGAGGGTCTGAAAGACGGAGAGTTCACAAAAGCCGTCTATGCAGAAAAAAATGCGCAGTCGGCCAAAGCTGGCACGGTGAGGCAGCGAAAGGATTGGGGAACCGGAAACGACGAGCATCCATACACCAATGAAGACTATGCAGAATTCGACAGAATATACACTGTCCTTGCGTCTGACTTGGGAGGCGAAGATGCTTTGAGTGCGAAACAGCAGTTTATCCTTCGCAACGTCTCCAAATGGACAAAGCAAATGAACGATGCTTCTGACGCTGGAAAATTCGATGCAGCAAGAAAACTGTCGGCCATCATTCAGGAAAACTTGGCGAGTGATAATCTCAGAAAGCGCGATGCCAAACCGGTAGAGGAAATCCGAATCGACGGCATTACCGAACGGCTTGAAAAGGCCGGCTTAATGAAGAACGGTAAGCCGGTAGACCCCGATACCGCATTTGAGCTACTTTTCCACAGAAGACCAAAGTATTCCTACACGAAAGACGCGGCCGAACAAATGCTTCTCGCAATTATCAATACGTCGCGTATGAATGATTCGCTTCCAGAGTTTTCGACGCTACCAGACAGCGCAAGGATCAAAGATGATCTACATGAGTTTGCGGAAGAACCGAACGAGATGGAGAAAACCGCGTATGAAGGGTTCGGCTATGTAAAGATGCCTCCAGTGAAAGAAAAATAAATAGGTTATTAGCTGGGACAGAGGGTAGCTTCCTTTTCTCACTCCTACACAGTGAGATTACCGGCTCTAACAAAATCTGTGTAGGAGATTTTGGTATGGAAGAAAGAAACTATTGCGTCTATCGACATATAACCCCAGATGGAAAGGTCTATGTTGGGCAAACACAACAGAAGCCAGAGACTAGGTGGGGAAACGGAAGACTCTATAAGGCCAATCCAGAGTTTACCGCTGCTTGTGAATATTACGGATGGGAAAATGTAAGGCATGAAATACTCGACAGCAATCTGACACAAGCAGAAGCATACGAACTGGAACGAAAATACATTGAAGAAATGGATGCGCGGAACCCATCAAAGGGATATAACAAGCTTCCTGGCGAACAGCATAAGCCTGTATGTTGTATTGAGACCGGAGAAATATTTCCATCACTGCATGAGGCAGCAAAAAAGACTGGGCTGAAGCGAGACATGCTGAAAGCGGCATGTACTGGTGAATATGCACAGGTCGCAAGGAAACACTGGTGTTTTCTCGCAGACAGAGATTCGTTTGCCGTAGATGAATCGAGGAAAACTGCACCGGAAAATAAACCGATAATCAACATGGACACCGGAGAAATCTATTCATCCTGTGGCGAAGCGGCAAAGAAATATGGCATTTCCAGCATGACCATTCGAAAAGTGTGCCAACACAAAAAGAACTGCTACACAGCCGGAGGCCATAGGTGGGCATTCCTTGAAAACTTTGAATCAGACAAATCGCTCCCATTTCATAAACGCGTAAAACGAGTCGTGAACGTTGCAACAGGTGAAACATTTAAAAGTGCCCGAGAAGCAGAGAAAATGACCGGAGCGAACAAAACGGGAATCATAAGATCTTGTAAAACCGGAAAAGCAGTCGCAGGGCATCAACGGAGATATGAAGAGGGGTGATGTGGGTTTATGGCGAGACGTTACGGTAAGGCGTGGGCGCCGGGCCTACAATCATAAGGTGTTGGATGGATAAGTAAACGCGAGGTTGAACAACGCGATTACAGTAACTTTGAAAATGATTTTTGGTGTCTTCTGATTTGGGTCGGAAGATTCTTTCCAGACATACTTGCAGATGTGCTTCGTGCCGACGATGCAGACTACAAAACGCTCGAAATTGTGCAGCGCGTCATGATGCGTGCAAATGCTCGATATCAGGATGTAGCAATCACGGGAACTCGCGGGCTGAGCAAGACCTACTCGGAAATGCTCGGCGAGGAAATCAACGGTATTGTTTGGCCCGGAACGCGAGTCCTCTATACGGGGCCGGCACTCAAGCAATTATCTGACATCGGAAGCAAAACGCACGCAGACTTGGCAAAAAGCTATCCGTGCATTACAAAACACTGGCGCATTGCGGCAGAAAGCAAGGACGATTTCAAAATTACGACAGATTATGGGTCATCATTCTACATAGGTGCAAAACGTGGTGACAACCTTCACGCTGTTATCGCGGAAGAATTTGCGCAGGAAGAACAACCTGCGTTTGACTTCAACGAATATACGACAGTTGCGCTTCCAGCCGTCCGATTGGCTCACAACGTAAACGGTGAGAAAGACGAAAACTTCGTCGCATATAAAAACCACTCGATTACCAGCGCAGGAAGAAAACAGAATCACGCATTCTTGGTTCGCTGTGAAGTTCGTAAAGGAATGCGGAACGGGGACAGCAGTTTCCAAATGGACGTCCCGTATCAATGCGTAATCCTTCAACAAATGCGCCCATACTCATGGGCACAGAAACTCAAATCTAAGCTGACCCCGGAGCGCTGGATGCGTGAGATGGAGAGTCGATATACCGGCGCGGATGAATATCCAATCATCTCGGATGAAAGTCTTTCTGAAAGCTGCTGCTTGCAAAGCATGGAACGTCAGCATTGCTGCAAATACCCCGGAAACAAGACAGACCCGAAAGACGTGATATACATCGTCTGCTACGACGTTTCCTATGAAGACGCAAAAAAGAACGCAAAATGCGCTGTTGGCGTTTGGAAGCTTACGAAGCAAGATGATTTCCTGAAGCGGGACAGATACCTGAAGCAGCTGGTGTGGCTGGACGATTGGCCCCCACCGGATAACGCCATGAAACAGGCACGAAAACTGAAAGACGTCTGGTATCGGTTTTGCTTTGATGGCGGCAACACCACCTATATTGCAATCGACGGATGGCAGTACGGCAAGGCGGTCATTGAAGACCTTATGAAAGACCTCGGTGATGGGTTGCCGCCGCTGTGTATCTTAGACCATACCGAATATGTGGCTTTGGAACAGGATGGAGCGTTGCCAATCATCTATCCGATCAAAGCCGGTGGTAGCGGCGTTACAGACCCAGATGTTGAAATGATTCGGTACGCGCAGACGCAGTTTGACAACCACAATGTACAGCTGCTGACGATGAACACGCGTGAGGGCGTGGAGGCGTACAAGCGGCTTCATAAGATCAAGGACGATGATCTGGATTATCAGATTGCACGTCCATACCAAAAGACCAGAGAACTGTCTGGACAGATTCAAAACCTGAAGGCTGTCCCGTCGGGCGCTGGATTCAGCGAGAAGCGCATTTCCCGCGCAATACAAAGAGACAGCTGGTCTGCTATAAAGTACGGCTTGCGCCTTGCTCAAAAGCTGGAAAAAGAACTCGTCTTGAGCGAAGTCCGTAAAAAGAGCGACTGGGACGCGCTTCTTTCCAAGTATAAGGCAAAGGGGAACGTAAAAAACGTTACCGGAGGAAGCACAGGCGCAAGGCTTGTGACGCAGAGACGCGGAGGAAGGATTTTTTAATGGCGGAAAATCAGGAAAAAATATATCGGCTTTATGCGCTGACCATAACGCAGGAATCTGTGGAAATCGCCATGATGGAACGGTTCAGCCGGATTGCACCGGGCTATATCCTGATTTATACGGCAGACAAGCAGCCGAAAGGCAGCATTGAGATAAACGGCGAGGACGTAAAGCGGCTGACGAAAGCCGACAGCGATTGGATTATGATCTGCGCTGCAACGCGGCTTCGGGAGCGTATGGAGCAAAACCAGACGCAATCAATGGAAAATCTGAGCCGAATGGTTGACCAACTTTCGGCAGCCCTCGCGGCGGAGCGCGAGAAGATCAAGACCGGCGGGGAGGAAATAACAGATGGCGATAGAGACGAGCGAACTCAATAAGCTACAGTATTCTTCTTTTCCGAAGATTTTTGAACGGTTCCGTAAGATGGCGGCTGAAAATCAGGGTATCCCGATGTCCAGTATTACCTCCGCGTTTGCCGGAATCAATTCTGGCCGCTATGGTCTTGCGAACCCGTACATTCAGAACCGGCGTGTAAAGCAGATTTCATCGCTGCCGGCTGATTTTACAAAAGATCAGGTCGCAGAAATGCTCACAAAGCCGTATGACAGCGAACAGCCACTTCGGCAAGTGGCGCATATTCTGGAGTATACGGCGTATCCGCTTTTCCACATTCGCAAAGTCTACCAAGAAATGCTGACGTATCACAACTATGTGATGCCGAAGCTGACGGACTCGGCCGACACCAAAAAGGACGAGTTCATGCGCGAATGGAAGCTGCTCGAAAAACTGCGCGAGGAATTCAAACCGAAGGAAACTGCGCATCAGATCGTAGGCCAAGTTGGCATAGAAGGGAAGGTCTTCTATTATCCTCGCTACAGCGTAGACAAGAGCCATAACAAGGTGAACTACGCATTCATGCAGCAGCTTCCCAGTGACTGGACGAAAATCACCGGATACAACAATGTTTCCAAGTACACCGTGGCATTTAACATGATGTACTTCCTCCAGCCGGGCTGCGTACCGGAGCAATACGGTGATCTGTTTACGCCGTACCTTTACGATTTCAGTAGCGTCGTGCAAAAGCCCAAGGGAACTGGCACTTCGCTGATCTTCGCGCAAAAAACGCGCGTTGATATGCAGCAATTCCAGAGCATCCAAGCGCGCGGCGATATGGCCGGAACCCCAGATGTCTATTATCAGAATGGGCGCTGGTACTATTGGGTTTACCTACCAGCAGATGCAGTATTTACGTTTGAAGCTGACGATGTAAGTCGGACTGCAATTTCTCCGTTTGCAGCACTGTTCCTCAACATGATTCAACTTGCTCAGATGGAGCAAATTCAGTTGGAGTTGATTCAGAACCCGTTGGTCAGCCTTCTACATGGTGAAATCCCATACAGAGATGACAAAGAAGCGACCGCAGAAGACAAGTACAAACTTAGTAATGCCGGTCGACTTCTGTTTGAAGCGATTTGGTATGATATGCTGCAGACGAACAATACAAGCGGAATCGGCCTGTATGCGGCTCCGTTTGAAAATATGAAACTGGAAAGCCTGTCGGAAGCTCCGTCGGCCATGGACATCGTTAAACAAGGATACAGCGACACTATGAGTCAGGCCGGCATGGGCGCGATCATCCCGCTTGGAGATGATCCGAAAGCTGGAACTGCGCAGATCTCTCTTCAGATTGAAAGCAAATTTATGCAGACAGTCTACCGCGACTATGAGCGGATGATGAATGCTATCATCAAGAAACTCGGCCCTCGGTATGATTGGAAATTCGTCATGTTCGGGGATATCTCCGAAGACGAAAAGATGCTCGAACGGTGCATGAAGGGCATGGAGCACGGCATTCTGCCGGATACCATCGTATATAATGCACTGCTTGACCGATCCGTTCTGGACGATATGTGCCTGTCTGATATTGTTTACAACAGCGGGATTCTGGACAAGCGTATCCCACTTGTGACTTCGTATAACATGGCTCAAGATAAATCCAACCTGCCGCCACAGTCACCCGGTCGTCCAAAAGGTGACGGAAACGCCACAACAGACGGAAGCGAAACCATGATTGACCAGTATGGAGGTACAAATGACTGAATTTGTAAAGAAAGAAGACCTCCACATTATCAACAGGGCGCTTAATAATGGCAGTGATGTGAAGATTCAGCTCACAAAAGACGGATACCGTATCACGGAAGATACCATGAAAGTCCTGAAACGAGTGGCAATTAGTCAGGAAAAAATGGAAAAATAAAAAATTGTACCTGCGCCGAAAGAGCGGTGTAGAAGAGCCGAAGAGGGCTACCGACACATTAGATTGTGCCGGTAGCCCTCTTTTATTTTGCAAGGAAGGAGAAAACGAAATGGCTCGACTGAAAGAACGGTTTGACTTCGAGAACGGTGCGCTTGCCGCTGTGCGAGATGCTGCGAAGGATGTAACCGGCGCGTATCAAGATGCTGCGCGTGGACTGGATACGCTGAAAGAATGGGTTCTGATTGAATTTGGAATGCCGAATACGGCCAATGCCATCCACAAACTGGCTCATCTTCAGCCTCAACGATTCGATGTAGTCGGAGATCTGCTGCATCAGCGGCATATCCTGCAAATCTACCCGGCAACTGCGGAGTACGACGGGCGGCCTGACAATCTGGATGGTGTGTTTGAGTCCATCATTGACATGCTACAGAAAGTCGAAGATGCGCTTCGCAAATGTGTCGAGATCTGCGATAAAAACGATCTTTATCCGCTTGGACGCGGATTTGAAAACCTTCAAATGGAAAACAGCGCAAGCTACGAGAAGTTCTTGTATGCGTGGCAGATGTACTCCGAACACGAGATGAGCGCGACCAGTTTTGACGGCTGGATTGAAGAACTCTTCGAGGAAGAGGGTGACTGACAATGCCGCTGACGAAAATCAAAAGACCAGTTGCAACCGGTCAACTCAAGGTGCTTCAAAAGCTGAATCCGTATGAGTTTGGCGTTGAACTGTGGTTGATGCGTGAAGGGGTCAACCAGAACCGGTGGAATTATCAGAACTTGGAGAAATACTACAAGACGTTCGTGGGACGGCCAATCCTGATTGCCTACGTCATGGGGAAAATCGGCGACGGTCACAACAGCCAACGCAAAACTGACCCAAGAACAGGTGAACAGTATAACTCCTATACGGATGGGACGGCGGAACGCATTGTTGGAACGCTGTCAGATGATGAACGTGATTTCTCCCTCCAAAAGAGGGATGGTCAGACTTGGATTGTGGCGCGTGGAAAACTCTTCGCTTTCTATGCAAAGGAAACCGTAGATGAAATCGTGCGAACAGGGCGCATGGATGTGTCTGTGGAAACCTTGATAGACAAAAACCACATGGACGGAGATGTCGAAGTTGAGGATGTCTGGTCTGGGGTTGGCGTCACAATCTTAGGAGCGGGCGTTGCTCCGGCTATTCCGGGGGCCAACATCGCTCGACTTGCCGCATTGGATGAAGAATTTAAAACATTGAAACTCAAAGCGGCATCTTTGCAGAAGGCCCCGGATAAGAACAATGCCCCGGATAACGGGAGTCTATCACACAAAGGAGTGAAAGATTTGAAAACTTATAACAAAAGACAGCTTGCTGAACTGGCGGCGCGTTTTACGGATTATAAGGTTCTGGCGGCGGGCGAGAAGGACGGAAAAGTCTATGTTTGCCTGATGGCGAAGAATGGCGCGTACAAATACTACGTCATTGAGAACTCCGCAGAAACCATTGTACCTGAACGTTTCCAGAGCATGTCTGTCAATGCGTCCATGCAGGTGGGCGAAGACTGCATCACCATGGAGGCACAAGACTTCGTGGATATGGTCGTCGTGGAAAACACAGACCGTCTGAATGCAGCCGAAAGCAAGGTTAATTCTCTGAACAAGGAACTTGAAACTGCAAATGCGCAGCTCGAAGCCATGCGTGAGTTCGAAAACAAGCGTCGGCTGAATGCTGCCAAGGAAAAGGCAAAGGCAACTCTCGCAAAGTTCAATGCGAACCGTGAACAGAAAGTTGCTGAAAGTTCCATCGACAACATTCTGACCGATATCGAAGCTGGCCTCTACACGAACAGCTGCGACAAGGACAAGAACTGGACCGGTGAGTCAGAAGTTGCAAAGGCCGTCTACGCGGTTTGCGGTGCAGCTGTCGAGAAGATGGATGCGGAAGCCGCTCAGAGAAACAGAACAGTTTACGCATGGGACAAGTTCAAGAACAACAGCGGCGAAGACGATGGATCTGTCAATGGTCTGCTTGCCAAATGGGGCGTCGAAGCTGCATCGAAGTAAGAGAGGAGTGAACAGAAATGTTTAATGCAAAAACTGCATTTGAGGCCCGCGTGACGAACAACTCCCGCAATGACCTCATCAATGTTACCGGCAGATATCAGGCGTCCAGTGCTGACGCGGACTGTGATGCCGGCCGTCTGGTCATCAGAAACGGCCAGCTTCCATGCGCCGGTTTTACCGGAGTGAAGAATGAAAATGCGTGGTACATGAACGATGCTACTTCCACCACTACAGCTGGTGATGTGGTATATGCCGCGAATACCTACGAAATCCAGCTTCTTCAGGGTAAGCATGGCAATATGTATGCCGTTGGCACGGAAACACTCGGCCTTGGCATTCCCGCCGGCCGCGATGGTACGTTTACCAAGATCGTCTTCGACGGCGACCATGCGTACCGCTTCGGCATTGGCAACGTCAATGCCGCACTGAGCACCAATCAATTCTTCACCATTGATGCAGGCCAGTTGAAGCCCGCAGCTTCCGCCCCGACCGGCAATGGTGCGCTGTACTTCAAACTGCTTGGAACTGGCAACTTCACCGAAGGAACCACTTCCAGCTTCGAGTACGTTGACGTGCAGGCCTTCACGGTCTACGCATAAGGAAGGAGTGAATATCAATGCCGAGAATCAATCTTAACAGCGTTTCTGCTGATGTTTTCCGCGTGAATGCTTCCGCTGGAGAAGCCCAGCGTGCGGATATCGTCTCAAAGGGCCGTGTCCTCTTCTATGAGCACGCCCTTACGGGCAAGGAAGCGATGCTGGCCGTCAACGGTCTTCAGTCCACTGGCATTTCCCATATGCTGTCCGCGAACGGCTACAAGGATCTGAATGAGAAATTCCAGCGCGAACAGCTTATGTATGCGGCAAAGATTTGCTGCGCACAGACCGGCGAAACTGCTCCTACAGACTTTGAGTCCTTCAAGAGAAACGGTCAGCGTTTCTATGGCAACTCTGCTTTCTACCGTGTCCTTCAGGGCATTTGGCAGGAAGTTGTTTATCCGATTCTTCCCAATGTGTTCTCCGAAGCCGTCGATTTCTTTGCAGAAACCGTTCAGGTCGGCTTTGGCGAGACTCATACAATCTCCATCGGATCTAACGACATTCCCATCTACCAGGATTCTTCTTGGGGTGCATCCAGAAGCGTTCCTCGCAACCGCTTCTACAGCAAGGATTACACGCTGAATCCGCAGCCAAAGACCGCTCAGATCACTGCGAAGTGGCATCAGCTTGTCGGTAACAACACCGACTTCGGCGCGTTCTTTGCAAACCTTGTCGCTGGTATGTATGCGAAGGTTATGGGCATGTGGAATCAGTCCATGACTCTGGCTGCGGCCGACACTACGCTTATCCCCACGAACCTGAACCAGACGTTCACCAACCAGAACTGGATTTCTCTGGCGAACAAGCTGTCTACCATCAACAACGTCGGTCTTCGCACCATCATCGCTACTGGTTCTCCGGTTGCTCTGAGCAAGGTTCTGCCGACGCAGGCTACCGGCTCCACCAACGTCAATATGGACGCCGCTCTTGCGATGCTCCTCGGCACTCAGTACAACAGCACCGGTATGCTGGGTGAGTTCCTTGGCGTTCGCCTGATGCCGCTCCGTGACGCTGCGAGCCCGCTGAAGCTGAACACCGAGCCGACTACCATCCTGTCTGCAAACGACATTTGGATGCTGTCTGCTGCCGGCCGTAAGCCTCTGACCATTGCTTACAACGCCGAAACGCCCATTACCATCGAAATCGACCCGACTCGCACGGCCGACTTCGAAATGGGCATCAACCTCACGACCGCTCTTGATTCGGTTGCGACGTTCTCCAGCAAGGTGGGCCATGTAACGGTCTAATCTCTTCTTCGCGGGGCGGGTTTTACCTCCAGCCCGTCCCGCACCATATGGCTCTGCATGGTGCTGCAAGATACGGTTCGAGTCCGGACGGAGCCAACATTCGTGGAGGAAAATAGCCATTAAATCTGGAAGGAGTGTGCGACATGGCTGAAAACAAGAACACTGGAAAGAAACCCGGAAGACCGAAGAAAACGCCTGTGGCGGAGGAAGTCAAGGAAGAAGATGTTTTCTTTGATGTTCCGGAAGAAGATCAGACCTCGAATACTGCTGAAAAGGCAGAAACGGGAAAAGAAAATATCCTGTCTGTCAAGGCAGATGATGTGACCGGAATCCGATACGACGGAAGCGAAGTTCCGCTGACGGAAGTTGCGCCTGAATTGGCGGGTGAAACCGTTGAAGTTCACACGGAAACAAGCAATCAGGCAGAACCGACGTTTACAATGGCAGACGTGCAGAAGATGGTAGCCGATGCGGTTGCCAAGGCGGTTGCAAATGTACAGCCGCAGACGCCTGTGACTCCGCAGATTATTCAGGTAGCAAATGACTCCGAAATGGTGCATTTCCTCTGGGAAGCTCCTGTTGCAGACGATAACGTCGTGTTCTTCGGAGAAGGCGGCATCTTCGGTCAGATCGTAGGCAAGAGTGGGAGTTTCTATGTGCCGCACCGTGATCTCTCCCGCGTTCTGACGGACGTGAACCGTGTCTTTATGGCGCGCAGATGGCTGATTGTTGTGTCCGGACTGAGTGACGATGAGCGCGAGGCACTTGGCGTCAACTATAAGGATGGCGAAATCCTTGACAAGAGAGTGTTCGCAAGAATGGCGGAATACAGCGATGAAATGCTGTCGCTTTACCCGAAACTTTGCGAAGGACACAAGAAAATGGTCGCGCAGACCTACGCGGAAGAATATGCGCTTGGCAATCCAAACATCACGCGAGAAATCGTCGTGAAGCTGAACGAAATGAGCAAGACCCCGAAAAACCAAAGGGGTGACTTCATCTCCATTATCGAAGAAATGAACGCGCGGGACGCGCAGTAAACATTGCGCCGCATACGGGCGCAGGAAAGAGGTATTAACATGAGTAGTCCTGTCTATAGCGAGTTTTCCTTTGCGCCTGCGTCCGCATACGCGGCAAGCAAGAACGTTCTGCCGACGATTCGGACGGCAGTTGAAACCAACTTCAGCAACCATCTTTGGAATGGTTCGGAAGCGGAAATCCTCGGCGTCGAGATGGCAGCTGCCGCATCTTTCACGGTGAAACTGAATCGAGAGACACAGCTGACGGCAAAGCCGGAAGGCGATGTATTCACCGTCCGGTATTATGGCCCGATTGAATATATCGTATTCAGTGCAGCTACAACACTTACCTATATGCACGTCAGATGGGCGGCGCAGAACAGGGTGCATGGAGTTGTTACGCTTACTGCTGTCACCGGCGCAAAAGTATTTCGTGGCGGCTATACAGTTCCAGAAGTCGATGATGGAAAGTATGAGCTGCAAGTCGGCGGCTATATCGTTACGGCAAACGGAGTAAACAGCGGATTCTTCTATAATCTCGAAAATGCAGTTACGGTCAAGACCAGCATTGAGAGCGCAAAAGTTGCGGTGAGCGCGGCGCTTACCTATACGGGAAGTGAACAAACCAAAACGGTTACAAGCGTGACGCTCGGCGGAACAGAGCTTACGGCTGACACGGACTACATTGTATCAGACAACAAAGGTACGAACGCCGGAGCATATTCCCTCCGAATTGACGGAATCGGAAACTATAAGGGAACAATCATTGTTCCGTGGACGATTGCAAAGGCCAGTGCTGGATTGAGCGTCAGTCCAGAAGCAATCGAAATGTCCGCTGGTGCAACCGAAACATTCACGATTACGACTGCATCAAATAGTCAGCTTACCATCGAAAACAGCAACCCTTCTGCGGTAGCAATCAGCCCGGTTGTGAACAACACCACCGTCACCATAGAGGGACTGAATGCAGGAAATGCGGTTCTGTCTATCGTGCAGGAAGAAAACGACAACTATCTGGCAGGACAGGCACAATGCACTGTCACTGTCAAGGCGTAATATAGGAAAGGCGGCGGTCGAACCATGGATAGCAAGGAAAGAATTGAGGCTCTATGCGGCATCATTGAATCTCTTCTGCTTCTGATTGAGGATGAGACTGCCGCCGATTGTATCCGGGAGGAATACCAAAACACCATGAACGATTCTTCCTATGAAAAGGAGGAATGGGACTAATGGGAACCTCTTGGAGCGATATCATTACAAATCACGCCATGGTTATCATCGGCGATGACCGAATGACAGATGACCTGAGAACAGACGCAGCACTGTTTTTTCGACGCATGAGTGCATGGGTGAAAATGGCAATCCCTATGTTGAAAAGCCCGCCTGAACTGCTTGTGTTCCTGACAGAAGGACTTGAAGAACCACAATATTCTGATTTCGATTGGACAAGCGAACAGACCAGTACAACGAAGGAAACAACGATTCAGACAGGAAAAGTTGGATATGAACTTTGCAGCTGCGTAAGTGTGCAGTACGCACGAAATGGAGACGCCTCGTTTGTCCCATACACGGATTTTACCTACGACTCCGAAACGGGAAATGTAACATTTCCACAGCAGGACAACGCAGGTATCGAATATCGTTTGGATTTCTATACAGACGGCCATTTTTATCACGAACTTACGCTCAAACAGAAACGCCTATTGGGATTGGCCGTCGCGGTGACATGGGATAACCGATTTAACCGTGAATGGCTGAACATCCAACCGAAAATAAAGGATAAGAGTTTTAATACACCGAACGAAAACACCACTATGAAGGAATCAACGGCTCGGTACAAGGAAAACTTACAATTATTCTATGGTGAACTGCGTGGGTATGAGCAAGAATGCGCGTATATGCGTCAGGTAAACCCGATACGTCGTGTGTTTACGTTACTTTAGAAAAAAATAGAAGGGAGGCTGGACATTATGCCGATCTCGGACAATATCAAGAACGGATTGATTGCTTCCGGCCACCTGAAAACAGCAGTCAGGAACACACCATCGCAATATAGAGGCCGACAGAAGCAGTATTTCGGAGACCCAAGCGCAGAGTTTGTGCATCAGTATGCGAAGTATGCTTCTGACTTTATTGAGGCGCGTGTGCAGGGATTGAACCCAGATGCGTTTTATGAGTGGGAAACTACATCCATTCGTATGGCGGAAATAGCACCGAAAACGGCATCGACACTCCGCAAGCAGGATGATTACAAGGACATTATGTTTGCCGATGAAAGCATTGAGTATGTGCCGGAAGGGACAAAAATCGATGCAATGGGAAGCATTTGGCTTGTCACAAACCCGCAGAACATTTCCAACGCAACAGGCATCGGAGTTGCACAACGCTGTCGGTCAACGTGGAACCATCTGGACTGGTACGGAAATCTCCTGAAAGAACCGATATGTGTCGAAAAGGCAATCCTGACAGCAAACGAAAGCGATATGCAAGAATATGCCCTTATTACAAAGGGCTATGTTAATATCATATGCCAGCGAAACGAAGAAACAAAAAAGCTTAACACAAACAGCAGAATCATTCTTGGGTCAGCTGCATACCACATCACCGGCTTCGGTGATTACGCGCAGGAATTTACCGGAGATTATGATTCAGTCCGGCTGCTTGAATTCACGGCTAGATATGAACCGCCGAACGAAGAAATTGACGACATGGAAAACCATGTGGCAGGCGGAAAGACATTTTCCTGGGAAATTCGTGTGAAGGGAAACCCCATCATAAAAAGTGGCGCTACAGGGCAGCTAGAGGCTGTCAGCATCAGAATGGGGAAGGACGCAGACCATAACTATGATCATCCAGTCAGCTACATTTGGGAAAGCAGCGACACAAATGTAGCTGACGTTGGTATGGATGGAAGCGTTTTCGGCGTAACTGAGGGGACTTGCACAGTGACCTGTACGCTAGAGCAGAATCGAAGCATCAGAGAGGAATACGAAATAACCGTTGTCCCTGCGGAAAGTGGAAACGAGGTCGCATTCCTTGGAAATATCCCAGACAAGATTCGCCCGTATGAGTCCGTTACGCTGGAGGCAGCGTACTTCGAAAACGGCGAAGAACGGCTGGACAAAATAACGTTCTCTTATTCCGGCGCAGATACGATGTCTTACACTGCAGCGGAAGCAGGGAACAGCACACAGATTACTTGCTGGTCCGCAAGTGATGCACCGTTGAAGGTGACGGCGACATTTGGAGAATACACAGCAAGCGTGGAAATCGGTTTGGAGGGCATCTGATATGGCAATTTCGATTATGCAGGGTGACAGCTACTCCATGCCGTTTGTCCTGCGAATGCTGGACGGCACGCTCATCACAGAGGACATGGTGGAAATCGTTGTCCTGAACCTTGGAAAGCTGTCCAGACAGTATCCGGGCGATGTAACGTACAAGAGTGGGAAATGGCTTTTCCCAGTAGAGCAGGAGCAATCCTTCGCCATGAGCGGGAATGTGGAACCGCAGGCGAGAATTCAATTCAAAGGCGGAAATATCTTCGGCGGCATCGGACGTCAAATCCGAATCCTGACAGCTTCGAACCGTGGCATTCTGATCGATGCGGATTCATCGGGCGGCACAGTCACGGATGATATTCCGGTTGAAATCGGCGCGGTAAATGGAAACATTAGTGTAACGGTAATGGCGGCGGGCGTAAATGCCGCATTGGGCGCAGTCCGATACGATGTAGAACAAAACCTTACACCAGAAGAACAGCAGCGCGCACGCGCGAATATCGGCGTTGGAGCAGGTGATGACCTCCACTTCGCATTCACACAAAATGTAGCGTCCGATTTATGGATGATACAGCATAATCTCGGCAAATACCCATCTGTATCAGTTGCAGATAGCGCGGGTACAGAAGTTGTGGGGGATGTGCAGTATATTGACAAGAACAAATTGTCCGTTGCGTTTACTGCTCCATTCTCCGGAAAAGCATATCTCAACTGACCTGAACATGGAAAGAGAGGAAACTTACAATGAGTAGAAGCGTTCTTACAAACCTTGACCTCAACAAAAACGAAATTCAGAATGCGGTGCTTCAGCCGCTGGCTACGGCCCCTGCGAACCCAAAGTTTGGGCAGGTCTATACCAACTCAAACGATAAGATTATTTATCAGTACGACGGCGAAAAGTGGAAGCCGGTAGGCGTTGTTTATAGTCAAGCGGGAAGTACCGGAGCAGTAATTGTTGGACTCGGAACGGCTGGAACTGTCACAACAAAGAAAGTCGTAGAACTTACGCTGAACGACTATCAGCCGGTCGATGGTGGCTATATTGCCGATGGTGATACGCTTCAGAAAGCATTTGCTGCGCTCGATACTGCTGTTAAGAATGCAGTAGCCGGAGGCGGTGAAGTCAACCAGAACGCGTTCTCCAACATCACAATTCCGAAGCAGAGTACGAATGACACCACCGAAGTTGCAGGCCAGAATGCAGCGGCAACGGTTTCTGCGACCAGCAAGACCGATACGTTCTCTCTTGCGTCTGGTGATAAGTGGATTCATGTCAACGCAGACGGAACAACCAAGATTATCACGCTCGGCCATGTATTCTCCGGTGCGACTGTCGGCCAGTATGGCGATGCAACGCACACGGTTTCTCTCACAATCGATAAGGCCGGGCACATCACGGCGGCAGAAGTCGTTGAAATTGTTGGCGCACAGTACATTTCCGGCCTTACATCCGATGCACAGGCACAGCTTAATGCCAAGATTCCCGCATCTGAGAAGGGGCAGCCGAACGGCGTTGCAACCCTCGGCGCAGACGGTCTTGTTCCGTCTGGCCAGCTGCCCAGCTATGTCGATGATGTCGTTGAGGCGTATATCGTTGGCACCACGCCGAGAGCGGCTGATTGGCTTTCTGCTACTGAGGGCGGCGCTCCGCTGACCCCGGAAACCGGCAAAATCTATATCATCATGACGGAAGGCAGCTACCAGAACAAGCAGTACCGCTGGGGCGGCACAGTTTATGTTCTCTGCAATCCATCTGACGTGAATTCTGTAAACGGGAAAACCGGTGTTGTTGTGCTGACACAGGACGATATCGGCGATGGCGAAACCTATACGCAGTTCAGCAAAGTGGACAAGACAAAACTGGGCACTGTTGCCGAGGGCGCAACCAAGAATACCATTACACAGAACGGTACAGAAACGCCGAACCCAACATTCTATGCACCGACGACAGGCGGCGAAGCTGGTCAGGTTCTGACTTCCAACGGAGAAGGACAGGCTCCGACGTGGCAGGCCGCTCCTGAAAATCTGCACAAGTATTCCATTTTGAATCCAGTGCTTTCCGCAACCGGCGGCGCATTCACTTGGCAGATCGCCGCACAGACAAATGGCCCGCAGACTCCGATGCTGGTGCAGGTATACGAAACGGCTACAAATGCAATGGTTTTGACTGATGTAGTAATTGGCACTGATAACAGCATTACGATCACCATCAACCAGACTGACGCAAGCGTGACTTCTCTGAGCGCCGGAGCGTACCGCGCCGTTGCAATCGGATGATGAACGCAACGCCTCCCGCGTGAAATACCGTGGGAGGCCATGTTGGAGGAACGTCATGAAGAACTTAGGAAGATATAGCGAGGATTTATCCATTCCTCGTAAAAAAGACGTTGAAGAGAAATACACACTGCCAATGGGTGGAATCCCAAAATCAGATTTGTCCAGTAGCGTCCAGTCGAGCTTAGAAAAGGCAGAAACCGCATTGCAGACCGCCCCCGTCACCAGTGTCAACGGGGAAACCGGAGCTGTCAAGGTTCGCGAAGTGCCGTCTGTCACCGCCGCTGATAATGGAAAATTTCTGCGGGTTGTTTCCGGTGCGTGGGCGGCGGTAGAGATCGCAAACGCGAATGGAGGGAGCTTCTGATGGCTGAATATTTGACAAACACAACCGACCTGACAAAAGTTGCATCAGCTATCCGGGAGAAAGGCAGCACATCGGATTCGCTTGTATATCCGGACGGATTTGTGACAGCCATTCAGGCCATTCAGACCGGCATAGTTCCGCAACTGATCGTAACAGTATCTGCCGGTGCGACGGTCACAGCGACGAACGGCTTCAAAACGATCAGCGGAACATCTGACAGCACCGGAGTTTGCACGCTTATCGTTCCGGAGATCGGCACATGGAGCGTATCCGCGACGCTGGACGGGAAAACATCTGACACAAAATCCGTATCTATCACGGACAGCTATGCGGTGTCGCTTAATTTTGTAGACCCGTTACTGAATAACAATACTTGGGAAACAATAAAAAATATATCCGACGCGGGACAAGGCGCGAACTATTGGAGCATCGGGGACAGAAAAGCTGTAACACTAGATGGAACGGTAAGGGCCCTGACGCTCTCTAATTACACAACGTATGCTTTCATTATCGGATTCAACCATAATGCGAGCGTTGAGGGCGCAAACCGCATCCATTTCCAACTCGCAAAAACCGCCCTATCCGGAGGTACGGACGTTGCGCTATGCGACAGCTATTACAGCAGTTACAACAATACCGGTGTCGGATTCGTCATGAATACCGGAAGCTCAAACTTGGGCGGTTGGGCATCGTCAAATATGCGAACAGGAATTTGCGGTACAAGCCTATCAAGCTACTCTAGTACGATCATTGCGGCCATCCCGGCAGCGCTCAGAGCCGTGCTGAAATCCGTGACGAAGTACACGGACAACACCGGCGGCGGAAATCCATCGGCGAACAACGTAACAGCGACGACGGATTACTTTTTCCTCCTCTCCGAGCTTGAGGTTTTCGGGAGTATTTCGAGGGCAAACCCGAACGAGGCGAGCAAGCAAGCGCAGTACGCCTATTATTCCGCCGGGAACAGCAAAATCAAGTACAAGCACAACGGAACGGCGGCAGCCGCTATTTGGTGGCTCCGTTCTCCGTCTACGACCACCTCCAACGTTTTCGTGGATGTGACCACCGGCGGGACAGTCGACATCAACATCGCGTACTATTCCCTCGGCTTCGCGCCCGGCTTTTGCGTATGAGGGAAAAGCGCATGGAGTATATCGTGTATAAGCGGTTCCGTGGGCATGGCATCGATGGAGAATTTAATCTCCGGTACGGAACTGCGGTATCGGAGATCGAAGGATTCCTGTTTGCAGCGGACGGCAGGCGGATATGCGCTGTTTCCAGTGAAAACGGATGGGAGCATTTTAGGCAGGATACACCAGAGGGAGCGATGCGGCAAGAGATGCTTGAACGCCTCTATCGATGGTATGCAAAGCATGGCTGCGGTGAAGACTTTACAGACGACAAATGGCCGGGGCAGGAAAATGGATATTGGAAGAATCGACTGCGAACCGCAAGTACAGAGCGATTGGAGAAAATCTATCACGAGAAATTTGGAGGGACACCATGTATGCAGTAAAACAAGACGGCGCATTTGCCGGGTATGCAGACAGTATTATGCCCATTCGACTACACGGCAACGGCTGTTATATACCGTGTAAGGAAGATCAGGCAGAAGGATTTTGCGCTAAGATGGCTGTGACTATTACAGATAGAGAAGGAACTGAACATCAGGTGCTTTCTGATAGGGTGTTTCATCTCGCTGGTTGCACGCTGAAAGGCACTGAACCAGAAGGTAGCTACGAGGAAATGGGCGCGGCATTGCCACTCACAGATGCGGAAACCGCCGCTAAGATTCTATTAGGAGAAGAAGAATGACATATACAGAAAGAGCTAGAGCATTACGTCCGTATATTGAAAAAGCAGCTATTAGTCTAACTGACGAGGACGCACTACAGGCAGTAGAGCTATTCCCACAGTGGGTAGTAGGGCATACTTATGTGGTAGATGAGCGGCTACAATATAATGGCGTATTATATCGCGTGGTTCAGGCGCATACCTCACAGGCAGACTGGACACCTGATATTACACCGGCGCTGTTCGTAGTCGTTTCACTGGATGAATGGCCTGAATTTGTGCAACCTACTGGTGCGCATGATGCTTACAAAAAGGGCGACAAGGTGACGTTCAATGGAAAGCATTACATTAGCTTGATTGACGCGAATGTATATTCACCAGCGGCATATCCGGCTGGTTGGCAGGAACAGGTATAATGTCAAGAATAAACAGGATGGAAGCGATATATGAGCTTTTTAACAGCAGATGGCGGGCTACTTATGCGTGACGGAAAACTGCCGTAAACGGCTAAAGGAGCAATAGCATGGAAAAAACGTGCGAATATGCCTACCGCAAGAACGGGGACGTCAGCTTGCATTGCCGGTATCTGACGGAGAAGAAGGCTCGACACGACTGGTGCGCCCATCAGTATCTGTGTGGCAGAACAAAAAAGTGGGAAGTTTCTGCCGAATCTTCCCACTGTAAAATCAAAACCTAGCGTACACTCACTGAAACCATACGATCTGGAAGGAGTTGTGAAAAGTATGGACAGAATTCAAATCACAAAGGAAAATCTCATGCAGATGCCGGACTATGTGCCGCTGCGCGAGAAAATGCAGTTCGTTAAGGAAGCGGCAGACTTGTGCTTCGACCGCATAGAACTGAAAATCGATAAGGGGCTGGACAGCGTTCCCATGCCTCCCATGTACAAGGAAAACACGGCAATCAAGAGCCGCGTCCTTATGGCGGCATATGCAAAGCTCTATTTTGGTGAACCATATGAGTTTGAGAAGAATCAGTGGCTTATGACAGAACCAGAATATGACCGCTTCGCATCGAGCCATATTATGAACCAAATGGAACGTCTGAAACGCTGCGACGGCGAAGTCAGGGACAAGGCGTTTGACGCGATTTCGGATATGCGTGACCTCGAAAAAAGGCTGAACACCGAAATCTATGGTCTTACACAGGTCATGAATGAACCAGTCACGCGCATCATCATGGCATTGCAGCAGCAGACCACACCAGAGGCGGTCAGCGGCGCACTGAACGAGCTAAAAGACGCACAGAAGGCATTCACCGACTACATGGAAACGAGGCAGAAACAGCAGGAGGAAGCCTGATATGGCGGTATCGGTAAACGCAGACTCTTACCCTTATGAGAGAGTTCAATCCGGATACACCCGGCTGCGTGGAACAGAGGAAATCCCAATTAAGATACTGAAATATCTGATGGACTTGCCTTTGCCTGGTTATATGCCAAAGGATGACAACGACCACGCCCGTGTCCGGCTGATGAAATATCTCTGGTACGATGGTGCGAATCCGCTCGCAAATCCGCTTCCCACTCCGCAAGAAAAGCTGTCCATGCTTTTTGACGGAGATAATCCAGTTCTGAACACAGAGGAAGACAAGAAACGGCACCCGAAGGGATACCGCATATACCCACAAAGAGTTTGGGGGCAGAGCGATACAGAAGCGGACACGATACTGAAACTCTATATGGGAAGAACCATTGCAAAAGACAATTTCCATACGGTTCTCGGTTTGCAGTTTGAAATTCTTGTAAACGTCAACATGGAGAACACCACGCGGACAGACGCATATTCCAGAGCCTACAGTATCGAACAGTGCATTATCGAAGCACTTCACGGAGTGAACATCACCGGAATCGGTGTCATTGACTTCGACCGGTATGCACACACCGACAATGGAAGCAAGAGTATATTCGACTACGGAAATCATATTGGCCGCATGCCGCACATGAGCGTGGAGTGGTGTGACTCCGAAATGGATATACCTGAATAGAAAAATATTTGACCTGCACCGAAAGAGCGGCGCGGAAGAGCCGAAGAGGGCTATCGACACAGTAGATTGTGCCGGTAGCCCTCTTTTTTGCTTAACACGGCAATCAGAAAGGCGAGGAAATAAAAAATGCAAGACCTTTCTCTTGAAATGGCAAAAGCTGTTCGGCGGTTTGAACCTATTGAAACCGAAGGCTTGACCCTATATCCAATCCAAGTCAAGGACATTGATGAATTCACAACAGCACGACCCGCAATCGAGTTTATGCAGCAGAGTCTCCCTGTGGCGATGCTGTCAAAGCCTCTCTTGCAGGCGTACTACACATTGGAACTTGACGCGGCAAAAATCGGACAGCCCGGAAGCGGGCTTTTCTACAAGTGCATTCTGTTTCTTTTACTCGCAATGCGAGTAGGAAACGGCCTACCATCCGAAAAACGGATAGAACTTGTAGACCTTGAGTTGCAAGCAAATGACCCAACACGGCTGAAAAGTGTGCTTATTTTTGTGAATGGGGAAGTGAAAAGGATTACCCCCATGCAGTTTCAGCGTCTGCGACCAATTTTAGCGGCTCAAAACGGCATTGAACTTGTTTCAGAGAACGCTAACCCTGAGTTGGTTCAGGCAGAACGCGATCTTGCAGAAATGAACGCACCGAAGCTGCAATACCGCGTAGAGACGCTGAAAGCAACAATCGCTACTTTTTCGGGGGCCGACGAAGCGGACATGGAAGAATGGCCGATTTTGAAGCTTCTGCTGCGGCGAGATGCGGTTCAACGACTCGTTGGGTACATCACCTGTAGCTTTGCAGAGTCGCAGGGCGGAAAGTGGAAGCATGGAAACCCGTTCCCAAGCCCTCTGTATGACCGTGAAATCGACTACTGCGGCGGACTCATTGATATGTCAACGTTCGCCGGCGGCGCTGGTATGCGGGCTGTCCAAAATGCAGGAAACCAGACCACATAACACACACAAACATCTTTTTGAAACACACACAAAGGAGTGACAAAAGAATGATTCGATTTACTGACTCCCGCCTTTACGCAAAGGGCATCGGCGAAGCGATCTGCACTGACAAGACGACCGGTCAGATTCTCTACTTCTCCAACAAGTTCCAGACTGGCAATGTCACGCCGAGCGTCACCATTGGTGAAATCCGCGCCGGCCTCGGAAACGCTATTGCTACCACGCTCCCGTCCGACGCTTCTGTCAACGTCGAATTTACGGCTGCCGACTTCAACCTGTGGGCAAAGGCCGCTCAGATGGGTGCGATGCTCCGTCACAACGCTCCGGTCATGGTTTGCCAGACCGTTACTGCGAACGGCACGGCGCTTTCCATCGACATCACCGAGGGTACGCCTGTCGCACAGAAGGGCTTCTCCAAGATCTTCTGCTATGTACAAGAGGTCAATGCTGCTTCTCCGATTGCGACCGGCGGCGTTTCTTACGACCTGAACCCGACTACCGGTGCAGTCACTGGATTTACCGCGACGTCCGGCAAGACCTACAAGGTCTTCTACTTCGTCAACAAGGCCACTGCACAGATCGCAACCATCACCACGGCAATGGACCCGAAGGTCGTTCATTTCATCGCAACCGTTGCGGTCTTCTCCACTGCTTCCGGTTCCGCACAGAACGAGGGCACTCGCGTCGGCACGCTCTACATCATCATTCCGTCTCTGAAGTTTGGTGCGAACGGCGGTGTTACCGGCGACCAGACCAGCAACGATACCACGTCCCTGTCTGGTCAGGCAATCGCGTATGACCCCGACGTTATCACCGATGGCTGCGACGAATGCACGGGTGCAGGCAGCGACCTTGCGTACTACATCTACCAGCCGTGCGGCTCCGGCGTTGAGGAAATCGAGGGTATCGTTGCCAGCATCGGCGGCATTTCCCTCAAGGCGTCCAGCACCTATCAGATGCAGCCGCGCATTGCCATGAAGAACGGCGAGCTCGTCAAGGGTGATGCAGCGACGTTCACCTATACCGCGACTGGCGCTCCGTCCGGTACGACTGTCGGCGAAAAGACCGGCCTGATTACCGCAGGCACGACCGCTGGCGATTTCACCATTGAAGTCAGCTATGCGGCAGGTGAAACCACGTTCAAGGATACCTGCGAAGTCGAGGTCACTTCGACCTAAACAAACCGTTGCCCGGAGGGGAGAAATCCTCTCCGGGAAATGCGCGAGTCCATCATTTAGAACATGGCGGATTGGCGCATTTTTCACATTCAGGAGGCAGATATGTCGATTGAAAGTTTTGTGAACAGGTTCAACGCGGCACTCGATGAGTCTATCCGCAAAGCAATGGAAGGGCCTGTAACTGACGGCGTAAAGGCTGCAATCGTCGAGGCTGTGCAGACGGAAGTCTATGACGCTTATGAGCGAGGCGACTACATGCCGTATGTGCGTCGTGACGAAGTTGGAAAACCGGGCGGTCTCCAAGATTGGAGCGTTATGGAGTCGAAATACGACCCATCGACTATGACGTTGGAGGTTCAGGACAAGAGCCGGGATGATGATACTGGGCGTTTGATTGCGCCGGTTGTAGAAAGCGGCAAGGGCTATCAATGGAAGAAGTCAGAGATTTACAAGTCGAAACAGGCACGTCCTTTCCACGAAGAAGCCCAACGAATCGTAATGCGTGAAAACTTGATGTCCGACGCGCTTCGATACCAGTTAAAAAATGATGGATTTGACCCTGTGTGACTAGGAGGAAAATACGATGGCAGATTTTGAGAAGGTTCAACTTCAAGTAGAAGTCGTTCGGACGCAGCTTGATTCGCTGATTAAGGACGTAAATAACTTGAAGGCTCAGAAGCTGAATTTCACCGTTGATTCCTCTGGGCTTGAAGCAATTAACCGTTTTAATAGCTCCGTGCAGGCCATGACGCAAAATGTTGATGGGCTGAGCGGAAAATTCACGCGTATATGGGCAGGCGCGGCGGACGGAGCACCGACCCGAACGATTGAAACTGTCAACGAGGGACTTGGCCGGACTACTGAGATTATTCGGACTCTGGACGAAGAAACACAGCAGTACACGACGGTTCAGACGAAAGCTACCACCAATTACGATGAGATGGCGAAAGCGGCACAAAAGGCTGCTGAAAAGGCTGAGAAGGCTGCGAAAGAACAGGCAAAAGAAACCGAAAACGCTGCATCCAAGGTCGATACACTCCGCAAAGGCTTCGCCGACCTCGGCTTGCAGATGAAATCCGCAGCGGAGAAATACCCTGCGGGCACTTTTGATACCATTCAATCAGATGCGAAACAGGCAAGTGCTGCACTTGAAACACTGTATAACAGTTGGAAGAGCGGCACCATCAGCGACAAAGAGTTCGTCGCTGGCGTAAAGGACGCTTCTGGTTCGCTGAAAAACCTTCGTACAAACTACGCACAGACCCGCAACGAAACGGACAAACTCACGAACTCTACCAACGTGCTTGGCGATACGTTCGGCCACATTGTCGGTAAAATCACCGTCTGGCAGGTCGTAAATGCGGCTGTTGCAAAGGTAAAGCGGTCGTTTACTGAAGCTATCGATACGATGAAACAGGTCGATACGGAAATGACGGCTATCCAGAAGGTTACTGGCAACACTGCCGCCGAAATGGAGAAACTGGGCAATACAGCGTATGAGGCTGCATCCAAATACGGCGTTGCGGTCACAGACTATCTGGAATCCGTCGGAACGTTTGCCAAAGCCGGCTATAAAGAAATGTCGGAAGACATGGCCGAGCTTGCGACGAAGACACAGCTTGTTGGCGATGTGACTTCCGGTATTGCGAACCAATTCATCCTTTCCGCTGATGCTGCTTTCAAATTTGAAGGCAATGTTACTGCACTCAATACCGTTCTCGACAAGGCTAATGAGATTGAAAACAACTATGCCACTTCCATTCAGAAGATGGCAGAAGGATTTCCGATTGTTGCGAACGTTGCATCAATGGCGAATATGTCCATTGACCAACTAATTGCAATGCTCGGAACCATTACCGCTGTCACGCAGGAGAGCGGCACAAAAGCTGCGACGGCGGCGCGTGCGCTCATCCTGAATATCATAGGCGATACCGAAACTGAACTAGAAGACGGCATTACATGGACGAAAGAGGAAATTGAGAGTCTGAATCAAGTTCTTTGGACGTACTCGGAAGAAGCCATGAAAGCGGCGCAGGCAACAGGCCGCATTGTAAACCCGATGGAAGCTGTTGCGGGTCTTGCAAAGGCATACAAAGAGGGCGTTCTGACGCAGGCTGAACTCGCCCAGATTGAGTCCGATCTTGGTGGCAAACTCCGTACAAACCAGCTCGACGCACTCATCAAGAACTATGATATGTACGCCGCAATGCTTGATAAGGTCGCAAACTCTGCCGGAAGCGCCGACAAGGAAGTCGACGTGATGCTGACAAGCTGGGATGCCAAGGCAAAAATCCTTAATAACACATGGACTGAATTCATCAGCCATATGGTTGACACTGACGTTGCCAAGGGGAGTATCGAACTTCTTACCGACGCAGTGGAAATCCTCGACTCAGACTTCGGCCATGTTGTAATTACTGCTGCTGCTGTTGCCACATCCATCTACGGAATCGGTATTGCCGTTGGGGCTGTAAAAAAAGCATCTGCGGCATTCAATCTTGCGTCTTTGAATCCTTGGGTTCTAGCAGTTGCGGGACTAGCCACTGTGATTGGAATTGCTGCAGAGGCTACAAAAGAATTACGAAAGTCTTATGAGGAATTAAACTCTGAGATTGATGAGAATACAAGCAAAATTGACCAGAATAAGCAAAAAATCGAGGAAATCAACAAACTCCCATGGAACGAAAGAACAGCCGCTATTCTGGCCGAACGAGATGCACTGGAACAGGAAAACAGGCAGTTAGAACGTCAAAACGAACTGCTGGATGAAAGAAAAAAGCGAAAAGCAGAGGGGGAGCTTTCTTCAGCAAACCGCGTCGTAACAGAGGAATACAGCAATAACTTCACCGTTACGACTGGCGATGACTATTACAAGCTACTGACAGGTGAACTCACACGTTATGGTAGTGAGATGTCTGCAACTGGGCAAATATCTGAGGAAAATGCCAGAGGATTCGAACAGGCCAGAGAAGAAGCTGGAAAACTTGCAACAGCAATAGAAATACTTGGCTACGACAGCGAAAAAGTTACTGACAAGCAACGTGAGATGTATGACGCTTACATGAAAATGGAGGGCGTTTACGATGTTGCGGTAAAAGTTAGTGACGCGATGAGCAAATTCGGAATGCCGCTGGAAGAAGCAAAACGTTATGTGGAAGCGCAGGAACAATCTGCTACGGCGACCGAAGACGCATCTACTGCACAGGACGGTTATTCTGAATCACTTAGTGAAACCGGCGAAAGTGCGAAAACCACTACCGAAACACTCCAAGAGTATGCAAAGACGCTGAAACAGCAGGAAAGTGACCTGACAACCGCATCGCAGGCGCTTGCTGAGTACCAACAAAACGGCCGAATCTCTGCATCTACAATGAAGTCGCTGATTTCCATGAGCGATCAATATGTAAATGCGCTGACAGACGAAAACGGCAAACTCGATGTATCAGAGAAAAAACTGCGTGACCTCGTAGAAGCAATTTTAGACGATGTTGACGCGACGAATAACCTCATCGGTGTCACGAAGAAGTCCAGTGGAGCAATGGGGAGTTTCGTCACTGGCCTGAAAAATGCGGCAAAGCAGTCCGGTGTGACGGACGATGCTATAGACGGTGTTGTTGCACAGATGATTATCTTCAACAACACTGCGCTGTCTGTATCTGACAAAATAGCGGCGCTTCAAACACTCGCATTGCAGGCGGGAGTTACGCAATCCGCGATTGCAGGCATTAGCCTGAACAACATCGGCCGGGATGCCGGTATGACTGCCGAGGAAGCCCAGACAAAATACGGTATGTCTGCGGCAGAAGCGCAGCGATACGTCAAGAGTCAGGCGGAAAAAGCCAGAAACAACGATCAAGCACTGATTGACTATTGGAACTCGCTTGCGTCGAAAATCCCGGAAACAAAGACTTCTTCCGGTGGTGGCGGCAGCTCCTCCGATGCAAACCTTGAAGCGCATAAGCAAAAGGTTGAGCTTCTGAAATCCGAGCTGACTTTGCTGGAAAAGCAGAATGCCAGTGAGGACACGCAGAAGGACAAAATGCGGCAGATCCAGCAGGCGCTCCATGCGCAGGCGCAGTATCTGCGGTCCATCGGCGGCAGTCAGTCGGATATCAACGCGCTTTCGGCCGAATGGTGGGAGTGGCAGGAGAAAATAAACGGGACACTCAAGAATACGGATGATCTGCTGAACGAGCTGCAAGGTGTTATGTCGGATAAACTTTCCGACCTTTCCGACCAGCGGCAGAACGAACTCGATGCGATTGACGCGCAGATCGATGCGCTCAAGCAGCAGAAGGACACCCGCGACGAGCAGCTTGATCTCGAAGAAAAAATCCTTGCTGTCCAACAGGCGCAGGCCAAGCTTGCAGATGCGCAGAATGAACGTACAGTTCGGCAGTATAATGCCCGTACCGGTCAATGGGAGTGGGTGGCTGACCAGAAGGAGGTTGACAGCGCACAGGAAGCCTTGGACGAGGCCAAGAAAGACCTTGAGGACTTCAAGGCGAACATGGCTTATGAGGCCGCACTGGCCGAGCTGGAAGCCAAGAAAGACGCAATAAACGCCCAGTATGACGCGCTCGAAAAGAATTACAACAACTTCCTGAAATCTCTCAAGGAAAAAACTCGCGGCATCGGTGAAATTTTGCAGGATATCTGGAAAAACGCAACGCCGGAGCTTCGTCAGATCATTCAGGAAAACGCAGAGCTTTTCAAACAGTTCGGATTCGACGTGTCGCAGCTTTCCAACGCAGTTAAGGAAACGGCAAAGAAACTCTATGGCGTTTCTGCGAACGGAGCTAGATATGAGATTGGAAGCGACCGTGGCATTGATTTTGTCAATAATGCAAAACCAGGCGAGTCCATCATCGGCGGAGATGGTTCTACATGGACGAAGAACGAAGACGGAACAGTAACAATTGTCGACAAGAATGGAATTTCTTATGTTGTAAATCCGGGAAACGGAACTGGCGATTCATCAGGAGGCTCGAACACTGGCCCGAAATATAGTGGAACTGTTTGGGCGATTCGGCTGGACGGAAAAGGTGAGAACTATAAAATTTCCAGTGCAAACGGATTGAATTTCCTGAACAATGCACTCGCCGGAGAAGAGTTGAACGGCGGTGACGGTTCCCACTGGGTGAAAAACGCAGACGGGACAACATCTATCACAGACAAGTATGGCATCGCATACAAGGTCTACGACCAAGGCGGTATCCTTCGCGGCATGGGCGGCATCAAGGCTACGATGCAGGATGAAGGAATCACACCGCCGGATGTGACAGCTATGCTGAAAAAACGTGTACTGACGCCTGTTGAGGACAGAAACTTCAGTCAGAACATGGATAGTATCAGATGGATGATGTCAAGCAATGGCGTTGACGCAAATGCCGTTCACAACGCTTCGTATGATAACCACAGCATTGGAACCCAGAACAATGGCAACGTGTATAAATTCAACGGCATTACAATCAACGAACCACAGGCAAGCGGAATGACGTTGAAACAATTTGCAGACATCGCACACAATCTTGGAAACTTCTCCTAACACGAACAAACGGAGGAATCAAAATGTTATATCAGCCGACAAATATTTCGCCCAGCATGGCTGGGGCACTTGGCAATGGTGTAATCGATGCAAACAACAGTCTTACAGTGAGTTGGCAGGTCAATGGGAATTCACCTATGACTGCATTCCAAATCACCATTTATGCGAACAACGCAATATCTACGCAGCTGTTTTCTACCGGAAAACTGACGTATGGATGCCCGTTCTATGGAGTAGATTATGCCGGAAATGTGCAGATGTTCAACTACACCATCTATCATGAGCAACTTTCGCTTGCGAAGATTGAAAACGGACGCGACTACAAAATCGTCATTCAGCAATGGTGGAACGAAACCGATTCTGTAACACAATCCAGCGCAAGTGTGTTTCGTGCAAGGCGCAACCCAACACTTGCCATCGGCACGATACCGACACCGTTGAAGTCGCGCTCATTTACTTTTACTGCATCTTATACTCAAGAGCAAGGAGATGCACTCAACTGGTGTAGATGGAGGATTTCGTCCAGTGACGAAAAAGAAGAAATCATTCTCGAAGATACAGGAAGAATTTATGGTACTGCTGAACTCACGTTCCCATACGATGGTTTTTTGAATGGACGCACATATCTGATAGAGTGCCTTGTTCAAACAGAAAACGGGGTCGAAACATCCAGTTTTGCCTACGTCTCTGTTCAATATACGGTCAATCCAATCCAAGCAAACCTGACCGTTTGCCAATCGACGCGTGGGAATGGAATCACTGTAAAGCTTCCGGAAATCAAGCGTGTTCCGGGAGTGAAAAACAGCCAAATCAAAATATCAGACAGCTACCTTACACTTCCGTCGGACGAAAACGCAAAAGTCGTATGGTCTACAGAAAACGGTGCGCCGCTTTCTATAAAGCAGCCGTTCGACATCTGCTGGCATGGGAAAGGATTGCCAGAAGGAAATGTCCTTTCTCTCAAGTGCAAAGCGTCGGTCAATGGATTTAGCCCGATAAAAGTTACTGACAGTCCAAGCGGCTATCCTTTTGGAACATATGGTGCAGCATGTGTCTTTACTGGTGAATCGACGCAGACCTATGTAATTGTCTTGCGAAATGGCAGTGAATGGTACAGCAACGATTTGCAAACATGGCTTTACTCCGGAAATGTTCTAAGCGGAACGAACTCCGACTGGTGTGGAATTGCATACGGAAATTCCAAATATGCTGCTGTATCAAGAGGCGATAAGAAAATAGCCTATGCAACCAGCGCAAACGCATGGTCGATATCGACATCATCTATTGGACTTTCCACAATTTGCTTCGGTAATCATCTATTTGTTGCGGCAGGTGAAGGTATCGTTTATACACGAAGCACAGCAAATGACAAAGGCTGGGTAGAGACGGAGGCACCGTTCAGCGGCACTCCGACCACAATTGCGTTCGGCGAAATTGAAGGAACTCCAAAATATGTAGTTGGAACCGAAATAGGAAACTTATATGTTTCGCCCGATGGAACGACGTGGACGCTTTCAGCATCCGGGCAAGGATTCCTAAGTTCTATCACATTCTTCAATGGAAAATTTTACGTAGCACGAAACGATGGCAATAGTATACTTGCCAGTTCTGATGGAACACAGTGGAATATACTTTCGCATATATCCGAGTTTATAAACGGAACTAGCTCTATCTGCGGCGACTCCACCGGACATCTATATGCGACTGAAAATGAAAATGGCAACTACGCGTATAGTTCTGATTACGGAAAAACGTGGAGTGTTTTCCCGTTGGGTACGCCATTAAACGACGCATTCTTATTTGAGGGTGCAAACCGTGTCTTTCTCGTTGGAGACGGAGAAAGTTCAGGAACAACGGCCGTCTACGCTGGTGGGAGTGAACTTGTAACACAAGAGGCGATGTTCACGACCAACGTAACATCAAACGTAGAGTTCCTTGCGTTTGAAAACATCATGCCAAGCAAGTCAAATTGGAGAGATGTATGTTATGGGAATGGAAAGTATGTCGCGGTAGCGACAGACAGCAACAAAGCGGCTTATTCTACGACGGGAACAAAGTGGGATGAATCTACGCTCCATGAAAGCGTAATGAATTGGGCTAGTATTTGCTACGGCAATGGCGTTTTTGTAGCAGCTGGCGTGGGCTACTTTGCAACATCTGCGGACGCAATCAACTGGACCGCTACCGCATCGGCAGGGAACACATTCACTTGCATCCGCTTCCTGAACGGCAAGTTCTACGCAGTCGGCACGGGTATATACCGGTCTTCCGATGGTGCTACATGGGAAAAATGCAATGTTCCATCTGGTAATGGATACATGATTATGTCGATCGCATACGGAAACGGAATGTATGTTTGCGTAACGACCAACTATGCGGTGTACTCCTACGATGGATTAAATTGGAGCTATACGCCCATGCCTCAAGGTTCGTGGCGCAGTATATCGTTTGGAAACGGAGTTTTTATTGCATCAGGACTATTTTCTTACAGTGTTTATAGTTACGATGGTAAAACTTGGTCGGCCGCAAGTATTCCTTCCGGACAGACAGAGGGCCTTGGCACGTGCTTCGGTGATGGTAGATTTATTGCTACTACGGCCGCAGGTGTTGTCAAATCGGTGGATGGACACACATGGTATGCTGTCGCGGAAAATAATGATCGCGAGTACGCTGCTTGCTGCTTCGGAAACGGCAAGTTCCTTGTTGTTGGAAACACGTCTAATGTGCTGCTTTCTGGGACTGTGACGGCCAATGTCGAGTTCCTGCTGAATGGGGGACGGCAGAGCACTACGGTTGTCCCGTATATGCAGCAATGGACCTTCATCATTGACGGAGAACTAAATGTTCTTGGCCTTTCATGGACAACCGACGGAAAAACAACAGCTAATGCGTCATCTATGAATATCGCTCCAATCGCAGAAGTAACGTCGATCACCGCAGGTGGCGCCGTGAACATTGACTATATTTTCGTGAGCAAGGGACACATGAGCGAAGAAACAAAGCGTAAGTTTGAAAATTGGTCAAACCCATATCATCCCTACGACATTCCAAGGCAATTCTATGCTGATTTCACATCTGATTTGAACGGTGACACATTTGGGCAAAGCTACTTTACGCAGCTTTCAGTATACCGAGATCAAACCGATGGGTCCATTACAGAGCATATCTTCAACTCAAGTGCGACGGATGTGCATTCGTTCATTGATGCAAGCGCAAGGAATAGAGTTCAATATCGGTACACGGCTTTCGGACTCTCAGATTTTGACCAGTCTTCTGCAATTACGAGCGACGTTACGCAAATATGCGTGTGGAACTGGGCAATTCTATCCTGTACGGAAGATTCGGATGGAGTCTATCACCCGCAAAAGATATTTGCGTTCGGAAAGAACTTGTCCAGCGGGGATATCAGTAACAACAATGCACCACAGATTTTACAGAACTTCACAAGATACCCGACTGTTCAACCATCCCCGTTCAACTACAAAACTGGAACGTTGAGCAGCCTGATTGGTACGATTTCTAATGGCGTATATTCCGACACTGTTTCGGAAAGAAACGAAATCATGGACTTGTCTATCACGCAGAATACGCTATTTCTGAAAAGCAGAAAAGGCGATTTGATGAAGATCAGAATCAGCGGAGCAATCGAGTCCGGAACGATGGATAATTCTGCGGCGCAGGCGCAAACCGTTAAAATCCCGTGGGTAGAAATTGGGGACGCGTCTGAAGCAAGAATCATCATCACGGAAAGCGATGGAGCTTGGCCTAACTAATAGGGGAGGTGAGTTCACCTATGGCGATAAACATTGTAGCTCTTGAAGCGCAGTCTGTAACAGTCAATGTCACTGGCGGGATGCCAGATGCAAATGAATACCTTTACGAACTCAGGTTTGGCGGTGTTAACATTTCCACTTTAACCTCGACTGATGTATACAATAACTTTGAGGTTACATTCAATGGCCTTGAACTTGGAGGCAAAGCGTATCAGATCTATGCGACTGACGTTTTAAACTCCACCTATTTTGGGCCGCTTTCTATTAATTCTGGTTACGAAATCACGATAGACGCAAACGGCGGGTCTGGCTATCTTTATGATACGGCTGCTTATGACAGTTTTTATACACTTCCGTCGGGCGGCTTTGAGAAGTATTCCAGCAAACTCCTTGGCTATAGCACTAACCCGGATTCCACGTCAGCGCAGTTTAACGTTGGAATGGGTATTCGGATGTACCAAAACTGGAACCTGTATTGTGTGTGGCAAGAAACCACCTATACACTTAGCTACTACAGGACAAGCACTGGGTCAACACTGTGGCTAAGAGAAAAATTCCCCTATGACGTGAACGGGCCTTATATTACCGTTACGACACAAACCCCAGGGTTGACAGGCTACCGATTCGTGAATTGGGAAATCTTTCAGGAAAGCGGTACTTCACTTGGATATGTAGAGCCGGGCGGTACAATTCAAGTTGGCAATGCAGATGTCAGAGCTATAGCCCAGTGGGAACCACTACAGCGGCATACTGTCACATATAACGCTAATGGCGGATATCCTACGCCGGCTACACAAACTGCATATGATTACGAAGAAGTAACCTTGAGCGAGTTGGTTCCAACGCGTGATGGTTATACAGCGTTTGTATGGTTTACAGTTGACCCCATCACAGGCAACGTAATGGGATATGCTCCTGGAAGCCCATTTAACGTTCAAACTTCAGATTGGACAATGTATGCAGAGTGGTATAAGTATGCGATTGTCATCTACGCTGGCGATAATGTTGCGTCTGTGCGAACGGAGGTTCTCGGATTACCGTATATTTTATATGACGGAACAACTCAGCTGAGTTCAACAATAACTTGCGAACTGGCGGTCGAATCCGGATACACAATCGAATTTGATGGATGGTATGACAGCACTGGGCAAAAGGTATCGAGTGCCCAAACTTTCACACTCTCAGACCTCACAGCCCCCATAACGCTTACGGCGAAGGCCACAAAACGTGCCGGAACAACGTTCACCATATCATATCTGCATGGAGCCAACGGAACCGGAGAAAACCAAATCCAACAAAAAACTGCCGGTACAGCGGTTACACTAAAAGGTGCAATCTTTACGCGGGAAGGATACACACAAACCGGTTGGTCTACTTTGGACGGCGGAGCAAAATCATACGCGCTTGGCGGCCAGTACACACAAGATGCCGATATCACGCTATACCCGTTCTGGAAAGAAAATACGATAGACCCGTCGGAAACGTATCCCATAACGTATTCTCCCGGAAACGATGGAACCGGTTCAGTGCTAACAGCAACAAAAGTGAAAGGCGTTCCTCTTTCTTTGGAAGGAGCACTCTTCACAAAAATTGGATACGCGCAATCTGCATGGGCCACTTCTGTAGGCGGGGGAGCTGTATATGCTCTCGGTGGATTGTATACGGAGGATGCAGCAGTTACGCTATACCCAACATGGGGTCCACAGCAGTTCATTCAACCGGGTTCAATGATGGAATCTTCATGGCGCATGAATGACTACATGAGCCAACTCCGCACATCATTTACAAAACTGTGCAGACTTCGTTTCCTGCAACCGGACGGAAGCACGGCGTTTGCAATCGATAATAATCCAAAAAACAAACGAAGTGGAACGTTTATCCAAGGCGGAACCATCACATGTAATTTGCAGAATGGACAACGCAGAACGGCAAACGTTACGCTCTCCAACGTTGACGCTGAATATGATTACAACGTCAATAACATCTGGTTCGGGCAGCAAATCGCCATTGACGAAGGACTTGTGCTTTCCAGCGGATATGAGTATTACATCCAGCAGGGGGTGTTTTATATTGCGGAGCCGCAGGAAACGCTCAACCCAAATATCCGGACGGTTTCTCTTCCGCTGGTTGATAAATGGGCATACCTTGATGGAAGCTTGTTTGGAAGGCTTGAATCGACATACGAGGTTCCAGTTGGGACAAATATCTTTAAGCCGATAGAAGCCATCTTGCGGTTTGATAGGGGAAACGGATATCTGGTTGACCACGTTCCGCCCGTATTTACCAGCTATTACAAAGGGAAAACGCAAGCATTGCCGGACGGGACGACAGCAAACTTGACGGATTCCCCCTATACGCTCCGGGTAGACAGTGACGATGGTACGTTCGCTGACGTATGCCTTGGGCTTTCAGAAATGGTGAACGCTTGGATTGGTTATGACCAAACGGGAGCACTCCGCATTGACCCATCGCAAGATGATATTGTGGATGCAAACAAGCCTGTTTTGTGGAGGTTTTCACAAGATGAAGCACAACTTCTTGGAACAACATACACGATAAAAAACACCGAAGTGTTCAACGACTATATTGTTCTCGGAGAAAAGCAAGATGACAATCCGCAAGCTGCCGGCCGTGCGCAGAATCTCGACCCAGCGAGTGATACAAACGTTAATATCATAGGCAGAAAGACGTACAGAGAAACCGCTTCCGGGTATTACACAACAACGCAGTGCCGTGACTTGGCAGAGTGGAAATTGAAACGCGCGACAGTTTTACAAAAGGCAGTATCAATTTCTTGCATACAGATGATGCACATCTCGGAGAATAACCTTGTTGAAATCGTCCGGACAGACAAACCCGGTTCTCCGGTCGAACGACATCTGATTCAAGGCTACACTCGGCCACTTGCAACCAATGGAACAATGACCATTAACGCAGTATCGGTTGTAGATTTCCCAAACGCGACGATTACAAGTTGGCCGGAATGAGAAGGGAGGTGCATACAGATGGGGGAGAAAAAATATTCACAGCTCGTGCTTAGACTCAAAACAGGAGAAACATTCTATGTAATTGGGGAAACAAAACGGTATTGGCTTTGCAAAGGAACGCAGTTCAAGAAGACAAGCCGACAAATTGATAGCGTCAAAAGACGCTCGACAAGAAAGGACATAGACGATGATTAACAGATGGTTGATTCGCAGAATGCTCGATGCCAACAGCAGCGAAACAAAAACGTGCAAATCCTCCATTGAATCTGCATACGGAATCAGCGCCTGCATCCACTTCTTCTGCGGCAAGTGGATTCCACCCCCCATTGCAAAATAAAACAGAATCATTTCCTGCGCTGAAAGAGCGGTGCGGAAGAGCCGAAGAGGGCTGTGAGCGAAGCGAAAGAGGGCTGCGTTCACTGTCCTCTTTCTCTTTGCCTATATAGACAAAACGATTGGAGAAAAACAATGGATATTTTCAAAGACATCGTGACCGTCTTCGGTGGTATTACTACGATTGGCACTGTACTGGTGATTCTTGTCCGGCCAATCCGAGAGTGGGTCATGGGAGATAGCGCAGTCAAAGCTGGGATGAAGTGTCAGCTTCGTGCGGATATGCTGCACACTTATTATAAGAACAAGGATGCACAGAAAATCCGGCAGTATGAAGCCGAGAACTTCGAGTATTCGTACAAAGCCTATAAAGCCTTGAAGGGAAATTCATTCATCGACAAGATCAAGAAGGAAGTGGACGAGTGGGAAGTGGTGACGTGACATGGAGTGGAGCAAAAAAATCTTAATTTTCTCATACCTGATGCTGGGCGTCTTCATAATCATCTTTTTGGCTGTTGAAGACAAAACAGCTGCTGCAACTGTTCTTTGTGGTTGGATTGTAGAATGCGGTGGTGCTACTGCGTTCTACTTCTGGAAAGCAAAGAACGAAAACCGGAGCAAGTACGCATTAAAATTCGTCCGGGAACTGGCCGACAAGTACGGCCTCGACGCAACGGCACGAATTATTGAGTCAGTTCTTAAAGACTGAGAAAGGAAACTATTATGAACAACAACTGGTGGCAAACTGTCGTCGAAAACTTATTCAAGGTCAAATCTCTCGTTACAATCTTGCTTACCACAGCATTCGTCGTAATGGCGCTCAAGGGCGGAGTGGAACCGAAAGATTTCTATTCTATCATCGTTATGGTACTCACGTTCTACTTTGGATACCAAAGCGCAAAGAGCGAAGACAAGAACAAGCCAACACACGATGACCAAGAATAATCATTGCATCCGTATGGAAGGAGGAACGTTAAAATGACGATTCAGGATGCACAAAAGAAACTTATCTCCGTAGCAGAGGCTGAAGAAGGGTATTTGGAAAAAGCTTCGAATGCGCAGCTTGACGATAAGACGGCAAATGCCGGCTGGAACAATTACACGAAATACGCCCGCGATCATGCGAAATGGGGGACGTATCATGCTCCAAAACAAGGACTTGCTTGGTGTGATATGTTCGTTGACTGGTGCTTCATCACGGCGTTTGGATTCGACATTGGCATGAAAATGACATGTCAACCGAAGGGCGCGTATGGTGCAGGATGTACGGCATCGTACAACTACTACCGGTCTGCCGGTCAATCTGTCACTCTCGCGAATGTGCAGCCGGGCGATCAGATTTTTTTCGGAAATCCCGGAAACATGACACATACCGGACTTGTATACAAGGTGGATAGCACGAAAATCTATACCATCGAAGGAAACACAGGAGCTGGAAGCAATGTCGTGATTGCGAATGGCGGGGGAGTATTCAAGAAGTGGTATTTCCGCAATTCTTCGGCTATCGGCGGCGTTGGAAGGCCGAAATGGGAACTCGTCACAAACACAGCGCAGAGCGTGACACCACCGTCAAAACCGGAATCTACGTCTGTGACCTACGCAGAGTTCCAAGGCGGCATTTTTGTGGAAATCCCATTCTCCTGCATTGACCGCATCGAACACGTCAAAATGAGCGACGCAAGAGGCGAGACGACTGGCAGCGTAGCAATTCGCGCACAATGGAATGGCCGGTATCCAGACATCGTTATCAACGCCGAGCTGTTCAACTACGGAAAATACACGCCGGCCTCTGGCGTCAAGCACAAGGGAACCATGGAATATCAGGGGTGGCAACCGTTCATTGGCTTCAAGGACTACAAAACACCCATTCAGGAACCGCGTGGAGCCGTCACATCACCAGATGCAGTTGGTGGCTACCCTGCTATGGTTCAAAACGGCACGAAGGATTTTAGCGTCCCCAGAGGGCTAGAGGGCAACAAGTCCCGGACGGCGATGGGACTGTGCGGAAAGACTCTTGGGATTATTGTCACCGAAAAGCAAGTCCCCATGGACGTTGTTGCAAACAAGTTCGTCAATGAGAAGTACGATTTTGCAATCAATCTTGACGGCGGCTCGTCCAGCAGCTACGTCATCCCCTCGAAGGTGTGGGCGCGTCCAAGCAAACTGCGTGGATTCGTTGCAATCTGGTTGAAGGGCGGAAGCGGAAACTACTTGAGCAAGCGGCAATACGGAAACAATTACGCGCAGACGAAACCAATAAAGTCGGAAGCCTGGATAGAAACGGACAAAACAGCATCGAAAGGTGTCAAACTGAAAGTCATAGCGAGTGGACTGAACCTTCGTGCTGCCGCTACTACCAGCAGCGAAATCCGATTTGTACTCAAGTTTGGTGAACTGGTCACATGGTATGGGTATCAGACGAAGAACTGGTATTATGTGCGAACAGCCAGCGGAAAAGAAGGATACGTCAGCAAAAAATACGTCAGAAAACTGTGATAGCGGAGGGAACACACAATGGACGAAAATCAGGAAATGAAACGGTTTGCGGACAGACTATGGGAATATTTCAAACCTAAAATTGAAGAACTGACACGTTCCAATGTGTGGTACTTCCGCGCTCAAGTTACGAAACCGGCGCTGGATGGAAAAATCACGGTGCAACGTCCGTTCGATGGGGAAATTGCGCTCCCGTATGTGAGCAGTATGGAAAACGCTGCGATTGGGACTCAAGTCACTGTGTTTGTGTTTGGTTCCAGCATGACAAACGCCGTCATTTGTGGAAATGGTTCATTGAGCATTCTTGGCGGAAGCCCATCATCTGGCGGCGGAGGTGGCAGCGCCGAAAACGCCGTTCTCTATGTCGCACAAATACTGAACGCGGCACAACAATCGCAGGCAAGAAAAAACATCGGCGCAATTTCTGCTGATGAACTTTCTGGAAAACAAGACGCGATTGAAGCAGTTGGGCTTCTGAAAGGGGACGGGAACGGCGGTGTAACAGCCGCTGTTCCCGGAACAGATTATCTTCAGAGCGCGCCTGTTACCTCTGTTGATGGGAAGACGGGTGCAGTTGTCTTGTCTGGTTCCTACGTAACCCCAACTCAGCTTGCAGAGAAGCAGCAGAAAATCATGGTCGATGGGATTCTGGAAGGCGATGGAACCGGAAATATTCAAGCTGCTGGAACCCTAGAAGGTGCTCTCGTGGAATACTCCGGAAGCGGTACAACGGACTACGATGGATTGCAAAACAGGCCACAGGTAAACGGCGTTACGCTTGAAGGAAATAAGACTTCCGCAGAACTCAGTTTGTACGGCAATGGAAATCCCCCTCCGTACCCCGTTGCTTCTGTGAACGGAGAAACCGGAGAAGTCATGCTCCATGACCTCAAATACACTGCGCAGAGCCTTACAAGCGCACAACAACAACAGGCAAGATTGAACATTGATGTTCCTGCGACTGATGAAGTTCTGCTTCTGGAAGACACTGTGACAGGAAACTATATCAACATTCAAAAGGCAATGACAGCAGGTTCATTGCTTAAAGTGACTGCTGTTGACGCAGATGGAAATCCGACCGCACTTGCTGCGGCGATTCCGGGGACGGACTATATGCCGGCTGTCCCAGTTACCGCATCGGACAATGGAAAAACGTTGAAAGTCGTCAATGGTGTATGGGCGGCATCAAATTGATGGAGGAATGAATAACCATGAGATTATTGACAGTTGGAGGGAACGTGGTTTCGGTCGGTGGAAAAGCCATCGAAATACCTGACTCATCTGGCGGAGTATATCAAATCGCAGTGGAAACGAGCGCGGGGGCATCTGTTTCAGCATCAAAAGGCACAACGACAGTTTCCGGGACGGCAGACACCAGCGGTAGTTGCACATTAACACTCTACGAACCAGGTGAGTGGAGCGTCAGTGCTTCACTGAACAACGTCACTAAGACACAGACCGTCAACATCGGGACTCAGAGCGTGAAGCTGCCTTTGATCGAGCTCGCGGACGCGTTTGCGGCAAACAGCTGGGAGACAATCATCACGGCCTGTCATGGCGGATTCGTTCCGGATACCTGGGTCGTGGGTGACAGCAAGCCCATGGCGATCAACGGTACGAATTATCAGATCGACATCATCGGCAAAAATCATGATGTCTATACGGACGGCTCCGGTACGGCTCCACTGACATTCCAGCTGCATGATTGTTACATCGAAGCGAAGCAGATGTACAGCACCAACCTGAGCGGCCTCGGTTGGAAGAACACCGATATGCGCCTGACCTATCTGCCTGCGATTCTGGCGTTGATGCCGGCGGAGGTGAAGAACGGCATCCACGCGGTAAACAAGAAGACATCTGAGGGGGGCAACAGCACGACGATTGAGACAGTATCGGACACGCTGTTCCTGCTTAGCGAGGTGGAGGTTTTTGGGACGAATCATTCTTCTGTACCCGGAGAAGGAATCCAATACGACTATTACAAGGCGGGCAACCCGAAGATCAAGAAGAGAGAAGGCGTTGACGAATTCTGGTGGGAACGGTCATCAGCCAGCGGCGGTATGTTTTGCAGAGTCAGAGATAACGGCCAGGCGGGCGCGTCCAATGCCTCAAGCAGCCTCGGCGTAAGCTTCGCATTCTGCTTCTGAGCAAAATAGGACCGAGGGATAATTGAATCCCTCGGTTCTTTGCATATTAGTCGTGATCTTCATCAAAATACATGATGCCGTCTTCACCTGAATCGAAGATTATTCTGTGTTTATTGCCCTCTACTTCCAATGGCGTGCTGTTCAAAAGCACTGCGCCTCTCCGACGATGCGGCAACATTAACGCTGCTGCACCTACACTTTCGGCCTCGACCGTGAGTTCTTCATTATCCTTTTCGTCGTACACAACAAGGAATGTGTAGCGGTTCTTGACTACATTCGTGTGGAGTTTACCTCCCATATATTCACTCCCTATACGTTGATATCAGATTTGAGCAGCAAAGCGGGGCGGATGCCGCCCGAGCCGGATGCGTAGTTGCTGAAGTAGTCGCCGTCGAAGCCGACGAACCACACGTAGTAGGTGTCGCGGGTGAACGGGGAGCGGAGCCACCGACACGCCCAAGGCGTGACGAGCCAGTACCAGTCACCCTCGTCCAGCGGGATCAACTCCTTGAACTGGCCGTACTGCCAGAGCGTCAGGGGCGCTGCCTTGACCGTGATGGTGCCGTAGCTCTTGCCGCGGTCGGTGCAGCTCAGATCCACCTCAAACGGGAGAATAGCTGCGGCCTCCTCCGAGGTGCGAGGCAGGGCCTCCACCCACTTGTCGATGCGCTCCTTCAAGGTGGAGCAGATGTAGTCGTTGCGGTTCTCCGCATAGTCCTTGTCGTTGAACGGGCAGGACTCCTTGCTCTGAGCCAGCAGGACGAACGCAGCGCCGTCACCCTGAAGCAAAACAACGAATCTCTCACCTGCGAACTCAAAAGTTTTTCCGGGGATGATCTCTGAAAGTTTCTTCATGGCTGCCTCCAATTCTCTATTTAAATCTCTCTTAATCCTCCTGGCATAACATCAAAAATGCCGGCCGCGCCTTTTCCTTAATCTCTTTTTGCACATCTTCCGTTGCAAGCTCGTGCGTGAAAACTGGACGCTGCAAAAGCTGTTCCACATAGTTGTGAAACTCCCCAAAGCCACACATCAACACGCCAGTATAAGCCGATACGATAAGTCGTTCCTGTTTCGTCATAATATCCACTCACTCTTTCCAGACGTTTGCGACCGTGAAGGTCATGCGAAGCCGGCAGTTGACATCGGCGAACGTTACCATGTCGGCCAGCTTGTACATTTCTGAAATGCGATTGCGGATGCTGTCATTGAGAATACTGACTGGGAGAGGGAAGTCAACGTAGACAAACGTATTCTGCTCACGCAGCTCCAAATCATCCGCGTGCCACGGGGTACGCATTGCCTTGGAAATCGCTGCCGCGTGTTCCTTGAGTTTGTTGTATACCTCGACCTTCTCCGGAACCTTCTCGTTCCCACGGAATGCCTCATTCTTCGCTGCCATTGCAGCCACCATATCCTGAATATCCATTGCCATTGTGTTTGCCTCCTATAATTTTTGATGTGCCCGTGAGGGCTTACAGTTATGATTCTACCGGGAAATCAGATTTGTCCCGCCCAAATTAAAGAATTTTTATCGGGCGGAATTTCTGAATGTGCATCAAGCGGTCTGCTGCTTCTGCTATCCACATCACATCTTCTGATTCCAGAAGACTATTCAACGCGTCTCGTGATGAAGAACGCCGGAGGGCGGTAAGGATGTCATCGTCATCGTGAAACTCAGCTGAAATCCTTGCTAGATTCTCAGCGGCTTTCCCTGAAATGCCAAGTGTAGCAGCTGCAACTTGAATGTTTTGCTCAACGCTTTCAATATTTGTTACACCTAGCAGCCAGTCCGTAGATACGCTGAAGTATTCTGCGATTTTTGCGATATTCTCCCAACTGGGCTGTCCAGAACCGTCACAGTATGCAGATACAGACTGTCTTGCCTTCAGACCGAGATAATCCGCTAATTCTTGCTGCGATACAGTTCTGTTGATTTTTCCTGCGTCCCCACGCATGAGCCTACGAAGACGATTGGGGAATGGCTTGTAATAGTTGTCTGCGTAATTGATCTTTTTGCGCGGCATATTATATACCCCTCATTTCCCACACATTCCGTGCCACGATTTTTACTGCGTCATCAACGATTTTGATATATCGTTCGAGGTTCAGCCCGCAGTTATAGCCCATATCATTTGCATTCGGGTTGAGTTTGTAATCTAAGCTGAACCGGATGGCCGAACGTGCGCGTTCCTCAGAATATCCGGAAGCGAGAAGCACACGGGACGGGGCGTTATCTCCGCTAGAACACGCCGCACCGGATGAAACCATCAATCCGTCAGCCGCAAGACGCAGGACAAGTGCGTGGTTCTCGATGTTTGGGAAGGAAACGTTTGCAATGTACGGAGATTGCATGATTTCATTTCCCTTGTAAAGCAGCCCATTAAGCTGTGCGTCCGGTACTTCGTTCATGATACCATCAATCAGGCGGTCATGCAAGGTGGCTGCTGCATTTTTGAACTCTTCTATATGGTCTGTCCTGAACACTAACGCTTCTGCAAATGCGGCTGCGAGTGGAGCAGAAGGCGTTCCAAAATGGAAATTCGTTGTGATTGCTTCCGGATTTCGCGCGATCAACACGCCGATTCCAATCGGAGCACCAAACTTGTGACCACCTCCGCAAATGAAGTCTATTCCGCTTTCACGGAAGTTGATTTTTTGCTTCCCCATGGCTGCGGTACAGTCGGAGAACGTCAAATCATACCCTGAAAAGGCACTTCTCAAATCATAGATTTCACCGGTTTCGTTGTTGGTGTGGAGAAATATCCTCCCATTCAACTTAGAGTTTCGCCTGCCGTAAAGAACACGTTCGGCAATGCTTGATACAGCCGAATGCTCAACACCGCTAACACGAAACACTCGGCATGCTTCGTCCATGGCGGTCAGCGCAATCCTGCAAGCCTCCGTCGCGGATGAAACAAAGAACACTTGATCTGAGTCGCACTTTAAGCACTGCGCTACAGCTTCACGGGAAGATTCCAACGCATTTCTGGCACTTTGCCCAAAAGAATGTAAAGAGTTTGGATTCCCCCACACTGCCGTTGATGCTGCATTGAAGGCGACCTTTGCGCATTGAAGTAGGGGCGAAGTAGCAGCATGGTCAAGGTAGATCATTCTCCCACCTCAATATCCTTCGGCCAACGCGGCAGCGCAGCGGCGCAGATCTTCTCATAGATTTCTTTCTGTGCAAGCAGCGTATCGCGTTCCTTCTGAATCACACGATATGCGTCTTCTAATCCGAATGGCTCGTTGAGCGGAACACGTACCTTTTCTGGTTCCAACGATTGAGATACATCTACGGTGCAGGTAGGGTGGACGGTAAGCCCTAGGGAAACAAGAACAGCCTGGTCGACAAGTTTCATTTCATCAGCTGTCAACGTACAGTAGTAGTTCTCCAAACGTTCCTTGTCAACTGTGTAGATAGCCTCACAAAGCGCAGTAGACTGCTTGCCCATCGTTTCAATGGAAACGTGTGTAGGCATCGGCTTTTTCTCGGCAGTTGTTAAATAAACTATTTCTACAGTTTCGGAATATGTATTGTTCTTATCGTTGCTGACAATGATTGCTGGGCGATTCTTTCTCGCTTCTGAGCCGACAGCAGCATAGTCCTGACGAACCCAGAAAATGTCGCCCCGATGGATTCTTATATCCTGCATAGAAGTGTATCCTTTCTGTATTTTTCAATATGTATAGGGGCTGTGAAGCCCCATGAATTACTTCGCGACTGCGTTTTTCAGAATGCTGCTCGGCGAGAATTTGACCGAAAAACGGGCTGGAACCTTGATGTTTTCACCGGTCTTCGGATTCCGCGCATCTCTGGACTTCTGGTACTTCGCGACAAACTTACCGAAGCCTGCGATAGTGACATCTTCGTGCGCAATAAGAGATTCTTCAATCGCTTCAAAAACAGCATCGACAGCTTCAAGGCTGGCGTTCTTCGGCATACTGGTAATGCTGGCAACTGCCTGAACGAGTTCTTCCTTGTTCATGTGTAATCCTCCTTTCTCAAGAATGAATGGTGGGCCGTGTAGGTGTCGAGCCTACGACCGAGCCGTTATGAGCGGCTTGCTCTACCGTTGAGCTAACGGCCCATCTATGACCGGCTTAACGTACCGGACGTGAGGTTTTGCGCGCAAACCAACGGCAAATCAGGTGATTGCGCACCGGCGCTTAACTCTCGGCAGTGTATAAAGCGTTCCCAAATATGCTGCCAAAGCTTGGAGTTATTATCCTCGTTCCCAAGCGTAACGAGCGGAGATGGCGGATTCATCCAGTTCGACCACTAGTGAGTCTTTCCCGGCAAACTGAACGGGACGTTCCAAAATGGACTTGTGCCGTCTCTACGAAGGTCTATATCCGCTTGACCTTTACCTTTTTGGCCGAAACACAAATTGGTTTCGGCAGCCCACGCATCAAGCGCAGGGGATATGATGGCTGTTCGTCAAACTCCACTTAGCTGTAGCCTACTCATATGCAATCACTGTAGCATGGAACATCCGTTCATACAGCACCATCATATATTGCAGCGTGGCTACTATCCCGCTTTCTGGCCCATATAGCTGCATTGTGCCTCGTTCTCCTTGGACACTGCGGGTACAGCGTCTTTAGCCGGTGGTCCTGCGGTATGCCCAATGCCGGCCAGCGGCGGGCCTGCTGTGCAGCGTTATGAATCCACCTTGTTATGATCTCGCGCGGAGAACCCCAACGGGCGGCTGGCAGGGGTAGCAGGATTTGAACCTGCGAATCTGGGAGTCAAAGTCCCATGCCTTAGACCGCTTGGCGATACCCCTGTATGCAGGCTCATGCAGCGGCGTCCCGCCGAACCAACCTGTAACCTTGACCAGAGCAGGCCCCGGTCGAGTAAGCGGCATTTCCGCTTAAAGCATGATTTGATGATTCCTTAAAGTCTCCACCTTGTTATCCTCATGATGGACGATCTGAGTGGGGAGTTCCCATTTCGCTTGTTTACTCCCAAACTTCGCTATCGGCTATATCAACCCGACGACACCACTGCCAGATGTGGAGGTTTCATTCCCACTACGGTTTATAGAGTAACCACCTCTTATGTGGGTGGGCATGGTGCGAAGCGCCTTATCTGCGTCATTATAACGGCGTTTTCTCTACATCGGCCGTAGCAGCTGATACTAACCATGCAGATTTGCAGACTTCGCTGGTGCGGCTCGGCAGAATCGAACTGCCTCGGGTCAGTTGCTCGTCGCTGCCTTTTACCAAATGCCGCGTGTTGCCACACTGACGCAGTGGCCGCGGAGGGTTGAACTTTATTTGTAGAAAGCGCCACGACTCCCACAAAAGGGCGCTTTGGTGGATGCGGCGGGGATTTGAACCCCGCATGGTGCAGGCAGTATGCGACGAGTTTTGTTCCCGTCCGAGGTGGCTACTTCAACCCCAATAGGTTTGAGTGTGCCGCGCTTTCCTGCACCGCATACCCTTGCTGCCTTTTCCATTCGGCCACGCATCCGTATAGTGCTGTCTCTCCAGCTGTCACCGCTACGTGTCGGCTGCTTGCGGTTAGCCCCCGTGGGTACACGCTTCCGTCTGCCTGTTGTGACCTATCTACGGCAGACCCGTTCAGGCTTGTACTTCGCCAGGTCACTGGACGTGGTGGAACCGACCAGACTCGAACTGGTGGCCTCCTGATCCCAAATCAGGCGCGCTACCAACTGCGCTACGGCTCCATATTGGCGGCAGATGGAGGTGTCGATCCCCACGGCTTTCACCGCGCACTGTTTTCAAGACAGGCTCCGAGGCCGCTCGAATTCATCTGCCGTATTGGCTGGAGGTTTTGCACCATGCACGATCAGGAGTCGAACCTGACCGTTTGGGGACTCGGACCCCGCTGCACCTCCAAGGATGACCGCCACCCTATATTGCGCGGAATTGGTTTCGTCACCGCACCATGAGCCTTTAACCAAGCCTGCTCTTTGTCTGTTTCCCGAATTATTGAACAGCAGTCAACGTTGCGTGTTACGCGCGATTTTCACCAACGATTTTTGCCCGCGCTGTTGTGTTTGGCGTACCAGCGCAACGAGGACTTTCATGGGTTCCGATTTTCTACACAGCGGAACGCTTGTGCGAACTAGCCAAACTCGGATGGTATCTCAACGCCTTTCGGCGATGAAATCTTTCAATACTTTTTCTGCAAATTCAAGCTGCGGCCGGATGGACTCATAGCGGCCAGAATACAGAATCTGATTGATACAGAAGACGCTATCCATCGCATTCTGCACGTCCTTGTTAGTGCTGTCAAGCGCCGCATAGACTGGCAGATTGTCTTTCTGAATTACATTACGATACCATGTGCTGAAACCAGTGTGTATGTCTGTACATCGGGAATATCCGGCTTCAAATCCTGCACTGTACACCTCAAACAGGAGCGATTTAAGCTGCGCGTCGCTGAAATCAACCGACCTGATATCGTTCATGCTCCTGACCCCGTGTACCTGTACTTGCACGTTTTCCACGGCTCGACGCACGATTCAAATATGCAAACAGCACCTGAATATCCGGGCTTTCCGCAGTATTCGCACATTAGCTCTGGATACAGCACCTTCATTGCGAAAAGAAGCCGCGCTCCGTCAGGACCGACAAACATCGGCTTTCCTTCCGGCGCATAGTGCCGGATCTGAACCGGAATCTCATCCCGCGTGTCGTAGTAGTTGACAGAAACCGGGCGCGATGCACTGTCTACAACAACGTAGACGTTTTTTGTGCCGTTGGTTAAGTAACGAATCTCAAGGCTCATGTTTTACCTCCATTTGAATCAAATTTGTTTCTGATCTTTTCCATCGATTGGTTGAACGCAAACTTCCTAGCAGTAGAATTTCGGTCTTCAAGTTTTGGAACGTAGACTTCTTCTCCGCAACTTATACAACAGGGTCTATTCTCAATATAGCTGAAACGCACCCCACAAACATTCACCCTCACGCGCTGAAGCCTTATCGAATACTCTGTCGTCTTACCGCACCTGATGCAGTACGCGGTATTGTTTTCACACATCGTTTTTACTCACTTCCCTCATTTTCACAGTCATCCACTCTTGGCTCCAGAGCCGCCATTACTCAACGCCTAGACGCGGCATTGCGCCGTTGGTCTGCGTCGCCACACCAGTTTTCCTTCCATCTTTCACGCCTCACAGCGAGCCGTCTGGAAGCCAAGAGGGGATTGACCACGGAACTTTTCAGCCCTGCGCCGGTGCATCGGTCGCATCCGTTTTTTCACACACTAAGCCGGAGCCAGCTAATTAAATTCGCAATCTGTCGTACTTGCACTACCTACAGATTGAGCGGATGGCCGGATATATCATTTCACCAAGCCTTTGGAACTTCAAAACTTTCCCTGGGCCCGCCGTAATGCCCATGTGGAGTGCGTGAGGAGAATCGAACTCCCACCATCAGATTGGAAGTCTGAGGTTCTGCCATTAAACTACACGCACATATTTCCCATAGCCAAGCTTCCCAGCTTGGAGCACCGGAATCTCTAAAATGTTCCGGCGAGCGCCTGCGCTTACATGGGTGACGCTTTTCTTCATTAGAAAGGAGGCCATATGCCGTGCCGCAGAAAAATCGAAAAAACTGCGGCATTGTGGTGGAAATCGGATTTGAACCGATACCGAGTGGATTATGAACCAACCAGTGCGCCATTGTTCCACCATGTATCCAGGCTTGTTTCAAGCCCGGATAACTCTAGTTTTCTTGGTTTTTCTTCCCGACATTCTTGCTCCCAGAGTCTTTAGTTTTCTTGGTTTTTATCACGCTATTCCCGGCTGTGGTATTTGTTTCAACCGGAGTGTTCCGAAAAAATCATCGCCGGCAGCCTCCAATTTGTCAATGTTTCTCCGCGCCTGACGTTCTTTTTCCTCCTGCACTACTTTTGTTAAGCGTCTGTTTTTTCGACTCGTCAGTTTTCCAGAATAAACTTGCGTCGTAGACACCGACTCGTGTCCAAGCTTTGCTTGCAGTTCCTCGAAGGTCATTCCACTGTTCAGATCGAGCCTTGCTCCGACATGCCGCAGATCGTGGGAACGAATCATGTCTACACCAGTGACAGCCTTTACATGCCTCCGAACGACGTCTGACAGCCATTGCCGAGTCCCTGCGTGCCATTCTTCGCCTTTGTTGTCTCCTTTGAATTTGAATGTTGCCTCTGTCCCAAAAAGCGGATCTGCGCTATCGACAGTCACTGGTCGGATTCCGCTGTTCAGATACATACGGATGGCAGTCTGGGCGATGATAGGAAAGTCCACTTGACGGAATTTGTCTCCTTTTCCGTGTTCGACGGTCAACTCTGCGTTTTCCCAATCGAGATCGTTCGGAGTTAGCGCCAGAAGTTCACTGTTCCTGATTTCTGTTGTCAGGAGCAAAATAACAATGGCATAGTTTCTCGGCCAGAGATATGGACGCTTGAGTCCTTTCGGTGGATTATTCCTCCATAGCAGCAAAACCTGTTCGTCGGTCAGAAGCTGGTCATACGGGCGTTTCTCCAATTTCCTTGTGTCTGGCATCAGGAGTTTTGAAACTGGGTTTCTGTCATACCATCGGTTTTCGCCCAACTCCTCAGAAGAAGCGAAATTGTAGAGTGCGGAAAGAACCGTCAGGTATTGCCTGATTGTAGTCGGCTTCTTGCCATCCCTGCGCAGCTGATCTCGCCATGCTTGAATGTCCGTGAAGCTTTCTTCGCGTCTGTCCCACAATTTGTTTTCCAACATGAAATCGGAAAACATTTTGAACACAAACTCTTCGTTTTGAATTGTTGTTTCAGAACGGCCTATCGCTCGAAGGTTTTCTTCGTATGCAATCATTGCTGACCGGAATTTTTCATAGGCGCTTGGAAATCCCATATGAAATCCTCCTTACATTTTTCATTATACTCCTAGGGGCAAATGTTTTTTTACATTCTTATGTCAACCCGCATCTCCTTTGCTTTTCCTTTGAATTTCTTCGCTGCGCGTCGCTGCGCTTCTCCTTTGCTTTGCCCCGCATTTCTTCGCAACGCATATCCTTTTCATCGCACCTCACAGCAATGCTTCTCCCTTACATTTCGCTGCTTGACGTAGCCAACCTGCACCACTCCAATGCTGCACAACTCAAAACACTTCCATGACTTGACATGCCGTTTCACCGCGTAACGACTCAATCCGTATCGCCGCCCAGCCGTCGCAGACCAAATCGATACTATGCCTTTGCTGCTCCAACCGCTGCCGTGCCTTGTGAAGCAGCCCAGCGCAAGACTTCACCTTGCCTTTTCCTAGTTCTGCTTAACTCCGCTCCGCTGTTCCATGGCTACCCGTTGCTCAACTAATCCGTCGCTCTGCTTGACTGCGCGATACACTTCCATTTCATTTCAACGGTGTTCTCAACTATCCTTTGCCGTCGCTATGATTATCAGGTCGATACACTTCCGTTGCAGTGCCATGCCGTGCCACTCAATTCCATTCCATTCCAACGCAAGACAGCGCTTCGCGTTTCCGTTGCTATCTATGCCTTGCCATACTTTGCTCTTCCTTTGCTACGCGTAACCATCCCAAGCAATGCCTTTGCTGCACGTCTCGAAGCAGCCCGCCGCCTCGCCCTTGCGTTTCTGTGCGCGTCCATTCAGTTCCGCACGCAGCTATTCCTTTGCCATTCTGCTCAAGTCCCTTCGCCCCGTTGCCTTTGCTACACGTCACCAACCCCCGCATCGCCCTTGCGTTTCTGTGCGCGGCGACTCTTTACTTTGCCATTCCTTTGCCATGCCCCTCTGCGCAACGCCCCGCCGATGCTTTGCTGAACATTGCTTGCCTCTGCTCCTCCGCTACTATGCTTTTCACCTCTATGCTGTTCCTTTGCTGCGCGTGCCATCGCGTGTCACTGTTTCTCAATACCTCGCCTTCACTATGCAAAACATCTCCCAGCCGCTCCATTTCAGCGCTACGCCAATCTCCGCTTTTCCTTTGCGTTGCTGAGATACGCATCGCCCCGCAAATCCTTCGCCGCTTTTCACGTCCCAAAACAGAACTCAGCCGGGCCTATGCAGTTCTTGACTGTGCGGCGCTCCACCTCTCCGCTGCTATGCCTAGCCCCACTCCACCTGGCGTTGCATCACTTCGCTTATCCTTTGCTGTGCTGAGCATTTCTGGTCAGTGCTGGTCCTTTGCGATGCCAATCAAGGCCGCGCCAAACAACGCATTTCCGTCGCCCCGTTCGGCGGGCCTATCAGCCCGCCTTTTCCTCCGGGAAGAAGTTCGCCTCCTGCATCATGTAACCGAATTTCTCTGCCGTTCCGCCGAGGTTGTTGCCTTCCTCGTCGAGCATCTTGTAGACGAAACGGCCCTTGCCAGAGTTACGCCACTGACCGAGGCCACGGAAGAATCCATTGTCGAGCCACTCCATCAGCAGTGCTTCGTGCGCCGGGTCTGCGAGTGTTACGCCGAACTGAATCGTGCTTCCAGCCGGGATTTCTTCGGAGTTTGCGAGGCTCACGCGCTCACCCTGTGCGGTCTGCGCACGGAGTGGACGCTGGCATTCGCCGATTTCTCCGTTGACGTTGATGGAAATTGCACGGGGGAAGGGGAAGATCATACCGTCGATGACCTTCTTGAATGCTTTCAGGCCGCTGGACTTTGTGTACTTGGCACGGGCGAGTGCACTGCAAGTATCTTTGAAAAAGCCTTTAATCTGGTAATCCCAGAATACGGGATTGCCATCGACACGAGGGAATACCGTCATTGCCTTATCAGCCACAGCTTCCGCACCAATCGCTGCAACCTCATCTTCGATTGTGTTTGCGTCCGGAGACTTGGACGCGATGAAGTCACGCGCCACATTCTCGTTACTCGGCCAGGTGCCCAGCACCGGCTCAATGAACGTGAGCTTGATGTACCGTCTGATCGCCTTGGTCTCCTGTGCTTCCTTAGTTGCCTTTGCCATTGTTTTTACCTCCATAAAATAATTGTTGTTTGTGTGATTGCTTACATTTACTGTTCTACCGGGATTCCGGATCTGTCCCGGAAAATCTACGTTTTTTTGCGGGTATCTTGCGGGAACTTACGGGCATTTTGCGGGTTCACAAGCCTGCTTCGCAAGTTTGTCGAAGGATTCAAATCTTCTTATAATCGGGACGCACGCTGTTTCAGCGTAGAGTGTCCATGAGCCGTCGCAAGTGTTATAAAATACGTCGAAATCCGCTGCTGTCTTTTCTGGATATTTCGGCGTGTACCCGGCACTGTATCCGTTTCTACACTGTGAGAAGTTCCAGTGCTTTGCAACGAAGTTAGGCCAGTAATCGCGGAAGCCTGTACAGAAATCTCTAAAGGTCATGTCAGTCTGCCTCCTGAACGGATTTGTACCCGTAGTCATGATGGACGAACTCTTTCAATTCCTCTGCGGTCATAAGTCTGGCCATCTTATCGATAGCTGCAATGTTGCGGCGGCAGGTGGCTTTCTCAGCCTTCGTCATGGACTCGCAATCCAGCCAGTTCCGACGATCCCATTCCATGTACTCAGCAGCGGACATCGGAGTTTCGCACGCCATGTCTTCCGTCTTCCGGAACGCATAAGAGATCTTTCCGTCTTTCGTGAAGTCGATGAACAGCTGGCCGTCGTTGTTGTCCTGCCAGTCAAACACAACATCATTGAAAGGCTTGTCTGGAAAAACGTCCTTCCATTCTTCGATGATCTTGCTCGAAATCTGGTAGTCCTTGAGGTCGAAGTTTACGTCCAGGATGCGGCCCAAATGTTCGACGTTCACGTCGCGGAGAAAAATCCAGTTGCTGTAGTCCTTGACCGAATCGATGTACTCAATGCCGTATCTAGCACGCGAAATCATTCGCTCGGCATAGTTCCATTGATAGTAGTTTGCAACGATGAGCTGCCCGGACGCGCGGACATAGATCTGTGAACGCTGTCCCATTTCAGATACCTCCGTACATCAGACCAGCGACGCGAACGTCGAACGTTTCCTCAAACCAGTGCCAAATTTCCTCCCGATTTGTTCCGGCTGGGAACCCGCGCCATGCTTCCTCGATGCACTCTGTTTCTGGGTTCATCGGCACATCGCCGAACTCGTTCCATAATTCCTTGACTTTCTTCATTGTTTTTGGCCTCCTGTATGGTGTTTTGTCTTACACCTATGTTTCTACCGAAAAAATGGATTTGTCCCACTTCCAAATAAATTTCCTATCGAAAATCATGCTCAAGAAAGTCCTCACAAGCGCGTTCATGGTTGAGAAGCCCTTTTCTGGCCTTTTCGTATAAGGCTTTGGTAAACTCTACTTCACGAGAAAGCTCGCTATCTTCCGGAGAAAAGTCCGCTGTGTCACGCGCAGAATTCAGTTTCTCGCGCAGGAGCTCGCATTCCTTTTCCCGGATGTTTTTCTCTTTCTCAAGCAGAGAAGCGATGGTTGAAAGTGTCGCATATGTCATTCCTCAATACCCCCAATCTTGAATGACCTTTCCATCTTTGACGAGCCTCGGAAAGAACTTCCCGCCCGTTGCCTCATCCATTTTCTGCGCGGCCTCCCGCGCCTGATCGACACTCTCAAATGTGCCAATCAGAGCGGGGAAGTCGGAATAGTTGTCGTACAACGTGTACAACCGCACACCTCCGTTCAAACCGTCGCAAGCACACCGCTCGTGATGAGCAGCGTGGCGGCTGCGGCAAGCGATGATACGACGATCACGATAGAGGCAATACAGCGGTGTTTGCGTTCCAAATACCGTTTGTAGGCCCGCTGTGCGTTTCTGGCGCGCACAACGTCTGCGTGGTGATTAACCAGATGGCTGAAAACATCTTCTGGGGTGAGTTCCGGCACATAGACCAGATCGGTTGATTTTTTGCTTTTCATTGAATTTTACGTCCTTTCTCTTTCTATTTCTGCGTATTTCTACGGTTTGCTATCTACCGAATATCTGTGTTTGTGACACTCCCCACGGCTAAATCCGGAGGATTCTCGTTTCGCCGACTGCCGCGCCGTAGTTGCGTCTTACATAGTCTCCACGAGCGTATAGGTTCGGGCGTGTCCCGCCCTACCGTATGTTTTGGCTAGGCCAACAAGCGCAGGCCCTCGCTTAAAATGTTCTTTGCAGCATTTATATCCCGGTCATGGTGCGTCCCACATTCCGGACACATCCATTCCCTCACTGCCAGATTCTTTGTTCTGGTATTCCGATACCCGCAGCAGGAGCACAGCTGGCTAGAAGGGAAGAACCGGTCTATCGGTATGACCTGCTTTTCATACCACGCGGCTTTGTATTCTAACTGCCGTCGAAACTCGCCCCACGCTGCGTCGTTGATAGACTTCGCTAGATTATGGTTCTTGACCATGTTCTTCGGTTCTAAGTCTTCGATGCAGATCACATCATTCTCACGAATGAGCTGTGTTGACAGCTTGTGCATCATGTCGCTGCGCTGGTTTGTGATATGCTCATGCAGCCGTGCCACCTGAATCCTCGCTTTTTCGCGCCGGTTACTCCCCTTTGATTTTCGGGAGAGTTGCCGTTGCAATCTGGCAAGTTTCTTCTGGTTCTTGGCTAAATAGCGCTGGTTCTGGTATTCCATCCCTTCGGACGTGATTGCGAACGCTTTCAGTCCCATATCAACGCCGATCACAGCACCGGTCTTCGGCAATGGCTCGATTTCAACGTCAGTGCAGCAGAGTGATACGAAATATTTGCCGCTTGGATTCTGTGATACTGTGGCAGAGAGGATTCTACCCTCAACCTTTCGATTGATACGGCATTTGACTTTTCCCAGTTTCGGCAGTTGAACTGCATTGTCAAAAACTCTGATGCTACCATTTGACTTATAGCTCTGTCTGTGGTTGCGCTTGCTTTTGAACTTTGGAAAACCGGGCTTCTCGCCGTTCTTTACTCGGCGAAAAAAGTTCTTATATGCGGCGTCTAAATTCCTCACAGCATTTTGCAAGGCGCATTTATCTGGCTCTTGCAGCCATCCGAGTTTCTGCTTGAGTACAGTGAGTTCCTTATCCTGCTGAAATCGTGTAGGAGATTTCCCAGTTTCTCGATACTGCGCAATGCGTTCAGAAAGAAAGTGGTTATACACAAATCGAGCACAGCCGAAAGTGCGCTGTATTAAGTTTCTCTGAGCCGCATTTGGGCACAGCCTAAATTTGTAGGAATATTCCATGTTTCATCTCCAACAATAAGTAGACTTGCAGCCCTTTACCCCATGCCTAAAGGCAGGGGCTTGTGGGCTGTTTCTTTGTCATTTTGATTTTCTCCCCTGAATTTTTCCTGATGATTGATGTTTGTGAAGCCACCGAGAAACTACTTTTTCGTTCAGTTTATCGGAAAGACTGCTTGATTCTTCTCACTGCACCACGCCGCCCAAATCTCCGGCACATCTTCGCCGAGATTCAGCCGTTTGAAACAGAACATCATGAACCGGACAAATTCGTCCATGTCATCGACTTTTCCAAGAAGTTCTCTGAATTCGTTTTCCATGGTATTTTCTCCTCTCACATGTTAGAAAGTCTTTCGGTTAAGAACTGCGCCGAATGGCGCTGAATGATTGCGGAGTAGATCGCTCGGAGCTTCGGATCGGCTGCAATAACAGTCAGCTTGTTTACCGCCTGAATTTCGGTGGACTTCGCGCCGCCTGCTTTCATCCGCTCCCGCTGATTATTCACGCGGGTTTCGAGCTTTACACGCGCGTCCGCTTCCAACTCGTCATAGGTCTGCGCGGTGAACTGCTGATAGTTCAGGCCGTTTTCAAAACAGACCCGGCGGATTTTCTGGCGCGTTTCATCCTGCCAATGATCGCGACTGACGGTAGGGTAGGATAGCGCAGAAAATGCTTCCTGCACGGTTTCCTGCGTGGCCTGCGTTTTTTCTTCCAGCGCTTTCATACGCTGCTCCTGCTCCAAGTTGATCTGCACCTGCATGGCGAAAAGCTGCGCCGTGCTCATGGCTTTGGGCGCGGAAAGTTTTTCGCGCATTTCCTCGAATGCTGTGACGTATGCCGCAGTGAACAGAACACCTTTTTCACCGGTCATCTTGTTCGCTACCATGTCGCAGCCTTTTTTGGTCAGAAGGTAGCACGGGAGCGTTCGACCAATGCTGTCTTTGTAGCTGGATTCAATGAAGAAGTCATTGAGCCCAAAATTGGGCTCAATGGTTTTTCCGAGAATTTCAGCATATCCTCGGATGTCCCTGATGAGATGCCGATGATCTTTGCCAATCATTTCCGCGACTTCGCGGCTGTCTACGACTTCCACGCCGTTTTTGTTGATGATTTGTAACTTGTTCAAATTATACACCCCTTTGATCGTTGTTCTGGGAATTTCCCTCTACCCTCATCATAACAAGCGGTGCAAATGTTTTTTTACATTGTTATGTCTACCTGAAAAAGGGTATAAAAATCCCCGTGAAAAGCAAAGTTACACTTGCAATTTCACGGGCCATCCTGTAATATAGATACAGAGATTGCGCAAGAAATTGCGTGATTGTCTAACGGAGCAATCGTAGTTGGTCGCCAAACTAGCCTACGGTTGCTCTTCTTTTATTGCTTTTCTTCTTGCCGATGCTCCTGCTTGCATTCTTCACGAACAACATATTCTTTGCAGGCCATCTTGATAAGTGAGGAAACGGAAATTTCCTTTTCCTTTGCGATTTTCTGCAAGCGTTCGTACAAATCATCGGAGAAGTTTATACTCCTAATCATCTTTGCCCTCCTTTCGTTGACTATTATAGCTATTATGGCTACTAAAGTCAACACTAAATTTGCGATTCAAGAAAGTTCTTCTATTTTTCTATCTACACGAAATATGTGATTTGTCCCGGAATGCTTAATATTTACTGTATTTCCACGATAACACACATGTGCGGTCGAAACGCGTCGCAAAGCGTCGAATAATACATATAGCGTACAAAAGAAAAGCCGCCCGTATAGGCGGCTCTCTTTCAGTCAAACACATAGTCATCGAAAATATTGTAGAAGTGAAAATATGTTATGGACGTATCTGGATATTCTACCGTGATTCCGTCTGTGAAGTTTCTCCAATAGAACACCCTTGTTGACTTATACCCAACCTGTGTATTCGGATACTTGTAATATCCAAGATAATATCCGCCCATTAACTTTTTGTCTGGAAGGTACTGAGAAACCAAGTCATATACATCTACCTGATAAGCACGCAGCGTTGAAATTGCTTCTTCTTTTTGCTCATCTGTGTATTTGATTGAATACTTGAGATCATACCACGGGAAGTAGCATTCGGTCCTCACTTCATAATCCTGCGGGAACATTGATGAAGTGTTTTCTGAAATTGTGACTTTAGCTTTAAAATCGCCAAACGGGGTAGAGATGGTTCCCATCTCTTGATTTATGTAAGAGGCCAGTCCGTCAACAGTTGAAAGGTCATAAGTTTCGCTGATCTCTTCTCCTGCTTGGAAATTATTATTATCCGATTGAACGTCAGAATTTCCGCTAGTTATAAGAACGGCGTTGTTCACTCCGTCCCAATCAATGCTAACGTCAAGTGCTTCGCTAACCTTTCTAATCGGAAGATATGTTGTCCTTCCGCCAGTGCTGTCAATATAAACCAAACCAGAAGGAGCCTTACACCCATTCCCAAGAGGATAAGACCCTCCCTGCCAAACGATTGTTTTTCCGTCTACTTCGACGTTTGGCGATTTAAAGCTAATCTTTCCTGTTACGCTAAATTCGGGGAAGTCTATACTTATTTCACCCATTGAAACAGCAACGGCTCCGATGGAAAAAGCAATGACGAGTACGGCAAAAAGAAAACCCATAACAAAAGCTCTGATGTTTTTCATTTGATTTGCTCCCTTCTATGTTAGTCGAAATAAACCTGATCGCCAATCTGAACCATGACCAGCGACACTTTATCCCCGTCCACCTTTGCCATGATTCCCCAAGTTTCTTTCAGCATGGCTCCGTAGCTGTTTTCCGATTCAACGGTTCCTGCCATCATGTATACGCCGTCTTCACCTTTTTGGAATTCGCAGTCAGACATACTGCAAAACTTCGCACTGGAAGGGGATTTCAGGTGGTTCTTCACGCATTTCTCAGCAAGAGTATACACGCCTGCCATGATTTCATCGGAAGAATACTTGGACGAGCTAGACTGTGACGAACTGCTCCCACTATAGCCTGAATAACTCGTGGACGAACTACTTGTACTTGAAGTTCTGCTTGATTCAGATGATGATTTTGGTCTGCCACTTGTCACGCCATTTATAATCCAGATGGTAATTAACGCTGTTGCAAGAACCCCAATGACGATTACAGGCATATGGTCTTTCTTTTTTGCGGATGTTTTATAGTTTCTTCCACCTGACGGAATGGCGGCTTCACTCACCGGTTGTTCCTTCTTCGGCTCGCTGGCTTGAACCGATGGCGAAGTTTCAAAATCCATAGCCCATTCAAGTGGATCTTGCGAAATTGGATATCCACAATTAGGGCATGAAAGCGCCTTGTCACTTACTTCTCGCCCACATTCAGGGCATTTGATTAGAGCCATTGCAAATCCCTCCTTAAATTCTCCCTAGTTTATCCTACCATACCATTCCAGTTTTTCAATCGTTTCCGTCGAAATTTGTAAGTTCTGACGGAATGTTTCTACTTACACTTCTTCATGAAATCCGCAGTTTTCCTACATACCCAAACAAAAACCAGAACCGTCCGAACGCGTGCAGTTCTGGTTTTCTTGGTTTACTCAGGCTTATTTTTGAGCTTTTTCCGAAGATCATCAATTTCCCTTCGCTGCTCTTGCAATGCAAGGTATGGGAGCGCAAGATATGGGATTGCCTTGTTGAAACGCTCTGTCGGCGACGTCTTTTCAAAATACGAAATCAGACTTTCCAATTCGGATATTGCCGTTTCTTCCAGCGTTTTTCCCGGTTTAACCCAATCCATATAATGCGCTAGTTTTTCCTCATAACTCTGGTTTTGACACAATGTATTCACGCCCCAATACTCATTTGTTTTCTTGGTTTTCAACCATTTTCGTGACCTCGCGGAAATGGTAACTTGCTTACAACTTGCTTACAACTTGCTTACAACTTGCGTGTGTTTTTCGTGCGTTTCGCGTGCTATTTTCCTATATTTGAATGGAGTTTTGCGACCAACTTGCGACCTGCTTGCAATCAATTTCGTGACCTCACGAAGATGATTCAAATCTGAACAACGGCAGACTTGTACAGTTTCTTCGCGCCGTTCACGACGACTACCTCACGGTTCTGTGAAACGATTTTCCCCCCATAGGATTTTATCGGCGAAATATCATTCGCGTCACAGAAAGCCTCCAGCGACACCAGATCGCCGGGTTTCAGCGGCAATCCAGTCGAGGCGGAAATAAATTCGTTTTCTTGGTTTATCCGGTACTCGCCGGGTTTGTAGAACATCGGCATCCCTCCAATCTCATCCCATTCTAACATATAGATTCTGAAATTTCTACATGACTTGGAAATTTAGGCGGTAACGCAGAGCTTATAACCGTACCGCTTGATGTGGGAAAGCGGATAGTACACATTCTCAGCCCGCGAAATCCATACCGGATTCTTGCGGTTGCTGATTCTTCCTTTTTCGAGCACGATGTTTTGACCACGCTTCTGAACTGTGATTTTCGCACCAAGCGGGAGATTTTGCAGACTGTTCGGGTTTTTCCTATCAGTAGCCTTTTGTGCCGCATTGTTCCGGCAATCCTCTCGCCATTCCAACGCCCATTCATCGTCGCGATGGGAAAGCAGATTCAGAATGGATACTGGGCAGTCGCGCTCACACGGCCCCATGGATTCATCCATGTCCTTGTAACCAAAGTTGCAGTATTCGCGGCTGTCTACGCTCGTCAGGCATACGCCAGCGAAAACGTAGGGTTCCTGTCCGGGTCTGCTTCTCTCACAAGCACCATACCACGTCGCGCCCACCATTGCGGATTTCAGAACGCGGCATTTGTCCCCGGTTTCTTCATTGTTCCATGTGTACAGATCGTCGCACTCTGCTTTGCGGTCGATGCTGCCCCTTCTATCGTAGAATTTCGCACACTGCCAAGTCCAGCCCATTTTATGTACCTCCCAGTTTTCTTGGTTTTCCTGTTCTGCTTTTGTATCTACCGGAAGCGGGAACTTTGTCCCGCCTCCGGCAAACTTTTTGTCAAATGGAACGATAGAACATGCTGTCGATGTAGTCACCGATGCAGAGCGCCCACTTGTCGCCCTCACACGTCCAGCGGATTTTCGGTGTTCTTCGGATTTTCTCGCCTGTCGTCTGGTTTTTCAGCGTGACGGTCGTTGCGGTCGATTTGATAATTTCCCATACCTGTTTGACACGATGTCCATCAACATATGCGCCGACTTCAAATGTTTCTCCAACCTTGAATGGGTGAGTCGGCTTTATCGTTTCCTCTGCTTTGACGATTTCCAGAATCTCGGCGTATGCGGCAGTCAAGTCGAATCCGTTCGGGGTGCGAAAGATAATGTTTTTCGGGCCGGTTCGCAGGACAGTGCAGTCGTTGTAATGCTTGATCTTCACGACATAACCTGGCTTGATGTTCTCTTTGCTGAACTGCACGCCGCCCTGCTCGTCGATGCAGGACTGATAACAGCAGAGGCGGGAAATCTCGGATTCCAGACGTTCTTCTGCGTCTTCAATCCAGCGCTCGATCTCTGCACGCTCGATAGGCGTACCATCGAAGCGCTTCTGCTGTTCTCCCATTCCGTCGCATTCCAGCATGGCATGGTAGTGGTCGAGATTTTTCTGGATGGCCTTGATGTTCTTCTGTGCATCTTTCACGCGGCGGTCGCAGAATGCCTTATCCTTGGAATTTTCCAGATTTGCTGTTCTGCGTGCGGCTTCGGCACGTTCGGCGTAGTATTCCGATTTTTTGAACTCGTCCATGCCGCGCTCAAAGGCGGCAAACATTTTTTCGCGCTGGCGCGTGAAGGTACGCCCGGAGGATGTGTTGATGTTGGGCTGGGTGAAGAACGCAATATCGCCGCGCCTGGCGTTGATGGGCTTTTGCAGCTGTTCGCCGCGTTGCTCTGCTGCATCGGCGCGCGCGTCCATGCGCTCGGCTCGTTCTTCCGCGCGGGCTGCTTTGCGCTCCATTTTTTCCTCGAAGGAAAGAAACTCACCCGTCTTTCCCTGATTCTCCGCGCCAAGGCTCTTTGCAACCTGTTCTGCGCGCCAGAGGTTCGGGATTTTTGCGCGGCTGACCCAACAGCCGCCGTATCTTGAAAAGAGGAAGTTGCTTTTGATGGTGGATTTTTGATCGTCAGAAAGCGCCTGGTATTCGGATTTATCAAAATGAAGCTCCAGCTTCTCGGTTTCTCGGTTGATGATGTAATACATGGTTTTTCTCCCTTCTTATCTAAAATCGTGCGATTCAAAGTCTTCTATGGTCACGTTCTTCTTGTGCAACTTGTTCTATGTGCGCCCGGACACACTGCGGAAGATCCTGCTTGTAGTAGGTGGTTTCTCCGCTAGAGGATATGTGGGCGACCGTCTGATAGTCGTGATTTACCTCTTTCGCCCTGTTCCATACCGTCAGCCCATTTCCGAGATACCCAAAGCCGAGTCTGTAGTCATCTTTCATGGCGGTTTTCTCCCTTCTCATCCTTGCCGAGTTCGTATGCTTCCATCAGGGCGTCCCGAAGTCCCCAAACAGCAACATTGAGAAAGTCCTCGCTGTCTGAGTTGCGCGTTTTCAAGTCTCCACGATCTGCAACGGGCGGCATATGCTGCATGGCAATTTCCAGAAGCTTACGTTCCGTCTTTTTGCTGTATTTCATGGTTGCACCTCCGGTTTCTGTTCTGGTTTTATATCTACGGGAAAAGGCGGGATTGTCCCGCCATTTTTAAAATCAGGCGCTGAGAATGTCGTAAACCTCCTGCGTTTCGTAGCGGATGACCGCGCGCCCCTGGCTGTCCTCGCCGTCGTACATGGGACCGCAGAAGTTCTTGAGCTTCGGTGCGCCCTGCAATTCCGCCCGGCACGATGTGCTGTGGAACTCGCCGGAAGTCTCAAATGCTTTTTTTAAGTGTTCGGCAGTTTCATACGTTTCGACAATCATACGAGGCTGCGGGTCATCCGGGTTCATGCTGACGACCTTGTAAACCTTACCCTTCTGCTGAATCTCGGACAGGTGAACGCGCTCGGATTCTTCGGCAATCTTCTGCTCCTGCGGGAATCCATCAACCAGACCGTAGAACATATTCTTGTCAAAGCAAAGGAAGCTTCTGGGCTGCTCCCATGTTGTATCCTGCCACCCGGAGAAGATTGCCACGGGCTTTGTACCATAGAAGCGCATTCCATAGACTGAGCGGCCACCGCGCTTTTTGAAGTAGATCGTCAGCGCGTCTTTGTACTGCGCATAAGGCTTGATATCTGCGGAATGTGCGTTGATGTGCAAAAAGTACACACCGCCGAACTCACTTTCGGTTACGATAGTCATTTTGTGATTCTTGGAACCGGCTGCTGCGTTCACGGCAGCGGCGATTTCCCGGAAAATTTCGAGTTGCGTCATTGTATGTAGCCTCCTGTTTTTCTTGGTTTTCTTTACACCTATATATCTACCGGCGCAGTGGCATTTGTCCCGCTGCGCCGGTACTTTTTCATTCGACTTCCTGCTCGGAGATTTCCCAGCTGTAGACCGTGGCCTGTTCCAGATAGTCACGCCCACACCGGCCGAGGTGAATGCTCATGGGTTCGTCCCACGACATATCCTCGTCCCAGAAATCTTCGTCGTACTCCGCGCGGATGACTCCAGCTCCGGCCACGATCTGCGCACGGGCTTTCTCTATCGTTGAAGAAACACCCAGGACTTCCACGCCCTCATTGTCGGGCGTATCCCAATGATGAACCACTACAAAAACTTGCATGATTTTTCCTCCATCAAATGTAGTACCAGACGATGAACTTGTTTTCTCTGCCGTCGGCGGACTGCCACGGCGTCATGTGTGCCTTGCGGCGCTGCTTTTTGCGAGCCGCCACAAATGCGGCGGCTTGCTGTTCTGTGCTGAAAAATTCAAAGGTTTTGCGGTACTGGTTTCGTTTCATTTATTTCTCTCCTGCGTGATGCGAAGTTCGTGAATCAGGTTTTGCAGTTCATACAGTTTTTCAATCTGCGTTTTTGTCAGGTTCTTGTTGTGGAATTTGAAATAACTTAAAATTTCGTCGATGCTACGGATAATCTCGCTGTATAACATGGTTTTTCCTCCTGTTCTGGTTACGCCGACTGCTCGGCAGGCTCTGCAAATTCCTGCGAAATTTTGAAAAGCACCATTTTTTTGAGTGCTTGCCTGCTCATGGTTTTTTCATCGTAGCTGTTCGGACGGTCCCAGATACGGACGCGAAAAACGCCGTTGTCCATGTCTGCGATTTCGCGGTATATGCAGATCGTCAAGCTACCAGTGAAACAGATCTTTAGGGCGTTCAGCGTGCTTGCGTCGCCCCGGAAGATCTTCATGCCTGAATCAAACAGTTTCGCGGCTGTTTCTTTGGAAAATGCAAGGGCGTGCTGCTCGACGTTCTCAAAACAGCCGAAGACGTTTCTTGCGTCGTAGTTCGCAATAAATTCCATGTTGCTGACTCCTCTTACCTCTGCGGCACACCGGGTAATGGCATCCAATGTGTAGTGCGTTTCCCAAGGCGACTGTATGTTCCTGCGTGAGTGTAATAAACTTCTCCAACAAATACACCGTCCGTAGCGATCACCCGCTGCCCAATCTTCGGGCTTTCACATTGTCCTCCTACCCTAATCCAGGGATCGTTTCCGCCAAATTCGTCAATATCGCCCATGCAGGCTCCGCAATGCGCACAGAACGGCGTGATGTCTTTGACTTCTGCCCCACATTCGGAGCAGTGGGGTTCTCCCTGGGCGTTGTGTACCCATTTGCCGAACTTCGGCCATGCTGCTTTTTTGTTTTCCATTTTTTCTGCCCCCTCTCACAGAATGAACTCGATGAGCGAGTCCGCACACAGGATAACGATGAACATGACTGCGATGGCTGCGCCGGTGAAGAACATCTGCAAGCCGCTGGATTTGTAATAGTGTTTCATTTTTGCGCCTCCGTTTTTTGTTTTTTCTTTACACTTATACTTCTACCGGAAAAACGGATTTGTCCCGGAAAATCAAGAAATTTTCTGCTTTTATGGTAGGCAAGAAATTGATTCAGCAGAGGCGAACAACAGAAAAACGCCGGGCGAATTTCGCCCGGCATTTCAGCAGATCGACTCATGCGGTCAGCGGCTGCACCTGCGCCGCCGTGAAGAAATGGGAAAGTTTCAGTCGGCAGTAGCCGCGCGCCTCGTCGTCGCCATCCAGCGCTTCTTCGGCTTCTTTGCGCTTTCCGTTAATGTACTTCCAAATTGGGAAAGACGCGACAGCGTGTTCACCCTTGCGGACGATGAAGCCACGCTGCTTCCAAGCGTTGAACGTGTGGATTTCTTCGGGGATTTCGAGTTTTTCGGTGCTTCCGTCCTCGTTTACCACGTCGAGGAATCGGCCCGTGCCTTTGAGAATGCCGTCGTTCATCAGGCGGATAGATTCGTCAAGAATGATTGCTGCGTTAGTCATGAGTAAGTACCTCCGTTTTGTCTTGTCTTTCTATCTTTACTTCTACCGGAAATCGGCGTTTGTCCCGCACTGGATAAAGAAAAAACGCCGGAATTTCTTCCGGCGCTGTAATTGTGTGCGCTTATTTCAAAAAACTTTCGGCTGTTTCAACTGCCCACGCGATTGCGGCGTCGAACGAACGTATAAATTCCCGTGTCCGCATAGAACCGCCGAAGAACGTGTTCCCGACCGTCACAACGGCGTCGTAATACTTGCAGCCGCCGTCCGAATGCTCCGCGATCTCTGCCCGAACCTCGCGCCCTGAAATCGTGCGGCCAATTCGGCTTGAAACGTAGTTTGATCCTGCGGTCCAGCCCTCCGGCGTGTACATCTTCGAGGCCAGATAATCAGCGGGGAAGTCAACCGTGATCTTCCCGTCGTGGTAGTCATAGGCGTTGCAGTCTGCGAACATTTTTTTATAAACACGATAAGGGATTGCACGACTTTTTGCTTTTGACATTGTAATCACTCCTTCACAAGTATTCGCTTCTGCTTATATATCTACCGAAACGCGGCCGCTTGTCCCGCTCAATCGAAAAAATAAGGGGCGATTTCTCGCCCCCATCAATCCCAGACGTGTTCTTGCAAGTATGCGTCCCACTCAGCATTTGCGGCTTTTAGCGCTTGCGCGTAGTCTCCACCGTTGACGATACTCTCAAGTGCTTTTCGGCCTGCGGCGGATTTCGCATAGTGTGGAGAATGCGACATTTTTTCCGCTTCCAGAAATGCGGCTGCGCGTGGATATTTCGTGCGCATGGCATCCATGTCATATTGTGGCCGTGGACGGAGACCAACGCCGGAATCTCCGCGTTCCATATTTGCATTGAATTCTTCGCTCCAGGCTTCAAGATCTGCCAACGCGGCTCGAATTTCTGCAAGGCCGGAAATTGCGTCGATTTTTTCTTGATACTCCCGCGCGGCGCGTTTCTTAGCTGCATCGCGTTCTGCAAAGTATGCCAAAATTTCTTGTTTCCGATTTCTCAAATTCGCCATAATTTCAGCACGCGCTGCCGGCTCGTTCGGGAGTATACGCGCCCAAATTTTATCTGGATTAAGCCAGCAAAGATCATATCGCTTTACGATCTCCTCAACCGTCATTTCTTCTGCTTTTTTCATGCTGCCCCCGTCCTTTACTGCCATTTTGCGGCACACCGCGCAAGAATGCGCCCGCTTACGCTTCGAATGCTTACGGTTCCCTTGATAGCGTCGCCGTCCAAGCGTTCCGCCGATTCAATGTAAACCGTGGTGATCGTCTCGTCCTGCGTGAAAAGGAACCCGTCACCATACTCCGTTTCTGCAACTTGCATAAAGTCGGGCAGTTCGATTTCTGTGTGGAGCCAAGTACCGGGGAAGTTTTCCTTTGACTTGGCCTTTATGACGATTTTATCCGGGATGTTTCTTGCTCCGGATGGGATTCTGTAAAGATGTGCAATCATGGTGTTCATCCTTTCGTTTATTTCCTCTATCTTTCATTCTACCACATATTTCAGATTTGTCCCAGCTTTTTGCGAAAATTTTTCAACTTCTGAAATCTCTAGTTTTCTCGGTTTAGCTGGTTTCGGTGATCTGCTGGTTTTGCTGGTTTTTCCCGATTCCTGATTTCTTTGGTTTTCTCGGTTTTGATCCGTCCGTTTGTTTCCTTGGTTTTTTTGGTTTTTCTGGTTTCCTCGGTTCTTCTGGTTTGCTTGGTTCATCGAAAACATTGAATAATTATGCGCATAAAAAGGGCGCGGAAGTTAATCACAACCGCGCCGCCTGGTGTATCATATTTTGCGGTAAACGCAGCCCGTCCACGCTTGGCATGTCGTGCCGTCGCAAGTCGCGCCGCGTCGTTTGCAGTCAACGCAGATCGGATTCAGCTTCTCAGCGTCCTTTTCAAGCCATTTCACAGATTTGATATAGTCGCAGATGTCGCGGCTATATTCGCCGTTTTCAACGTAAGCGCAAAGTTCGCGCTGCACGTCGGATTCTTCGCCATTGTCCATGGCCTCAGCAATCGGAATCACGATTTCCGGGAAAACGTCGAGGTAGCCCATGACGCCGGTGTAAAAATCGCCGGGGGCATACTCTTTTCCGCCTTTACGATCAAGAAGCAAATCAATAATCATTTTGTTCGCTCCTTTTCATTGGCCGCGCTTCGTGCGCGGCTCTTTCTATCTTTATATCTACGCGATTTTTCAATTTGTCCCGCCCATCGGCAAAAAAATTCGGAGAACGCAAAAGAAAAAGCAGCGCCTGACTTTCGCCAAGCGCTGCTATACCCCGAAGTTTTCCGGGCGCTCTGTTCAGTTTTTCGGTGTCCGTCCATCAGCCCCGGAGTTTTCCGGCGTCCCTGTTCAGGCCGTCAGTCTCCCAGAGTTTTCGGGCCTTCCTGTTCAGATGGTAGGTCCCCAGAATTTCCGGGAGCCGTCTGTTCAGGGCTTGGAATTCCAGCGGACGCGCGGGCGGATTCTCGCAGCGCGCGCAGGTGGTCCGTGCGTGCGGCCCAGTCCACGACATCATACGCGGGAGCCTCGCAGGATTCAGCCGCCGCGCTTGCATCTGCTGACGACGGCAAACTTGCATTTTTACACGCTACCGCAAGCAGGCGCTCCCGCGCGTCCGCGTCCCGTGCGCAACTCGTTGCACAGCGTCG